AACTTTATCTGGCTTCTCACGGCTTCGTCTGCCGATAAGACAATCTCCACATTACAGGCCAATTTGTTTTCCAGCGCCATCGGAAGGCTTCATGTAAACTTAGCGAGATGATGCGGCCATCACGTGCTCCTAAGTCACCTACTGGAATTGGTAACCCAATGTATTTTAATATGGTACTCGGTGGGGGAATCGAACCCCTCCTTACTGCCGTGAAAGGGCAGTGTCCTAACCGATAGACGAACCGAGCATATTGATACAAAATTTTTAAAGAACAGTTGAATCGATTTCTCAATTCATGGATGAATTATAACAGAACTGGTAGACCTGTCAACCAGACTGTTGTTTTAATACAACACATTTGGAATAGGTGACAGGAATCGAACCTGCATAAAGCGGATTTGCAATCCGCCCCCTAACCTTTCGGGTCACACCTATACAATTGGCATCCCGCTACGGAATCGAACCGCAACTAATAGTTTTGGAGACTATTGTGCTACCACTACACCAGCGAGAAACAAATTGGCGGAAGCGGTGAGATTCGAACTCACGGTACCTTTCGATACGCTGGTTTTCAAGACCAGAGCCATAGACCACTCGACCACACTTCCAAACAAAAAACCCTAGATTTTTTAGGTCTAGGGTCTTGTGTTTAGAATCTGATAGAACTTTTTAGTTACTTTTCCTTTACACAAAACCTGGTCGACCATGACTCATCACAATTGTGATACTGTGGAGTTGTCGGTAATGTGTTATTAAATTTTGTCATAGTGTTATTATATAGGAACTTTTATTGTTTGGCAAGCGGTTAGATTCTTTTTATTATGAAATAAGGATTAACATCAGAAAAATGTTCACCATCAAAGACAAAATGAATACTTTCTTCTCCAATTATATCTTTAATTCTCTTATATGAATTGTGTAAATCATGGAAACTTCTTGATGGATTAGTTTGCTCTGCTTTGATGGCATCTATAAAAGATGTTAAGTATTTTTTAGGAAAAGCAAAGAAGATATCCGAAACATAATTTTGTTCCTGCCAAGTATCCTTTTCTCTAAACAAAAAATTAAACTTATCAAAATCAAATTCAAAGGTATCAACCTTTTGTAAATATTCGGTATCAAATCTTATTACAAATATAAAATCTAAATCTTCATCCTGTATATCAACCAAAGCTTTTATTATTGTATCTACTTGATTGGAACCTTGAAATGGTAATACATTTAATTTTTTTGGATTATAAAATGCTTTGATTTCTTCCAAGTTATCATGTTGGTAAGTTGTAATATAGATATTGTGTGATTGTCCTATTGGATTTATTAGATATTCTTTTATATTATCTTTAGTTAAATTCCAATCTTTATCTTGTTTTACGGATCTACCTGTTGTTATACCACGTATAACAATACCAATCTTTTTACTAGGCAAAAACTTTTCTTCCCAAAGATTGTTACTCTTTGGTTTAAACTCCGAAATTTTCATAGAATGTTATATTTTCCAACCTAGTTCTTTATTATCGATTGCTTGAGTTGGATTTTTAAAACCATCAAAAATATCCCAAAGGCTTTCAGAAATGGCAAATTTAGTTACTAAACCAATTTCTCTTCCATGAGCATCTATTTCCCATGGATGAATCCAATAATCAATTTCGTCTGAGTTTATTTTTCTACCAAGCCAATGTGATAAGTCATCATTGGTTTCGTTGTAGATATGTTGTTTGACATGCACCATTTCATGTGCAATAGTTTCTATGATTGTTCTGGCACCAATACCAGGATGAACTTCAATTAGGAATTCTCTAGGTTGGTTTCTAGTATTGTATTCTTCAACCAGACAGGAACCATAATCTTTTATTTTTTCATCAAACTTTATCTTAACAAAACAATTATTTCTAATTTTTTTATTAATAATTAGTTCTTTGGCAAAAAAATGGACAGCCCGTTCCACATAAGGCTTGAAGTGTTCATCTGGACAATTAACGATTCTCAATTTCATAGGAACTCCTTGAGTTATCCGACCATAGTTTTCCAGCCTTATTTAGAAAATTAGATTTGTTCCACTTTTACTCCTGCTCGGTTGAGGAAGTCCACTCCAGCATTGTCACGATAGCTATTACGATAGTACACAGTAGAAATACCACTTTGAAAAACCAACTTGGAGCAATCAAGACAAGGAGCATGAGTAACGAACAATACAGACCCACTTCCAGATCCATTAAATTTCGCCAGTTTAGCGATAGCATTGGTTTCCGCATGTAACACCTCAGGTTTAGTCACGGTGACATAATCACCATCATTGTTTATCTTGATATCTTCACAATTATTATCCCATCCAGACGGTGTTCCGTTGTATCCTATTGAGATAATACGTTCATCTTTGACTATGATAGCACCAACATGGAGACGGGTTGCGGTAGAACATTCCGCAAAGACCTCAGCGGTCTTCATATAGGCTTCAATATGTTTCTGTTTCATAATGTGAAATATTACTTAATATATTCCAATGAATCTTTACGCATCTTATATAGCTGTTGTGTTAAGTCTTGTCTAGGTTCAAATTTACAAACCGAAATAAAATCAACACCATCAATATCTTCCGTACCCCAATGTTTAAAGGTATAGAAAACTTCTTGTGATGATTTCACACGCACTTTTACTGGATTGGAATGTTGAAGTTCTTTGTTTCGATATTTCATAATAAGTCCATTATACAAAAAAGAAAGGGCTCTGTCAAGAGCCCCTTTGTTATTTACCGTTTTATTGGAAAATTACATTTAGTCTTTAGAAACCAAAGGAATCTTTTTGATTAGGTCTTGAGCTTTGACCATGTTAGACAACCAGATTTTTAACATACCGTTTGCCAACTCTGCGTTTTCAATTTCAATCTTATCAGCAATCTTGAATTCATGATTGAAACCACGATTAGCAATACCTTTGAAGAGGTATTCTGAAGTGTCTGTTTCATCTTCTTTAGCAGCACCTTTAACAACCAATTTGTTACCTTCTAGGGTAACTTCAATATCTGTTTTAGCGAAACCAGCAACTGCCATTTCAATGACGTATTTGTTTTCTTTTACTTGTTTAATATTGTATGGTGGATATGCAACTGCTTTTTTTGCTGTTTTAGACAGGTCTTCAAATTGCTTGAAAACTTCATCGAAACCAATCATAAAAGGGTCGAACTTGTGGAAATCCATTGAAGGAAATAATTGAGTCATGCTTTTTCTCCTGTTAAAGCGAGTTTAAGAAATTGCCGCCTCGATGAGCACGGCACCATAATTATACTATTATTTATACTACCTGTTAAGTACTTTGTGGTTTTTTACCAATATTGTACTTGGGGGTTAATTGCCATTCAGCCTTCTCTTTATGAGAAATGATTTTTACCTGTGATAGAAAGATAGGTGGTGGTGTTTCTGTTTGTGTTTTGTTGACAATCTTAATCAGACCCCAATCTTCCAATAGGTTGGCGATGGCATTTCTACGAGAAAGGTCATTCTCGGTAATGTCTGTTGGCTTGCCATCTAAGGCAAATAGTTCTTTGAAATGTACTATGTAATATTGTCCACGCTTGTGGAGAATATGACACGACTGGAATAATGTTTTATCTTTTTTGGAAGCCACACCAATCCGTGTTAATGTTTCACGGACTTTTAAGAAATCATCTTGTTCTTGTAATGTTACTTCCACCAAATCCTTAACGTCAATCATATCACCCGCCTTTGTCTGTTTTTCTTTTTATTTCAGCGATTTGTTCATCAGTAAGAATACGCAAGGCTTCTTTAGCCTTTTGATTGGAGTAACCAAAATATGTTTTAATGCAATCAATATTCTCATCGTTCTTGGACTTCTGCCACGGAGCGAACTTCCGTTTCATAGGTCTAATACTATTTAGAAGATACTGGTATTGCATGTCTTTGTCCGTAGATGGCCAAAGATTCATCTCATTGGCATACAACACACAATCAATGTGGTATGATAGAGAACGATTGACTATGAAAGGCGCATAGTCCTTGAAGTCAAGTTCATCATCTGGTTTCTTGGTGTGAAGAACCAGGTTTACAAAGTCGAATGGTGTCATTTGAATTCACATTCAACCATAATTTCTGTGAGACAGGCAATCAAATTAATTTCATGGTCAGCCACAAATGCTGCCTGATATTGATACTTGGCAAGGATAAGAACCAATTGAGGTACAGAATTGGCTTTCAATAGTTCATATAGACCATCATACAATTTACGGAAGATGCGTGTAGGATCATTGTCCAAGTTCATGGTGACCCATTTACGAGCACCAGCAAAGTCTTTATCTTTGAGTGATTTGGTTAACTCACCAAGTTGAATATCTGAAACTGAGGCAAGAATACCTTTGTCAATGTTACCAGATATACCATATCGTTGTAACTCATTAAGAATACGGCGATTATCAGGGAAATGTTTAGTAACAACGGCGACAATAACTTCTTTGTCATACGTGATATTCTCTTCTTTCAATATCCATTCTACACGCTTAAAGAATAGTGTCGCCATCTTGGCTTTAGAACCATTTGGCTTAACATCAATTACAGTACAACGGGAATGAATAGGATCGATAATCCTGTTCTTAAAGTTACAGGTGAATATGAAAGAACAGTTAGATGCAAATTCTTCAATACCTGCACGCAGGATGGCCTGTGCATTAGGCGTTAGATAGTCTGCTTCATCTAAGATAATGACCTTACGACCACCAGTCAAGGACATTGACGAAGCATAGTTTTTAATTTTAACACGAATGGTATCTACACCATTCTCATCAGAACCGTTAATGACAATGTAATCACAACCCACCTCTTCACACATAGCACGAGCAACAGTAGTCTTGCCGACACCTGCTGAACCTGCTAGAAGCAAATTTGGGATCTCTTTACGATTTACAAATTCCTGAAAGGTTGCCTTGAGAGCCTCAGGAAGAATACAATCTTCAATCGTTTTAGGGCGATACTTCTCCACCCATAACATGTGTTCTGACATTCAAATTCTCCATAATATAATTAATTTTCATCATGCCATTTAAAGCCAAGAAGATGCTTGGCCATAAACCTGATGACGGCATTTGGTTTAGTGGGTCTATACACAAACATAGATTCTGATAGTTCCCATTTACCAACATTCTTTGTAGAAGGCCTTAAAACGAATGAGCTGGTTACAGGTTGAGACCAACTGATAACACCTGTACCACCATCACTAATTAAAAAACTACCACTATATGCAGTAGTATTCAATTGTCTCTTTCGCCATTCTTCATTCCATTGAATACTTGGATTAAAATCCAGGTTCAATTCAGTTTGTTCAGTTAGAGGCCAAAAAAACTTAATCTCTAACTGATTCATTATTTGACCTCAACCATGCTTTCATACAAAGCTTCAAATTCTTTTGATTCAGCCACTTCAGTCTGAAAAGAATTCTTATGTTGTGTCTTTGCCATGCGCTTGAGAATCTTTTTAGGTACTTTCAATTCATCATGTGCAATATCAACAATGTCTTTGATGGCAGCATTGTTACCATCATTCTTGTGCATATGAAGTACAACTTCGTCAACATATCCTTTGAGTTTCTTCAATGCTTCATCATCATAAGAACCAAATAATGTATTAACTTTAGTCATATTAACCTTCGTTATTAATCATTGCAACAATCTCATAATCTTCTTCGGTACAAACGATACTACCATTCACAAGATTCACACCAGTCTTGCCGGCTTGTTCACCTTCTGGAATTTTAAACACAGCAACAACGTGAGCAGGATTAATAGCAACACGGTTGGCAGTAACGGCATCAGTAACATAAAACATATTATTCTCCAAATTTAGATTCTTTGGCTTCAATAGCAATCCAATATTGCAAGTCGCCTTTTTCATTGGCAAATGATGCCAGACCTTTTGATGAAACTTGTACATCATATGTACCAGGAATCATCTTAAAGTTTTCAACTAGAAAGACGGCTTTATATACTTCATCACTATCGGTTGTACCAATTTCGATTGTATTTGTGTGTGCTGAGTCATCTTTAGCATTGAAGCAGGTAACAGAGATTTTAGAACCATCGGATTCAAAAGCAATGTTAGGAGAACCAAGTACAGCAGCATTCTTCAATGCTTGTGCTAGGTCTTCATCTTTAAGTTTAAAAGAACCATCAACAGATGGTAAAGTCAACTCTTTTTCTGGTGCCGAGACAATCATAGACTTGGCGGTCATACGATACTTAGTCTTGGAACGACCAGATTTAAATACTACATTATTGGAATCAAAATCCAATTCAGTATCTTTACCCAAGGAATGTACTGATAAGAATTGGTTCAAATCATAGATACAAAAGTCTTGTGGAAAATCATCAGGCAAAGTGGCTTTTGCAAGCACGGTCTTTGTTGAAGAAATAGTAGCAATCTTATTGCCTGTTTTAAACTCAATACCAGAATTGATTCCAGCAAAGTTTTTTAACACGTTAAGTGTCTCGTTAGATAGTTTCATTTTTCACCTTATCATTATTAACAGAATAGATTATATCATGTTCATACAAAAACATCAAGCAGCACATTGCGTGGGCTAAATGATGTATACCAGACTCGGGGTCTAATTGTTCACCCTTTTGCCATGCCCAAACATGCCGTTCCATTGCATCAAAATACCTGCGTTTAGAGTCAGGTACTTTTTGCCAATTTCCACGTTCATATTTTTGAGCGCCAAAGGTAAGTACTTTGACGGTCTCTTCTAATGCAAATGGTGGAAGTAAACCATATTCTAGTTTGCCTCCATCATACTTACGACCTGCACCCATTACATCTCACCAACAAAGTTGGCAACAGCAGGCATATCTCCTCTGAAGTGATATGTACCAATATGGTCAGTTTTCATCCAAGGACACAACCAAATTGAACCACCAATTTTACGCCACATTTGACAGAACATATAATCTTCAGATAAGTAACGGTCTGAACCACCACCTGTGATAGAATCTTTAGTATCGATTACTGTATCAAAGAAAGCCTGAATGTAACGTGAACCATCAAAATTGGCTTGGCCAACATGGTCTGGTTTGTAACGAATCATTGGATATGCTTCTTCCATCTTTGCAAAGACTGAACGCTCAACTAACATAAATCCTGTACCAATCTCAAGTACTTCAAGTGGTTCGGTTACAGAAAATTTATCTGTGCCTTTAACTGGATTGAAAACAAAGTCACCAGTAACTTGTTCGAGATTTTGTGGTTCAATATTCGGATTCTTTTCCATTGCCTTTTTAACAGCACGCCACTTAATGGCCTTCTTAGGATAAGGACCACCAATAACATCTTTCTCTAGTGCTAACAAGGCAATAACGTCTTGTGGATTAAAGTGAATGTCAGAATCTAAAAACAATAGATGTGTACATTCTGAACGATGGATGAATTCATCCACCAAATAGTTTCTAGCTCGTGTAATTAAAGATTCATTGAAAAGAAATGAAAATTTAATTTGTACTCCGTATTGCATACAAATAGCCTGTAAATCTAAACAAGCTTTGGCATACAATCCATGATTCATTCCACCATACATTGGTGTGGCTACAAATATACTTTTCTTTTGTAGTTCTTCTTTTTTAACTGAAATTTCCATTTGCTCTCCAAGAAATAAAAAAAAGGGAGTACCGCCTCTACGGCAGTCTCCCTAATAAGTGGTTTAAGCTAAGCTATAACCTGCTTGAAGTGCTGTACGCACCATAGCTTTAGTTGGCTTACCGAGGCGATAAGAAGCAACTTTAACACCGTTAGCGTTGTACTTGGTGTTAGTATAGATTACGTGACCTTCTTGACGAAGTTCATCGATACGAGCAGACACATTGGTAACACCAAAGCGGCGGCGAGCTTGCTCGACTGTGAAGGTGTTGTAACCTTCTGGTTTGCTCAAAGCATTCAACATACGTTGTTTTGCGGATAGTTTAGTCATAATTTTCTCCTAATGACAAAGTTTCAAAGTCTTGTTTTCACAAGTATTCACATTATACTATTATATAGTACTCCTGTCAACCATTTCCATGGTATATTTAATTATCTGCCAACTTGTGGCAAATACTTAGCCTTGGTTTCTTCCCAAGACAGGTATATCAAGTCATCATAGAACAAAGATTCATAAGATACGGTGTTCTTTTTCTTCAACATTGATATACGACCTTTGGCATATTTGGTTTTCCAAATTTGCGTCAAGGCTTCTTCACTGGTATCAAACGATTTAACCAGTTCTTTATCACCAATCTCCTTGCGGAGATATTCATTGGTGTTATTATAGAGAGGAGAAAAATAGATTCCTCTCGCATGTTCTGTACGAATTAATTCTTTTGGAATGCCTAACTTAGAATAGGCAAAATTAAGTGTGCGATTCTTATGGTCACGTTTCAAAGGTAAACCACCATCTTTTCCATTACCATCTTTATCAAATTTTGTGGTTGGCTTCTTTGCATCCCACCACTCAAAGTATTTTTCGGGATAATTTTCTTTAACCCATTTATAAATTTCATCTACTGTTTTTTTGGATGGTTCAAAAGCAACTGAACCAGATGAGAATCCCATTTTCTCCCAATGTTCCAAACCATCATACTGAGAAAGACCACCGGACTTTGTGTTACCATAAAGTGAAGTAGTAGTAACACCAACAAGTGTATCTCCATATTTTACCTTCCAATCATTTTGTACTGTATCCGATAAACATAATAAGGCAAGTAACTTGCCGCCCATATAATTAAAACCTAGTGGTTGTAAAGGAACAATCGTAGAACCAATTGCCGTATGATTAATCATACTTTGTTGTGTCTTAACATCTCTCGACCAACCAATTTTATTATCTCTTGGAGTCAGGTCTAAGAAGTCGGAACTGATACAAATAACACCAAGATACTTTCCTGACTGGCCATCGATAACTGTATAGAATAGATTACGACCAATATTAGAATTGTTCTTCATTGTGGAAGAAAAGGTACGAATGGCATTCCATTCATCAACTGTAAAATCACCTTCACTACCATTAGACAATTTCATGATAGGTCTTAAATTGGCATAATCATCTGGTGATTCTGGCATCCAAAAGTTTTGTTTAACTTGTTGAATTATTTTGTTTTGTTTTGGATCATCCATAACAATTTCATCATTTATGGTAGATGTTACTTTAAGTGGATATCTTTTCTTGACTTCTGTCCATTTTTGATACAAGGTATATTCACGTACATCCATTTTAGATGCATATGTCAAATCATTAATCAACTTTGATTTTAAAGTTTCTTTATCAACTTTTTCACCAGTGGTTGGTGGATTTTGTTGTTGCCAAATTTTCCATTGTTCATCAACTGGTGGAATGACATTACTTTGACAGACTTGTTCTTCTTCACCAAAGATTGTATTTACGATTTTAAGTTGTTTTGCCATTATTTTGTTGTGCTGCTAATTGTGCCATAACTTTAGGATTAAAATACTTACGGCGAATCTTGTTTAGTTTCTTCAAACCAAACTGGAATGCCAAAGGCTTTACACGACTAGTATACACTATTCCGTTCATATGGTCAAGCTCATGGAGGAAAACTCTCGCACTTATGCCATCGAAAGTTGCTTCTCGTTTCACACCTGTGAAATCCTGGTATTCCACTTTAATCTTTTTAGGTCTGGTAACTCTCAACATCAATAATGGAAAAGTAAGGCAACCTTCTTCCATATGTGCTTCGCCTTCCATTTCAATAATTTTTGGATTGAAACAGGCAATATAATCATCTTCGGCACCCATCACAAAAACACGATGTTCAAACCCACATTGGTTGGCAGATAATCCTAATCCATTATTTTTCTTACAAGTTTCAACAAGTGAAGAAGCGAAATCATCCGGATTGATAGGCGTATTATCAAAATCAAATTCTTGTAATGCTTTGTGTAATGCTGAATGTGTTGGGTCAACTAAATCGAAAGTTTCAATTTGTGGTTGTTGAATCTTTACCTTTTCGTCCGTGTTATATAAAACTATATTATCATCTGTACTCATTTTGCTATCCTTGAAAAGTTTCCTTTTTTCTCAAACTTAATGACCGAACGGAACTTATCGAACAGTTGGTCTCCTTTGTGGGAAATAACAAACACATTTGTGTCTTGTCCCATCTCATGTATCAACTTTAAAAATTCTTCTGTACCGACTGTATCGAGACTAGAATCAAATACCTCATCTAGTATCAATAGGTTTGTATTGGTAGAGTTTTTCATCTTAGCAATCTGTCTCCATGTAAAAAGGAGTGCTAAGTCGATACGCATCTTCTCGCCTTCAGAGAAATTGGCATAAGAGAATTCATCACGGTGCCTACTCTTAATTGTTTCTTCAAAGTTTTCGTTAATGTTAAAGTTAACAAAGAAGTCCATGGCAGTTAGGTACTTGTTAATCAACTTATTCATAATTGGCAAATATTGTTTAATGATTTTGGTTTTGATACCAGTATCTTTTAACAAAGAACCTGCAAATTCAAAATAATGTTTTTCGTTCATCAGTTCTTCATATGCCGTGTTGAATTCAAACATCTCAGATTTCAACTCAAGTAACTTTTGGTTATCAGCTTGTGGACTATTAACCTTGATAGACAGTTCATCATATTGTTTATTTAACTTATCAATGTATGTACTGATAGCTCTCACCGTAGCATTATGTTCTGTTACTTGATTTTGGTGTTCAATAATATGCTGGATAATCTTGGTGATATCCGACATTTCATTAGTAATATTTTGAAGTTCGGTTTCTACCTCAGTAAGACCAATTTTCTGTGTACCTAATTTATTAGTACGTTCTTCAACTTGGTGTTCTTTGAAGTCTGGTTCAATAGATTGTTTACAAGTAGGACAGTTATCATTATGTTGGTAGAATTCAATATCTTTTTCATTCTTCTTGATATTGTTCTCAATCTTACCTTTAACCTGAAACAAACCTTTAGATTTCTTTTCCAGTTTTTCTTTCTTATCACCAATCTTTGAGTTCAATACTTTAACATGTTTGTTAATCAACTCAATATCATTTCGTAATTTGTTGTGTTGCTCTTTTGATTTACCTATTTCAGCCAGTATCTTGGCAATCTCATCATCATTATGTTTCTTGTGTTCTTCAATGTTCTGTAATTGAAGTTTAATCTTTTCTTCCGTCAGAGAGATACCATACTTTGCTTTGGTAATATCTTCTTTGAATTCGGATAGTTTATCTTTGACCACACCATTCATTGATGAAAAGATTTGAATGTCGAGTAGGTCTTCGATAATAGTTCTACGGTCATTGGCAGATAACTGCATGAACGGAACAAAAGATGCTGAACCAAGGATGACCACCTGCGTAAAGGACTTGTAGTTTAATTTGAGAATTTGTTTCTCTAGTACCTCTTGATAGTCTTTTGCAGCGGCATCTTGGTTCAGCAAAACATCATTGATATAAATTTCAAATGTATTCGGTTTAATACCACGAACAATCTTATATTGTTTCTGACCGATATTAAAGAATACTTCCACAACACAATCTTTTGTATTGATAGAGTTTACCAGTTGTGGTTTATTTATTTTACGAAACGGTTTACCAAACAGGCCAAAACAAAGTGCATCCAGTATAGTGGACTTACCAGCACCATTCTGACCAATAATCAAAGTGTTCTGTGATTTGGTAAAATTAATTTCTGTATAATGAGCACCAGTAGAAAGAAAATTCTTCCACCTAACTTTTTGGAATAATATCATGCTTGTTCAGTATTCAAAGCTTCAACGTAAAGTTCTTTGAGAATGTTTTTTAATTTGGTGTTATCAATGTTATCTTCAGAGATACCATCAACATATTTGTTTAGAATTGTAATTGTATCCTCTGCCTCATTTACTAATTCTTCATCATCAAATGATAATTCAGTAAAATCTTCAGCTATAGTAATGTCGATTGGATTGACATTATACAGGTTATTCATGAACTTGTCAAATAGGTACGGATTGGTTTTATTGACCACAACCACTTTGACATAGGTATTCTTGTATTCAGATAAGTTTTTACCATCAATCTCTTTAATGGTATCTACCTTATCGTCATATAGGATTTTGTGGAACATACGATTTGGATTTGGTATGAATTGTATTTCATCTTTCCAAAAGTCCATCAGGTGAAATCCTCTGGTATCATTGTAATCTTGCCATGTTAATTCATATGGATTACCAAGATAATAGATGCCATCAGCATTTGATTTGTGGTGATAGTGACCAGAGAATGTATAATCAAACTTGTTGAATAAGGAACGGTCTAAGCCTTCTTGTGATGGCATACCACGATGCATAGCAAATCCAGCAATTTCAAAGTGACCCATACAGATTGTGGCATCAGTCTCTTTGATAAACTGTAATGTTTGTTCATAGTTATCGGCACATATCCATGGTACCATTGCAATCGGTTTAGGTCCAATGTAGATAGTTTCTGGCTCTGTGATAACATGTATGTTACCATACTCTGCTAACAATAGGTCAACAGAGTTTACATCATTCGTATTTTTAAAGTATGTGTCGTGATTACCAGCCAACATAAAGACTTCACATCCCATCTCTTGTAACGGATCAAAGAACATCTCTTTGGTACGCTTGAGAGAATAGAAATTCACATACTTTCTACGGTCAAAGGTATCACCTAAAATCAGTACGAACTTAATCTGTTCTTCCTTAATCTTAGGAAAAAATGTTTCACGGTAGAACTTCTCATAGAAATCCAAGAAGTGAACGGAGTCGTTTCTAGCTCCAAAATGTTGGTCAGTAATTACAGCAATTTTCATATTCATAACAAGATTATAACACTATTCTATAAATTTTTCAATCCCTTTAGGCTTCTTTGCCGATTTGGAGTCTTTCTTTGCCTGTTTGGCATCTTCATATGTTTCAATGAATTCGGATATATTGTCATACAATTCAAATTGTTTTGATGTACCATCTTCAAATTCCATCATTTCAAATTCATCCAGAATACCCATTTGTTCCGTAGCTTTGTACTTCACATACAGTTGTTTCTTTTCTTTCTGTATTCGTCTAAGAAAGGCATAGTAAATGATTTGAGTAAAATAGGCAAATGGATTCTTTGATTTGGTTTCATCAAAGTTGGCAAAGTACATCAAACAGTTCTCAATACCGTCCGAAATCATTTCATCTCGGTAAGTGTAATTAATAAAGTTTGGCTTATGTGACAGACCTTCGGCAATCTTCATAAAGCATTCACCTATGTAATTCGGTATACGAGGTTCAGGTAAACCTTTTTCAATTGCTTCTTTTTTCTTTGTCTTGTATTCGACCAAAGCTGTTAGAAAATCTCCGTTATTAATATAATGTTTTTGTTTACTCATTCAAATGTACCATAAAAAGTTGTTGACAAGGGGCTTGACATGTGTTATAGTCCTCGGTGTTCCCCTATGATATATATTAATGGATGTCCGATTCATCCATACTCTTCAATTCAGCTAATGCTTCCAATAGCTGATGAGTTTCTTCTCCTGTTTGTTTGTTACCCTCAAACCTATTCATCTTAGTTACCGTTTCATGGTAATACTCAGCGAATTCATCGGAAGGTTCAATCAAACAAAGAACCTCTTCTGTTTTAATCTTAACAGTATTCACTTTCATTAAAGATAAAGGCAACCAATTCTGCATTATCAAATTGGTATTTCTTACCTCAAACATCATTGGTGTTTCAAGTTCCATCATGGTTTCATCTTCTGATGTATAATTAAAATGACAAACAACATCCAATCCATCTTTAAAACGAACAATTTTTATATTATTTTCCATCTTTGAGTCCTATGTTGTAAATTTTAAATGAGAACTTCTCTTCATTATATATCTTCACTCTTTCCACGAAATGTTGTAGTGTAAAGTTCATATGTTTTTTGTGTCTGAGGTCATCTGCAATGTCGTAGAGTGTTGCAATGGTTTTACCCTCAGACTGCCTGAGACCTCGACCAATTGATTGCAAGTTCCTAACTCTGGACTTTGACGGCGACGCAAATATAATATTGTGCAAATTACGTATATTAATCCCAGTACTAAAGGTGCCAAAAGAAGCAACAACAATTGCATCATTTTCTTTCTCCATAATTCCACGAATCTCTTCTCTTGTTTCGGTTTCTGTACCCCCATGTACAAAGAATACCTTTCTTTCACCAGCTCGTTCTTTAATCATATCAAAAAGAATCTTACCGTGTTTCTCTACCATTTGATACAATACCAAAGTATTGGTCTTTAATGATATGGTTAGATTACGAATGAATTTATTTCTTGCCTCATTGGCAATTAGATACTGAATCTCATCCACATAAGTTGCACCTTTCATCTCAGCACATATCTCATCCGAGTGTTTAAGTACCAAACATTTAATAACAAAATCTGATAGTTGTTTCTTATCAATTAATTCTTTAGTTGTAATAACTTTTTCTACAGGACCAAATAAACCTTCCAATACCAATTTGTGTGTTTTGGTTCCATCCAAAGTACCAGTTAGACCAATACGGTATTTTGTTTTGTTGGCAGAAGTCATAATGGTTGTCAAAGACTGTGCCTTGAATAGATGTGCTTCGTCACCTATAATGTAATCAAACTGTTCAAAATAAGATTTGTCCATCTGATACAATGATTGCCATGTAGATATTGTAATGGCTTTATCTGTGGTCTTTTCTTTACCTTGGTAAATTCTATGCACATGCATAAAGTTTTTGAAACCACTTTCACTTGCATAATCACCAAAGTCTGCGTATAATTGTTCTACCAAAGATGTAGTCGGAACAATAATAAGACCTTTAAGTTTTTGATAATCTAATAACTGCCGGCAAATAAGATAAATGATTAATGATTTGCCTGATGCCGTAGGTGACAATAACAATGCTCTACGATTGCGCATTGCGTGAACATAAGCATTTAATTGGTGTTCTCTGACCTCAATTGGTTGTCCGTTCGAATGAAGATTTAACGTTTTGATAAACTTTTCTGCCAGATATACAGAGTATTCATCTGTTAACTCTTCTATTTCGTATGTATATTCACGCTCGGTACAGAATTCTTTGAGATAAGGCACAAGACCAAGATAGATTTGACCAGATTGTAAAGCAAACAATCTTATTTTACCGTCCCATATTCGATTCCGATAGGCTGGAACGAACTGATAGCCTGGTACAAAGAAGGTGAAGAACTCAGACAGTTCCATTGCAATGTGGCGTTCACAGGCCACCTTGGCAAAGACTTCATCTTTCTTAGTAATAATTAAATCACTGGCCACCAATGAATTTCTCCCATGATATAAAGTCACGTAGTTGCCATGTTCTTTGTTTCAATTCGTTCATAATAGATTCTAATACCGATACGACCTCTTCGTGATAGACCTTCTTCTCAAGCAACTTGATAAGGTCTGAATCTGCTTCTAGGTATGTTGTTATGTCAGACTTGAGAGCAAACTGAAATGGCTCCCAACCATATTGTTCCAATTCATCTTGCGACATTTTACCAGTAAAGTATTCCCATTTGACTTTACGCATACGTAAATAATCAAAATGAGCCTTCTTTGAGGCAATTCTATGTTTAGTTAAGACGGACAAATACTTACTATGATACCTTGGTATCTTTAATAATTCTTTGGAGGGTTCCGTTTGGTCGATAATTACATCGGATTCCCACATCTTTAATATCTGTTCAAGTGTTTCCATATTTAAAATAATCAATTAGGTCAATAGCTTACATAATAAAAACATTATATCACAAAAGTATTATACTGTCAAGTGTTTATATGATTGATATCTGAATGTTGCCTTGGCTGTAATAATATTATCTGCAGATGATTTGGTATCGAATTGAATATCACTCAATGATAATGGAAATACATTGGTAAATTCAATTCTTAATATTGGATTATTCAATGCAGATAATACTGTCAAAGTGGCATCAGATAAATGTTCACTTCTTTGTAGTTCTCTTACATAAGTACGGCCTTCAAAACCATCTGGACTAGCAATAGTTAAAAACCAATCGTACATATTTTTCCATGATTGTAATTCTTCATCAATAGTAAATGTTACATCAAGTGGTTCATATGTTAGTTTAGTACCTGGAGAATACATATCTAAAAATGGAGTAGCTCGATTAACTTCACCTAATGATACACCAGGAAGATTAACTTCTTGACAAAAATACTGTACAGCCTTAATACGTGCAAACGTTAGTAAAAATTTTGTAGCTTGTAATGGATTGGTATTTTGTGGACTTCTGTTTAATACAGTCATTCATTTCTCCTTATCTATTATTTAGGAGCCAAAAAAAAAGACCACTCGAAAGTGGTCTTTTAAATATCACTCTACGGTGACTTCTTTTTACATCAAGTTTTTGACGGCAAAGATACGATAGTAAACGTTTGAACGTGCGTTCAATGCGCCGTTACCACTTGTCAATCCTGTAGCGAATGGGTTTGCAACCATGCCGTAACGAGTCTTGAAACCAATTTTTGGTTGGAATGTAGCCTGGTCAATTGCACGAACCATTTGCAACGGTACGTATGGGCAATAGAAGATACCAGCGTCATAAGGAGATGAACCTTTATAACCGATTGTAACCAATTCTTGGTTTGATGTATAACCACCAAAATAAGGATCGATATAAACCTTGATACGACCATGTAACAAACCAGCAAATGTATTGCCTGTGTCATCAACTTGTAGGTCAGCAGACAGGTTTGGAGTGTAAGACAACACACCAGCCATTGCCATAGCAGAAGCAACGTCAGATGATACAATCATCACGTTACCTTTACCACGACGAGTTTGCTTAGCAATTACGTTAGCATCACGTTCAATTTGGAAAATCAAACCTTTAAAACGCTCAACAGACCAACGACCGTTAGAGTCGGTGTCCAAGTCGAAAGCACCAGCAGTAGTAGTACCATACTGAGCACCGGCTACGGCACAAGTATAAATGGTACGGATAACTTCACGGTTGATTTCAGCCAAAATTTCTGTAGACAGAATGTTTGACAATTCTGTTTCAGCATCCAAACCATGGATTGCCTTCAAGTCTTGAGCAAGTTCAAGTGAGTACTCGGCCTTCAAAGCACGTGACTGAGCAGTAACAGTAACTTTCTCAATAGAGAATGCCATTTGTTGGAAAGCAACACCAGAATCTGCACCCAAACCTTCAGCAGTAGCTGTTGGCAAAGGAATACCAGTTGTGTAACTGTTAGCAGTCAAGTCAGCACCAGCGTTTGTAACAACGTCAGTTGCATTGTTACCACGGAAGCCGTATGGATTAGCAACAGAAGAAGTACCAGAGAATTCGGTATTTGCTTCATTGAAGAATGCTTCATTACTGTTAGATGGGCCACCAGATTGTGCGTTGTAACGAGCACGCATTGCAAAAATCAAACCGGTAGGACCAGTCATTGGCTGAACGCCAGCAACGTCATAAGCAATTAGATTAGGCAAAGCACGGCGAACCAATGAAATCAAGATTGGGTCATAGTTCGAAACACCACCGGCAACGTTAGTTGGTGTAGCAGATGTAGTTTCGTTCAAAGACTGACGGTCTTGAGCCATAGCTTGTTGTTGGTTTTCCAAAACAAGAGCAGTAACTGCTTTCTTGTATGGGTCTTTAATGGCTTCGAGTTCTGGATGATTCAGAACTGGTGACCACTTTTGTTGTAATTCTTCTGTTAGAAACATTTTATGTTATCCTTATAGTTTTATGTGTTGGTAAATTTTATTTATTTAACCAATGTTTTAGAGATTGTTTGTGCATACTGTGCGATTTCTGCATCGACACGGCCTGTAGGCTTTTTGTCTTCTTCGATATCGACTTCTTCGTTCAATGCAGAACTACCAGATGTATTGATTGGTTGATTGAAATAAGATTCCCTCAACGTTACCAGTTTATCTGCGAATTCTTCGTCAGTAGTAAACTCAACACCCTCTGCGAGTGATTTCATTTTCTCTACTTGAGTCTGCGTTAGGCCTTCACATACTGCATGTATAGCCTCTGTTTTTTTGTGTTCGTTAAGTTCTTTCTTCAAGTCAACGGCAGATTGAATCTGTTCGTTCAATGAAGATTCAAGTTCTTCGACTTTGCTTGTTAGACCTTCAACAACATCCACTTTTTCTTCTGGAATGTCGATGTAATGTGATTCGAATAGGTCTTTCATACCATTGATGAAAGATTCCACGATTTCAGCACGTAGACCTTTTTCAACTGCCAATTGGTTTTCTTTCAACCATTCTTCGGCCATGTAATTGATATAATCATCTAACTTGGTAGCCAAGTCTTCTTTGATTTCTTCAACGGCAACTTCGAATTCTTCGAATAGTGCCTGTTCAATATCTTCCATTACAGCTTGTGTACGAGCAATAACGGCAGCTTCGAAAATTGTGGTAGCCTTGTCTTTGAATTCTTCAGAAAGGTTTTCACCAGACAATAGAGCATCAACGTCTTGTTCCATTTGCTCTTTCATCTTTTCTTTCTTCATCATCTTCTTAATCATGGCTTTGTCTTGCTTAGCGTCCTCATGACCTTCTTCTTTTTCTTCAGCAACTACTTCACCTTCTTCTTCGGTTTCTTCACCGTAAGATTGGAATGTAGCACCTGGATTAGGCTGCATAGTTTGCTTGGCCAATTTAGCCTTCACACGGTCACGAATAGATGAATAATCTGTGGCTGGTTCTTGTACTGGTGTTGTACCGGCAGCTGAATCTTCTCCTGGTTGACCTTTTAGTTTAGCCATAGGTTGTGAACCAACTGGTGGTGTAGCACCTGGAGGTGTTGCTGATGGTGTGCCTTTTGTGTAATCTGGATTAGTATCATCCATTTCTTCTGGTGCATCACCGACTTTACCAACATCTTTGTTACCGTAAGCAACTGATGTAGGTAATTTAGATGGTTTGTCTTTACCGCCTTGCTTAGACGAAATGTTAGAATCGAAAGATTCTTTTGCACCTTCGACTAAGATTGCTTTAGCGGCGTCTGCTAGATTAAAATTTCCCATTTTGAGAATCTCCTTGTATATAATGGATATTTATAATTAAAGTTTTTTGATGAAATTTTCGAATATTTTTAAACTGACTTGTTCAATCTGTTTTTTAGAAGCTTGACGAATTTCTTGTTTTGCTTCCTCCAATTGAACTTCAGTCCATGATCCGTTTACCATCATCCACTCTTTACCTTCCATGATACCTTGTACAAAAGCACCAGGCGCAGAAGGGTCTGCTACTATATCTGCCGCTGTGGCTAGACAAAAATCACCTTGAACAACGTTGATACCGTTTTCCATTTTAAGAGAACCCATACCTCTAGATGACACACCTAATTGTGCACCACTTTCAATAAGGCTTCTTGCAATGTTACCCATAGGGGTTTCAAGGATTTTAGCTTTGCCTATCCAAGCATTTCCCTCTTGATGTAAACCCACAATTAAGTGAGATACACGGTCAAGATTAATGGATGGGGTGTCTGGATGACCCAATTCACCAAAGGCACGGTTTTTATTAATGTATTCTTCTGTATAACGATTAACTTCATTACGCATAGTTTCTTCTTTGTACATGCGTTTGTTTTTGTTAACCGACTCAGCAACAAGAAAAGGACCTTCAATATAGAGTTCTTTCTTGCCATTTTTTTCTTCTACTAAGTAGTTTACCGATTCGGTAATTTCTTTAATGAGTTTCATTATAGACTTTCTTTTATGGCCTTACGCCGTAAGATCCGTAGTTAAACGCTGCAGGATCATTAAATTGACCACGTTGATATTGAGCATTATCTTTACGTAGTTCAATAATCATGGTATATGAGTCGTTTGCAAGCATGCCACGGGTCACAACACCAAGGTCACCTTTACTGCCTGCCGCACCAGCTGTATTATTTGGAATTGTTGTCCAATTGCCCATACCATCATATTCTCCGTTGCCGTTCATAGCAATCAATGTTAATGGTGTTGATGCATTCCAAAATAGTTGTACATCACCACCAGAAGGACAATCATACCACAAACGATTTAATGCCAGTCCATAATATGAAAGAGATCCTGTGTTTGCTGCAGACGATAACAAATTAGCTTTGGAACTATCTAATGCGCCATATAGTGTATTTGCTTGAATACGAACTGCATTAGATTCTTGACCGGTACCATCAAAAGATCCTGTTAATTTAATAACAGTATGTTCTGTGGTATCTTTTATCACTTGATATGTGAATGAATTTGCCATTTTTATTTCCTATTAAACGGATGAATCTTCTGTTTCAGCTTCTACTTCTGGTGGCTGTGAAAAAAGGTTCTTTGCTAACTGTTCTTTATGGTTTTCGATATGAGCCATAACTCTATCTTGAATAGCAGAATACAAAGCATCACGCATCTCTGTTGCGTTACCATCTTCTGCATAATCTATAATTGCTCTTGTTGTTTCTGACATATTGTTCTCCCAATTAAACTATTTATAATATACGTTTCAGTTTTGTGAAAGTATTCACTTCTTCTTTTTTGGCCTGCTGTTTTTGTGATTGCGATTGTAATTCAGCTTGTGCCTTCAAATCTTCTGGATGAGTTGCTTGTGCTGGTACATTACTCATCATTTGCTGTTGAGCAACGTCATTCATAACACCAACTGGTAAACCTAATCCTTCTTCTTTCTCGGTATCGATTTCTTTTTGCATTTCTTCAATTTCATCATCTGTCAAACGTAAAACATGACGTTGAATCCATGCTTGTGAAAAATAACGACCTGTGTAGGCATCAACGGCACCCAACAAACTTAATCGTTGGTTCATCAGTTCTGCTTCTTTAAGTTCAGCAAAGTTATTATCTTTAATGAAATCATAATAGATGTGTTCTTTAAATAAATCCCACTCTTGAGCTGTACAAATACCTTTGAGAACACATTGTATTCTTAGTGCTTGGTCAAACACTTCTGTAAACTTGTTACGTAAACGGTCAACAAATTTAGAAAACTTTAATTCGTCACGGGTAATCTCAGAGGTACGACCTAATGAGAAACCTTGATTTGGTTCTAATCTAGAAATTGGTACAGACAATGCACCATATAATTTCTTTTGAAAATACTTAACATCTTCTAACTCACCTAGGTTCTGGCCACCTGGCAATGTGGTAATTTCTGTACCTTTACCACCTTCACGGCGAGGTAACCAAAAATCTTCCAACATAGACATGTGTTTGCGGTCATCACGTACCTCACCTGTGTTAGAATCATATACAAGTTTGTTCTTGTATTTCACCATAATATCACGGAGATACTGCTCTGCTTTTAATTTTGGTAGATTACCTACGTCAATATAAAAGATGCGGCGTTCTGGAGCTCTCGAAATTCGGTAAATCACCGTTGCATCTTCAATCATCCGAAGTTGATTGAGAGGTTTGATAGCTTTATGTAGATAACTCAGAACGACTGCTCTACGTGAATCCATTAATCCAGAAACAACCGAAACGATTGAGTCTGTTGTAATACGAACACCAACTGGACCATAATTCGATGATGAACCAGCCACAACCTTATCGTTGTAGATGTAATATTCATTAACCGTTTGCATAATATCTGCACCGGTTCTTTCGTCTTTCTGTTTCTTAATCTCACGTACCTTACGTAGTTTACGTGGATCAATGTATCTTAGTTCTTTAATGCCTTCAGTAGGTTTTTCTCTATCAATAATTACATGATAAAACAATCTACCATCGATATAATATCTACGAAAAACATCTTGTGCCATGTTTTTATAATTAAACAGACGTAAGATGGTTTGAAATTCATCTTTGATGGCTTTCTTAATCTTATCTGGTTGTTTTAGATTATCTAAAATGATGTTTGTAATTGTACCATCATCATCTTGTACAATGGCTTCATTAATTATATCATCTATCGCAGATTCAATTTCTGGTTGCATTGCCATTTCACGGTAACGAGAGATAAGTTCTACCTCATTCTTGGCTGTACCGTCAAGGTCAACGTATGTACCGTAATAAGCAGCAGATGTAATAGTTAATGCGCCATCATCCGTAGTTGGAGGCGAAAACGACTGTTGAGCTGATTTCTCAAGCTCATCTTTTTCACGGGATATTGTAAAACCAAAAAGTGAAAATTTATTTGTATTAGCCATATTTTTAAATTAATTATAAAGTCAAAAAAACATAAAGGAGGAAAATTAATCCCTCCGTAAAATCAAGTTGTTGTGTTCTCTGATTCCCAGAATTGATATGCAAATGTTGCTGCATACTCTTCGATGGTATCATTTGAACCCCAATCTAAATCAATTGGTGCCAAATCTACTGGAAATACTCCAACAAATTTATATTTTTTAAGTTCGTTACCTGTTTTTCCGTATTGTGTTACTATTGCGTCAACTGTGTAGTTGACTGCGTTTTTAGCAGCACTGCTACGAATATTACCTGCGTGACTATTAATAGCATTCATCCATGATTCAAGACTATTTCTAATTGTGAAATCTTCATCATTGATAATTGTTAATGTCCAGTCAGCAAAAGTTCTGTTACCAGCAAATTTCATTTCACGACCGAAATAATATACTGGTACAGTTCCAATGGTTGAACCTGGTAATTGTGCTGTCTTGGCCATAAATGTTAATTTTTGACCAGATGCAGTACTGTTTGAAGCAATAGTTGGAAAAGTTAAAGTGACCGAAAATAGATTAGGACGTGCACCGTCTCCAATCATATTCGCTCTAAATTCTGCTACATTGAATGCCATTCTTTTCTCCTGTTATTGTTTATTTATTAAGCCACACCAACGGTAGTGTTGAAGTCAACACCAGTTCCAACGGCCACAAAGTTCAACTGAATAAAGTTGACAGAACGAGCAGGCTTAATATAGATATCACCAACAAATTGGTTAGAATCAATAACTTGTGGAGTGTTATTGGTTGAATCACATATCACTTTAAAGTCTGTAATACCACGGCGACCTTGGATGTCACGTAAGAATGGAGTTACCAAATTATTAAACTGAGCACGTGTGAATTCATCGTTCAATTCAAACAATGAATATTGAGCAGCTTTAGCAATAGATTTCTCTAATGTGATGAATAGTCTGCGAACATTGATTCGGTCAAACGCTGATGGTTTAGATTGTAATGTTTTGTCACCAAACAATACGGTACCTTGACCAGGGAAAGATACAACAGGATTGACACCTGCTGCATACAATACATCACGGAATGTCTTAGTTGGGTTCCATGCTAACTTGATACAGTTCTTGATAGCACCACGGTTGAAACCAGCCGGTGAGAACCATGGATCTTTAATTGTATCTGTGTATACACATAGACCAGCAATGTCACCGTTCAATGGAATCCAACGATATACATTGTTGTATTTGTCGTATTGATATTTCCAACCAGAATCTGCCATAACATAAGATGAACTTCTACCTAGACTTGTTAACCAACTTTGAATATTAGTTGTTTCGTTTCCTGACTTATTAACAACATCGACATAACGTGGTGAAACAAATGCCACACAATCAGCACGACTTGTAGTTAAATTATCAATTACATGTTGTTGAACAGTTACGCTTGAATCACCAGTCAATACCAAAGCAATATCAACTGTTTCTTTATTTGAGAACAAACTGTAAGCAGACTGCGTGTTTCCGTCAGCCGGTGCTGAATCTACACCACCAGCCAAAGTAACAGAGTAATAACCATTTGCATATGTTGCTGAACTAATTCTGGCGAATGATGTTGCGGCATTAGATGAACCCCATGTACTATTTGTATTACTATAATCAACAGGATCCATTGAATAAATGTAATTTGAATCGTTAAAGATTACCTGTTTATAATAAGTACTTGCACCATTCAATGTACTAGTAGATAGTTTAGAAACAAATGGATAAGTTTCTAATACTGTTCCTGGAGTACCAGTAAATAAACCATTAGCATCTGTAACTATAATGTGAATCTCATCATTAGTGCCGCCAGCAGCAGCCACCTGTGATGATGTTCCTGGTGTAGATGTAAAATATGATTTATACGACCAAGCATTGAATAGTGTGGAATTTGCTGAATCAAAAACTTCAACTTTAATTGAATTTCCTAAAGATCCAGCATAACGTGCTGCAAAAGGACCAGAAAGATTTGAAGAATTAACATTTAAATACGATGCTTCATAAGCTTCTTCATTGGTAATTTGAATGTTTGCATTTGCTGTGTTTGCGTCAGCATTTAATGCACCAGAACCAACAGCACGAACAATACTTAAATTGTCACCATATGCCAAAAAGCTTGCAGCAGTAAAGAATGGTACTGCTGTATTTGAATTTGGTTTACCAAACGTTTTTACTAAAGTGATTTCACTATCGATTAATTTAATTTGATTTGCTGGACCCCATGCAAAATTTCCAGCAAATGCACCAGCAGTTGTAAGTACGGAAGGTACGACTGTTGTTAAGTCTACTTCGGATACATTTACACCTGGAGAGATTTGAAATGCCATTTTATTCTCCTTGAATTATTATGTTTGTTTGGCAGTTATACCATATTGGATATTTATGAAACGCCGGATTTACATCCTTGAAAGCATCTTTTTTGTAAAGTTTGCATAAGTATCACCACCTTCTGGTTTTTCCCATAAATCACCACCCCATATTTCAAAGTCATGTTCTAATCCATCTTCAATTATGGGTGCTGGTAATACATCATCGTCTATTTGATTCATATTTTCCAACTGAATTTGTTTTCGGATGTCGTGGTTAACAATCTCTTTAAAATATTGTTGAGTTGTTAACCATGAAAACATAACTAAAGGCATAACTGTATCATCATTAGCACCTTCTTCAGCCTTGAATGTATTCTTTTGCTGAACAAAGGTGGTCAATTCTGAGTAAGTATCAAAATCATTAATCAATAATTTATCACCTTCAATCAAAGTTTTAAGGTTGGAACAACCAATTGCCTTGACCTGAACTGACATCTTCAGTCCCATTTGAATACCACGTGCGAAACCAGCAGATAGTTGTTGTGGTTTCTTGTTACCTGTAAATATTTTCCACAGATTTTCATATTCAAAATCTTGGTGTAATGAGTCTGCCACTTGTGGATTATTGTTAATCTCCACTAATACATAGGCATCGTTGTAGTATCTGGCTGTATTGTAGATAACTGTTGGAAATAATATGGGTGTGATTGATGAACTCTTATAAGTTGCCACTTGTCTATATGGTGTCTGAGATATATCAATTACCGAGAACGCTGAACTATCTAGATTCTTACCTTCTGATACGTCTACACAGATACAATATAGGTGGTCAGATTTAGATTCATCGACACCTTCTTTGACTGGATGTTCATAGATTTTCAGTAGGTCGTGGTTGGCAATAGGATCTTTATAAGCTATCTGTTGTAATTTGTAACCAGAAATCAAGGTGTTGGTTGAACCTAAGAACTCAGTTTCAAACTCTTGACTAAATTGCCTTTCAGAAGTGTTACGTATTGTTTCTTCTTTCCACTTCTCGTCACGACCTGGTACCATTGACCAATGAATTTCAAAATTGGTATAGTTATTTTTCTTGTTTAATGAATCCATCCACAACTTGTAGAATAGATTCATGCCGTTCGGTGTAGACACAATAATAATCTTGGTCTTTTTACCTGATGAAATTACAGGGTAAACAGAGTTAAAGAATTCTTCAGCAATATTGTTTGGAACGAAAGCGAATTCGTCTAAGAACACAATGTTAAATGAACCGCCTCGAATGGCAGATGATGATGTAGAAGCAGCAATAATCTTAGAACCATTTTCAAGTTCTACGTTACCTTTGTTCCATGTAAGAACGCCTTGTTGTAACCACATTGGTAAGTTTTCATAAGCAAGTTGATACTTGGATAAAATATCTCTTGCTAATGAACCTTTATTGGCAAGTACAGCACAATTCTGTGTGTCAGTAAAGATGGTTGCCCACAACATATATGCCACAGTTGTAGTTGTTTTACCTACCTGTCGAGGACATTTGGTGATAACAAATCTGTCTCTGACAAACAATTCAAGCATTTTTTCTTGAAATGGCCACATATTAAAGTTGATTAAACCTTCATCTACGTTCACAATCTTAATGTAGTTCTTGGCAAAATAGATTGGGTCTTTAGAACACTTAATATATTCGTCAACTTGTTCTTGTGTATACTCTACCTTAACGCCTGCCTTTTTAAGTAAAGGATTGTCTCTGTAGGCTTCACCAAATTTTAAATCAACATTCATTCTTTACCTTTGAGGAACCTATTCAACTCAGCCGTTGATCCAACAAAGAGAGCATTATTGATTTTTGTATCAGCTTCTCTTTTTTTACCATCCATTTCACGCATTTCTTTTTGTGTTTTTAATAACCGGTCATTTGCTTCTACTACATTTTTTAATAATGTGGCGTATACTTCAAATGCTCGTGGGTGTTGTCCTGCGCTGGCAATCTGACGCAATTCTTCCATTGCATCTTTGCCGTTGTCAATTAAATCTTGTAGATTACTTTTAGATTGTTCGTAAGCATCGACCAAATCTGTTTTAAGGTCGATACTATCAATTGGTTCTTTTGTAACTGGTACTAAAGATTTCTTTTCTTCCTCTACGGGAGTTACATCAAAGATTTTTTCCATGTTCTTATCAAATGTATTCATAATTTCTTTGCTTTAAACTTTTTCAACTATAGTGGTTGCATATGTATACAAACTATTAGCATTAGCTGTATTAGGTGATGGTGTTGTTGTAATTGTAACCATAGTATTTGATATAACACCACCTCTATTGTATGTATTGAATGTATAACTAGCGTTGTTATTTACACCATAAATTGGTTGTGAAGAAACAAAGTTACCGTTAACATTTGTTAGCTTTAATATATTATTTTTCCAAGAAAGAACTTTTCCTGTTGCAATAGCATTTGTAGGTGTATATCCTTGGTATACAATTTCACCTATTTGATATGTTCCAATACCTGGATTAGCCATATTAAATTCAACAATATCATCTGGTCCAATATCATTCAATATATTAGTGATAGAAGTTTTAATTATACCAGATGTAGAAGATTTACCAAATATAAAACCTTTGACTGTAAAGTTAAGAGTCCAAATAATCATTCTTGTTTCTTGGTCTCTGTTACCTTCATAAACAATTTCTTGTTGTGTTGAATTTAATATTACAGGAATTTCTTTGGTGATTCCCATTTCAGGAATTAAATTGAGTTTGATGGTATAATCTGGTGTAAAATACGGTAATATATGTTCTATTACTTGTGTTGCATCTTCAATATTCCTCACATACAAGTATAAAGAAAAATCAAAATTGTAAGGTACAGGATTGTATTGAGCCACAACGCCAGCTGAAGTTTGCGCAAAGTTTTTAATGTTTGTATTTTGTTTTCTGGATGCATCATAAGATAATCCGGTCATCTCAAATGACAAACGTGGCAAAGTAACTTGAACTTTTTTATCTAAACTTAAATCATCCTCTAACCTCATAACATAACGTTCTTTGGATGAATAAGCAATTGGTATAATAAAACGTTCGGCTTCAGTTGAATCTGGATTAAATCTAACTAAAGTAATCTCATTAAATAGATTACCAAATCCAACAACTATTTTACGAATGACACGATTGTATTGTGGTGTAGCCATTATATTTTTCCAAAAGGATTATTTTCAGCAAAATCAACAATATTGTTTGCTTGATTTTCAATATACATATTGTCGTATGTTTCGTTTCTCGTAGAATCTTTTAATGTATTGAATGTCGATAGCGTAAATCGAGCATTACTTGTGGCACCAATTATTCTTTGACCAGTAATAAATTCACCAGCAATATTTGTAACACTTAATGTATTTGCTGACCAAGATTGTGCAATAGCAACAACAGTAGCATTGGCTTTTGTGGTGTCTGGTGATTGATATACAATTTCTTTTGATTGATAAACTCCTGTACCACCAGACATATTCAAATCTAATGTGTAACTAGATTGTGTGGCTGCATCATCAATATCAGCGATACCCGTATCAATAACTTCTTGTGAGTATTTGAATTTCTCAAGTTCCAATTCATAGAAGAATGGAATCTTACGGCCTAAAGTAAAGAAATCTTTATTTTGATTCACAAACTTAATTTCAAAAAGTTCACCTCTACCATTTAAGAATGGTACATAGACCAAATCACCTTCACGTGGCCTGGTAAATAAATCTTGTGGTACTCGTTGTGAGAATGAACGCTTGGATAGAATAACATTAGCGTTGTTTTTAATCTCAAGGCCAAACTTAGAAAAGAATTCTCTTTCACCAGAATAATCCATGGCATCAGAAAGATAGAATTCAATCGGAAATGCAGACTTAAACTTCTTAACAGGATCCTCACCGTATAGAATGTCTCTATCATCCGGATTAAAGATAGGACAATAGTATGCATCGAAACCCATAATCTTTATAGATTCAACGATGAGGTCTTCTACAACTCTTTGCTCAGCATGTGAGTTGTAGTTATTAAAATAGACTGATGTTGCCATGTTAGTTCATAAACATTTCTAGTGGGCCACCATAGTTTGTAATCATGTCTTGTTCTAAACGGTCTTTCTCTTTCATGGCTTCATCAAAGATTACATTACCATTTAGTGATACACCACCTGGCAATTGAATACCAGCAAACTTTTTAAGATTGGCGCCCCATTGAATTTTGATTAATGTCGTTGCATATTCTTTTAACCATCGGTCATTATATACACGACCATAAACTTCTGGATTAATAACGGCATAACATTCGGCAATTACTTTAGTACCAACTGGTGCTTGTGATGCACCCCATGCCCAATCAATGTAGAGCCTTTGCATATGTCGTTGGAAACGAATTGGAACTTCACCTGTGAACATCAATTCAAGTGAACGTAGGTGTTGTTGTGTTAAGGTGTAGTTGATGTAGGATGCTGATGTGAAGTCATACAACTCATTCAAACGTAATTGGTATCTTAGGTCAAACATATTGACTGATGATTGTGAATCACTAACTGGAAAGATACGAGTTATACCAGCAATATCTAATATATTGTTAGCTGAATCTCTGGCCTGAGATAGGCTAAGATACTTGTTGTTAATGTCTGTTTGGTCTATTGCCTTGATGTAATAGATTTTTTGTAGGCCATCAAAATGGTAATCTTGATAATACAATAAAGCATCGTCAATACGATCCTCTATTTGGTCATCATCAACGTTAATTTCTATTACGGGAAAACCTAAACGTCTGAGACAATAATCTTTGAAACTGGCTCTAGTTGTTGTTACTGCCATTACTAAATCTCCTTATTACCAGGTATTTAGTGTTGTGTGGTACAATATTATTGGATAGGTATAGTTTCTTTCAAATTGTGAATACGTTTGTCCGTCTACTGGACTTGATGGAAAAGCCATGTTTTGTTACCTATTATTTTAACCAGTTGTTGGACATGTTATGAACACACATAGTATAAACTTCAAATAATTGTTCAACACTAATTTCTTGTATGTTATTGTCATTTAATTTCCATTGAATTTTGTTATCAACGTAATTTTTTTGCCAAGCATCACTTGTTGTCATACCATTTGATTGGTCTTTCAACATTGTGATAGTGGATATCTGTAGATATCTAGACATTCTACCTATACTTTTTTCATCAGAATCAAATACCCAACCATTAAATTCTATGGTAGAATTGTTTATCGTTTCGGTTTTTTGAGCTTTATAACCTTGAATGATATCATCATAGAAAGTATAAACCTTCTTAAACATCTGAGGTTGTATTTCAACAGTTTTACTTGTTAACATTATTGTGACTTGTTTAGGTTAATTCTTACTTGAGTAACTTCAGTATCTACTGGAGCATTATTAATTTTAAATTGTATTGCTCGAGAGTTGGCAGAAACAAATGAACTACTGAAATTTAATGTGCTATTTGCACTATCTAATGATGGAGTAAATGTTTGTAACACACTAGGATCAGGCAAATAAACACTTGTCGGTGCTGATGCTTGAGTTGGATATGTTATAACATATTTAGTTAATGGTTTTAATCTTGTACCAAATTGGTATATTGCACCACTGGCTAATAAAATATACAAATTTGTTCCATCTGGAGATATATCTATACTTCTGGATTGACCTGTTGCACTAATAGAACCGGCTGGATAAGCCGCAACGTTGGCTGCAGATGTAGATTTTGTATTCCAAATCCAACCAGTCCAAGAATTGTTTGCTGTTGTGGTTGGTTGCATAGTTAAATATGAATCTGTATAACTTTGTCCCAAACATAACAAATTATCTCCGTTCGGTGTGAAACAACTATCAATCCATGGCATTCCAGTTGCCGTGCCTGTCAATGTGGTTACTGGAGTCCAATTTGTTACTGATGAAATATCCCATGGAGTACCTAATGTTAAAACCTGACTGTAACTCGGTCCACCTGAGGATGCAGTGTTTATTGCGAGAATTTGTGTACCTGTTTTATTAAACCTGGTTCCCGCAATTCTCCTGGTTGACACACCAACATCTGCAGGTACATATGTATAAGGACCATTAACTGATGATATAGAATTTAAATCATGTGGTTTCGATAAATTATATTGATATGCCCGAGTGTTTGCATACGCTGTGCCCCAGAAAATAAAAAATCTATTGCCATTAGGATCAATATCAAATCCAGTAATCAAAGGGTAACTACCATTATAATACCCATTAGAAGATCCAGCATTCCATTTTCCTATTGGACAAAAATTTAAAAATTTTGCTGTACTAACATCCCACGGACTTGTCATCACATACTGATAAACACCTGTTCCATAAACAGCAGTAGAATCTCCAATAATGTAAAAATAACTACCATTATTGGAAAATCTCATGTGCATGTTTGCCACAAGAGTGTAATCTGTAATAGAGGTGGAATTTAATGTTTGATAATTTTTTCCGAAATATTTAATGTAATCGGTCGATCCAGCTGGATCTTTCCAAGGTAAACCATTTGCTGTTTCAACAACAGAAGTCAATGTTACTGAAGTTGATCCATTTAATAAAACAGTGTCATTGGCAGCCAACACACCTGTTCCATCTATACCTACAACTGCTGTTGTGGTGTTTGCTGCTGTATCTGTATCTAATTCTATTTGATATGACCAAGTTCTTGCGGTATTTGCACTTCTTGTTGCTGCAACATAAACACTTGGTTCTGATAACCATGCTCTATTTGCTGCAGCAGTCATACCAAAACTAGTAACATCAATATTGTAACTTTGTGCAGCGTCACCGCCTTGAGTGTCTAGGTTAAATGTTACGATTCCAACTGAACTGGGTGTCGCTGTTGGTAGAATCACACCAGTTGTTTTTCCGTCTGCACTCATAATACCTACTGGCCCGTAAGTACTTTTCAGATCGCCATAGGCTCCGGATGGGAAACTTAAAGAAATTGTTTTAGCAACCGCCATTGTGTTGAGTTCCCAAGGAGACGAAAAAGATCCTTGATACAGAATGGCTGCATAGGCACCATTAACACCTGTCCAACTATACCAAATTTTTCCATCTTCTGAAACCTCGTAACTCGCAGGACCAGAAACACCGGTAGGAGAGTATGTATAACTTGAAGCTGATACATAACTCGTTATATCAAATGGTACAGCTAGTACGTTCTTAGAACCGGCAGTGGTTCCATCATAAGACCATGTCAATATTGTTTTTCCATCTCTAGAAATTCTCATACTTCTACTGTATTGGTAACCATTGCCGCCACTACCAGACATCATTACTCTAGATTGAACGTTGGTACCTAATGTTGAAATATCCCATGGTGTAATTAAAGTAAATCTAGCTATACATTCAGCCGCTGGTGATGCTACATTATTGTCTTGCGAAGTACTTCTAAAAAAATATTTTCCATCATAACTAAAACAGAAAGCTGATGTTCCTATATTTCCGTTGTATGCACCGATTGTTTTACCAGTTGATGCACCTGAAGCAAGATTCCAAGGAACATTTAATTTATATTCTCTTATAACACCATCACCACCACAAATCCAGAATAATTTTCCATCAGGTTTTATAAAATTTGCAGATGCATAAGTTGACGCAGCAGTATTATAAATTGTATTACCTGAAACTGCACTTCTTGTCGTATCTACTGCCTTAGTTGATGTGTTTGATTTAACTGTTCCAGTAGTTATAGTACCAATAGTTCCACCAATCAAAGTGGTACCATTGTTACTAACATAAATCTTTGAACCTGGAACTAAACTGGAATAATTACTTGTCACAGATAAATTATTTGCTGTTGTATCACTCGTTCTTATGGTTAATTCATTTACACTATTTGCAGTAATAATTGTTTGGTATTCATTCCAATTGGTATCACCCACCTCTTGATTATAAATGCTACTGATAAAAATTGCATTAGCTTTTGCTTTCATGGTACTACCCATCCATAAACCGTATTTGCATAAGAGGTGGTGAAATCTGTCACAACAATAGCTGTGTCAGTTATATTTAGATTAACAACCAAAACGGTATTTGTACCAACTAAAGAAGTTACGCCCGTGTAAACACTTTGTGTTGTCATATAATGTACTGTATTTGTTGTAACAGACGGCATCGTCCAATATATGGTATTTGCTGTTCGAGATATTGAACCACCAGTTGTACTAATTATGTATGCGTAAGCTGCATTATAATTAGTGATTATAAATGTTTGTGTTGTTACTTCATTAGCTTGTGTTACACCAGTAACTGTGGGTGTACTTAAACCACCGCCAGCATTATTGGCTGCTGTAAAGGCAGCATTTGCTTGAACAAACGCAGCATTAGCTTGATTTCTTACCCAAGAATCTGAAGCGTTATTGGCTGCCGTGAATGCTGCATTCGCTTGTATAAAGGAAGCATTAGCTTGATTTCTTACCCAAGAATCAGAAGCGTTATTGGCTGCTGTAAAGGCAGCATTTGCTTGTATAAAGGAAGCATTAGCTTGATTTCTTACCCAAGAATCTGAAGCGTTATTGGCTGCTGTAAAGGCAGCATTTGCTTGTATAAAGGAAGCATTAGCTTGATTTCTTACCCAAGAATCTGAAGCGCTATTGGCTGCGGTGAATGCTGCATTAGCAAATGTAAATAAGTTTATACCATTAGACACCACCGTGTTGGCTGTAATTGTATTTACGGTATAGTTCTGTGTAGAATCTAAACCTGATGGAAGAATTTTAGTTAATGCCATTTGTTACTTTTGTTATCATTGTTTGTATTTAAACATCTCCAGCATTTGTTGGGAATATTCTAGCTCCATTACCATTTGATCCCCATATCAAACGCACAAAACCATTCCCGCCGGCACTGGCTAAACCAGTATTATTATCAAAAGACCCACCGCCGCCACCGCCAGGAAATCCACCATCGCCGCCTTTTGAACCTAAAACTGTCAAACCATTTCCAGCTGCACCAGAAGTAGTTGTATAGGTATTACTATATGTAACGCATCCTCCTCCTCCGCCACCAGTTACATCGGATGTTCCAGCGCCGCCTGCGCCAGAAGTAAAACCATTATTAGTGCTACCAGCACCACCACTTCCTCCGGTGGCAGTTGATCCGCCGCCACCTCCTCCACCTGTTCCAGCACCGCCTGCACCACCTACTTGACCACCGCCATTTCCACCAACACCAGCTAATCCACCTGCGCCACCGCCGGCACCGCCGCCGTTATATGCAGCGCCTCCACTACCACCCGCATAACCGCCAGTAGTTACTCCTACTGGAATATTCCCAAACAGCGGCGCAGGTGGTGCCGCAGCAGCTCCACCAGAATAACATATTCCACCTGGACCACCATAAGCAGTTAAATAAAATGTACCATATGTGATTGAACTTGAATTACCAGCAGGTGCATTAGTACTCTTTAAAGTAGTTGCTGGTCCACCGTTTCCAACAACTATAGTAATAGTTGATCCGGGAGTTACTGTAAGATTACTAAAATAACCGGATGATCCGCCTGACCCGCCGCCACCGCCGCCGTCACCGTTCACACCGTCATCACCAGCACCTCCACCACCAACTGCCATTCCAGAAATTGTAGTCACTGCTGAAGGTACCGTAAATGTATATGTACCTGGTGTATAATAATTTATCCACCCGATAACTCCTGGCCAATTAATACCAGATTTAGCAACTCTTTGGTCATCGGCCGAATAAACACCGCCCGTAGAATTTATGGTCAAAGATTGAGTTTGACCAATGACACCGTAATTGCTTCTTGTTCTCATTTTAACTTATCAACTCATAACTTGCAGTAAAATTAACAGAAGAATTTGCTGATGCATTTGCTTGTATTACATCACCTTCTTCTAAGTATACACTTGTATCTTTGCCTAATAATACCAATGTTGAATTTGAAGGTATACTTACGGTACCAGCTAGATAATAAAGAACAGAAGTACGATTAATTATTACATTCGCTGTAACAGTTGATGTGGTATAATTACTTAAAATTACATTATTAAGTTTGTTGACTGTACTGCTACCTGAACTATTTGTAATAACATTACTCGTTATTGTAGTCAAACCGGCCACTGCCGTTTTTCCTGTTACTGATGTTATGTTTACCATATTTGGTGCTGCCATTTTATCCTCCGAATATTATTGCCATTGCTATAGATTTACCCAATGTTAACGCAGTATTTGCTTTTGCGAAGGCCGCATTAGCATATACACCTGCTGAGTTAGCAGCTGGCCAAACATAAGTATTTGATTGTGTGAATACAGCGTTTGCTTGTATAAAGGAAGCATTAGCTTGATTGCGAACCCAAGAATCAGAAGCATTGTTGGCTGCCGTGAATGCTGCATTGGCTTGAATGAATGCTGCGTTAGCATACAATGCTGCCGAATTAGCAATCTCTTGTGGTGTATTGGCTGCTAGGAATGCCGAAGCACCTGTTTGTCTAGCGACCGTATCAATCGTTGTATTTAGTGTTATGTTTGCAAAAGATGTTACATCTATTTTTGAACTGTTGGTTGGTGCAGCAGTAAATGTAATAGTATTTCCAGAAAGCGTATAAGCAGATTTTAATTGAAATACACCATCAATATTAACAATTGTGTAAGTACTATCCAATGGAGCAGCTGTTAATGTAAATCCTGTTGTTGTACCATCACCAGTAAATGAATTATAATAAAGTTGATTGCCGGCACTACTAGCACTATTTGCTGCCGTGTATGCTGCATTAGCTTGTAAGAATGCTGCATTAGCTTGAATAAATGCCAAATTTATAGATACATCGGTTGGTACTGTATTAGCTGTATTTGCTGCCGCTAGAGTCAAATTGGCATCACTAATTACACCACCAGTAGTTTGTACTGTTGTTATAGAACCAGTAGAACTAATGAATAATGCTGTTGGATTTGGTGTATTCGCTGATGCAATTGGAACGAACACAAAACTACCTGTGTTAGCATCATTTTTAATCTGTGCACCACCAAGGTCAATTGTATTACCTGAAAGATATAAGTCTTTCCATCTGGCTGTGCTTGAACCTAAATTGTATGTTATGTTTGCCGAAGGAAGGAAGTTACCAGCAATCGTAAGATTGCCTGTAATTGTACCACCAGATTGTACATTTAAAGAATTATTTGCTCTTATAAATGCTGCATTGGCCGTATCAAAAGCAATATTGGCTGTATTACTAGATTGGCTACCACTAGGTATTAGAAGTTCTCTGATTTGAATCTTCACATTATTTATTGGTGCAACAACAAATGCGAGTGTTGTACCAGATATTGTATAATCTATTGTTGGTGTTTGTAACACACCATTTTCTGTTACCAAAACATTATCTACGGTTGATCCGGTAGTAATAGTATAATTTGTTGTTGCGCCATTCCCCGTATATGTTCTTGTTACAATTGCTGCGGATCCTAGAGTGGCTATAGTGTATGCTGCGTTAGCTTGTAAGAATGCTGCATTGGCCTGATTTCTAACCCAAGAATCTGAAGCATTATTGGCTGCAGTGAATGCTGCATTAGCTTGTAAGAAGGCACCATTAGCATATAAAGAACCGGAATTGGCTGTATTATATGCTGCGTTAGCCTGAATAAAGGCTGCATTAGCATATAGAGCAGCCGAATTGGCAGTACCAAACGATGCATTGGCTTGGTTTCTTACCCAAGAATCCGAAGCATTATTGGCTGCTGTAAAGGCCGCATTAGCTTGTATGAAGGCACCATTGGCATATGTACCTGCCGTTACTGCCTTACCATCAGCCGTATTAGCGGCAGTAAAGGCCGCATTAGCATACAGAGCTGCTGAGTTGGCCGTACCAAATGCTGAGTTGGCATAACTACCAGAACTTGTTGCTTTACCATCAGCCGTATTGGCTGCTGTAAATGCTGAGTTAGCATATGACTCCGCTGATGAAGCTGCTATGTTACTATAGTTTGTGCCATCATTAGTGAACTGCCACGATTTTACCGACTCTTTCCATACAATGGATGTGTTTGTTGAACTGCCACGGTTGATTTCTATACCAGCATCTTGTGTTGGTACACCTGTTACATTAGAATTTAATGTAATGATGTTATCTTGAACAGTTGAATTGATTGTATTGGCGTAGAATCTTGTACCTGTTACTGTTAAGTTACCTGTAACAACTGTATCACCTGAGATTGTACCACCAGATGAATTGAATTTTGAGTTAGCTGCTGTAAACGCAGCGTTAGCATATGACGCAGCAGAATTGGCCGTACCAAATGCTGAATTGGCATAACTACCGGATGTTACTGCCTTGCCATCTGCTGTGTTAGCTGCTGTGAATGCTGAATTGGCATATGAACCAGCCGTGACTGCCTTACCATCTGCTGTGTTAGCTGCTGTGAATGCTGAATTGGCATATGAAGCACCAGAATTGGCTGTACCAAAAGCAGCATTAGCTTGACCTCTGACCCACGAATCTAGAGCATTGTTTGCTGCCAAGAAGGCAGCGTTAGCATATAGAGCTGCTGAGTTAGCCGTACCAAATGCTGAGTTAGCATATGAACCAGCCGTGACTGCTTTACCATCAGCAGTATTGGCTGCTGTGAATGCTGAATTGGCGTAAGATGAACCGGAGTTTGCAGTACCAAATGCCAAGTTGGCTTGATTACGAACCCATGAATCAGAAGCATTATTGGCTGCTGTAAAGGCAGCGTTAGCTTGTATGAAGGCACCATTCGCTTGATTACGAACCCATGAATCAGAAGCATTATTGGCTGCTGTGAAGGCAGCGTTAGCATATAAGGCAGCTGAGTTGGCCGTGCCAAACGCACCATTAGCTTTTACAAAAGCATCACTTGCTGTTGTATCATCTATAACAAATGGTTTTATCTTTAATAATGACATGTTTCTTTTTGGTTATTATTCCATATTTATGATAGATGTATTACTTGGTTATCAACGCACTTGTTGGGGCGGTGAAGTTACTTGTGTAACGGGCGTATCCTTTAGTGATTCTTAGGTCGTCTATATAACCAGCATAGTATCCATTACCCTGTGGATCGTATCCAATAGTTAATGTATTTACAGCGCCGCTATAATTGGTTGAATCTGCCGTAGCACTACCTTGTGCAGTGCCGTTAAAATAAAAATACAAATTACCAGAATATCTAACAATAGCAATATGAGCCCAGGTATTGTTCAAATAACCAGATAATGATGCAGTCTTTAAGTTAGAAGAATTATACGCATTTTGCCAATATAATGTGCTTGCATAAATCAACAAAGCCCAATATCCGGCGCCAGTAGTTGCAGGAGTTATTAAACCTGCGCCAGTGTCCGCAGTATTCATCCAAAACTCAACGGTAAAGTCCCCTGTTTCAAATATCCACTGCGGAGACGCCGGTATTGTTATTCTACTAGAACCATCAAAGTACATACTAGCATTACCATATTTCTTAACCGCAGTACTTAATTGTGCATTACCCACAGTCTCTAGTACATTTGTAGAATGTTGATCTATTATACCACCGTTAGTAAAGTTTAATAATAATTGTGATGGATAACTTGTAGAGTAGTTTGTTAATGTTTGTGTTGGTGGTAAAAAGTTTGAAGTGTAGACTGCGGTTCCGCCGACAAAACGGAAATCGGTTATGTACCCTTTCCATCCAAATGCATAACCACCTGAATCATTGCGACAACCGATTGCAAGTTTATATGATGTTGATTGTACGTTTAGCGCACCTGCATTGCTGACAGTGGTTGAATCTTGTGTTCCATTTACAAATAATCTAATGGTTGCGCCTGACCGAGAAACTGCCACATGATTCCATGCATTTACTGACACAAGTGTTGAAGTTCCTACTACTTGCACTTGTGTGTCTCCAATGCCGGCATAAAATAGCAGGCGTCCTGATGTGTTTACTTGAAATTGAAATGTCTGGGCGGGTACTGATCCTGATGGCCAGTTTGATGCAATTGTATAATTGCCGCTGGCCAGCGCACCGGTCAAGTATACCCATGCCTCAATGGTAAAATCACCAGCAGGAGCAAAATTGTACGGTGTCAGCGGGGCTTGCATATAATCCCCAGTACCATCAAAGTATGCACTACCACCATGTAAACTTGGGGTATAACTTGTTGCACTCTGTGCAGTGTATCCGAATGGATTGACCTGGTTAACTGTGTAGGTTCCCGTACCTGTCATAGTCAATGCATTGGTACTATTATCAATTATTCTAGTAGATTGACAAGTTAATAATGCAGTATTTGCTATAGCGGTCAATGGTGAGGTACCTGGTGTAAATATTGTTGCACCTACAGTAGTACTGGCGGTGGTATAAACAGCCGTACCTTTAACAACACGGAAATTAGAAATGTAACCTCTAAACGAATAAGCTGCATCTGCGCTATTTGCACTGCCGATATATGTTGCACTACTAGTAAATGTGGTACTATAACTTCCATTATAATATTCTAATACTCCATCTAAAAATATTCTAAATGTAGAGCCAGATTTAACATATGCGGCATGGTGCCAAACATTTGTTGTTATTGCAGTTACACCATATACTGGTGCAGAACCGGTTGCTCGCCAGTCTAGTTTTCTAGTTGCATTACCATCATACGCATTTATACCACAAGCAAACCCACCGGACGTTGATCCTGCAAAACGAGGTATTGTTGGAGTAGTATTAGTTTCATAAAACCACAATTCAACTGTAAAGTCGCTAGGTAAATTAAGTTGACTAGATCCAGTAGTTACTGTTAGATAATCTGATGCGCCACCAGCAAAGTAATTACTATAACTCAACGGTGTTGCTTCACTTACGCTACCGAATGGACTAAAGGCTTGAACTGAAACATCGCCGCCTTTTACCAATGTAAAATTGTTCGGACTATTATCAATTAATCTATTACTTTGAGAAGTTAATAGTTGCGTGTTTGTTATTGCTGTTAGTGGTGATGTAGGTGGGGTGAATGCGGTTGTGTAGACTGCGGTACCTTTGACTACACGGAAATTAGACATATATCCGTTAAAACAATATGGTGCTCCGGACCCCTGTGTGTCTCCAATAATAAAAGTGTCGGATACAAATGATTGTGAATTTGTAGCTGAACCAACAGAAACTCCATTTTGGTATAGTGTTAATGTAGTTCCACTTCTTACTAGTGCAAGGTGAACCCAAGTGTAGGGAGTAAAAGTTACACTGGCGTTAAGAACTGCGCTGCCGCCAGAAGCAACTTGAATAGTATTATTATTTTGTCCGGTTGAAATGCGTAAACTATTTGTTGTTGCATATGTAGCCGTAGTACTAAAAATAGTTCCGTAAAATAAAGCTGAGGAAGTATTTTGATAATACCAACATTCAATTGTGAAATCACCAGGTAACGCACAGGCTGTGCTTGTTCCGGCAATGGTTAGATAATCCCCAGTACCATCAAAGTAATTACTCCAACCTGTAGGACTATATGGACTAAATGTGCCTTGACTAGTATTACCAAATCTTGTGATAATGTTGTTGAAATTACTATTATCTATAATACCTGAATTAGTAGCACCACCGTTGTATTGTAGTGTTAGTAAACTTGTGTTTGCTATTGAGGTTAATGGTGTTGTAGGTGGAGTAAATGCTGATGTATAGACTGCTGTACCTTTAACTATACGAACATCCGCAATATACCCGGTCCAATCTTGTATAATAGATCCGCTATACTTTAACGAACCGATTTGAACTTTTGCAAAAGTTTGATGTGTTCCACTATATGCAACCGAACCCTGTAATACTCCATCCAAGTACAAGTAAATATTGTTGCTGTTTCTTACTGCGGCAATATGATGCCAAACGTTTGAAGTTAATAACGTAGTTCCTTCAGCATTCCAAGGTACTGTTGCTGGTGTTCCTTCTTGTACGAAAACATAACCACTACTTGTTTTTGTTCCAATTTGTATATAGGGTAAGCCAGAGTCATTACAGAAAGTTAAAAAGTTTCTATATCCTCCTGTTAAACTGGCACCAGTGTACATTACCCATGCTTCTACTGTCCAATTACCACTACCAAAATCTAACGGCCCGCTTGATGTAATAGGAGTAGTTAAATAATCCCCGCTACCATCAAAGTATGTACTACCATAAGTACTGTAACTAGCGTTTGCAGTGAATGGTATGTTGGGTGATATTGTTGTATCACCTACTTTAGTGATTGCAAAATTGTTAGTTGAGTTATCAATTAACCTATTACTCTGACAGGTCAATAAACTTGTGTTTGCTATTGCTGTTAGCGGAGAGGTTGGTACGGTGTTTGCAAGTGCAGTGCCTTTAACCAAGCGCAAATTTGAAATGTAACCGTTGAAATAGTAGCCGTCCACTGTTCTTCCAATATAGCTTTGTGTCTCAGTAAAGTTGGTTGCAATACTTCCACTAGCCACACTAGTGCCATTAAAATACATGGTCATTGTTCCGCTACTTCTAATGATAGAAATAAGTGTCCATTTGTTTAACGGTAACGTTGAACTTGATATAAGTAGATTTGCATTGCTGTCAACATAGACTAGCCCACTCGAATAAAGAACAACAGAAAATCTACCGGATGCTACGGCGCTACCAGTATCAAAAATTGCCGATACAGGGCTTGTATATGCTGTTGGATAAACCCATGCTTGGAAAGTAAAGTCTCCTGTGCCAACGGCAAATGATGAATTAGAACCAGCACTTAAATAATCTCCAGTACCATCAAAGAAATTACTATAATACCCATCACCTTGATATGGATTAAACAATGTAGGTTTTGTATCACCCTGAATAGTTAAGCCAAAGCTATTTGTGCTTATATCACTAATGAATGGTGTTACACTTGTTTCACCGTTTAATAACAGTGTTGTATTCTTAAAATATATATCATTAGCAAGACTTACTACCCATGTAAAGTTTCTGGTAGCAGTACGATTGGTGGTGGTTGCTGTTGCTGTAATCAAACTGTTGGTGGTACCCACAGTAGTTGGTGTTCCATTAACTACCGCACCAGTAATAGTAACTCCGGTTGGTAAAGTATTCGCACTATATGTAATACTTTTACCAGCCGCTGATGTTGCTGACAATGTTACATTTGACATTGCTTGGTCTTGGAACAACGCAGTGCTAGTTCCATCAGCAGGTGAACTCCAAGTAACTACATCTGGATTAACCACAAAGTTAATATCTTTTGTGGCTGTTTTGAGTGTAGTTGCTGCATTAGCTGTTAATCTTGTATTTGTGTTTGCAACAACTGTAGGTGTTCCAGAAATTGTATTACCTGTTATGGTTACACCAGTCGGTAAAGTATTCGCTGTATATGTAATTGATTTGCCAGCAGCCGATGTGGCAGACATTGTTACATTTGATATAGGTGCATATTCATATGCAGTCGTGGTTGAGTTGTCTGAAGGAGAACTCCATGTAACCACATCTGGACTGAGTGTTATACTGAATGCTCTATCTGTGTCCTGATTTTGTGCATCAGTAGCACGAATGGTAAAATTATAAGTGGTTGAACTTGCAACACCTTGTGATGTTCCTGATAACAAACCACTAGATGTATTCAATGAACTTCCAGGTGGTAATGTACCTGAGTATAAACTATATGTAATTGGTGCATCACCAGTTGCTGTTAGTGTACTACTAATGGCAGCAGTTTCGTAACTTGTTCCTAAACTACCAGCCGCAGTTGTCCAATTTGGTGTACCACTATAACTGATACCTGGAATGGAGATAGCAGTACCTCCATCAGTATTAATAACATACAACGTATATGTACCAGCACTTTGAGTAGGAGCCGCAAAGGACATACTTGTACTGTTTGCTACCGATACAACCCCAGCATATGTGCCGTTGATAAGAACTGTGGCACCAGAAGCGAAACCTGTTCCTGTTAATGTGATTGTTTGTCCACCACCTGTATTAGCAGCAGTATCATCTCCTGGATATGATATCAAGGAAACTCTAGGTGCACTATTTGCAGCAGCAGCAACTGCTGTATTTGCTGCTGTTAATGCTGATGTTGCCGTTGCGGTTGCCACATTTGCTGCAGCTGCAGCCGTATTAGCTGCTGCGGATGCCACATTAGCAGCTGCAAAGGCAGCATTAGCAATAGCTGCAGGTGCCGTCAGTACATCTAATGTTGAACCTTGTATATTAGTCGATGAAATTTTTAAAGTCATATCACATTTTTCTTTTTAGTTTGATACTGGATATTTATGATAGATGTATTACTTGGTTATCAACGCACTTGTTGGGGCGGTGAAGTTACTTGTGTAACGGGCGTATCCTTTAGTGATTCTGAAGTCATCTATATATCCTAAAATTGGTCCTGAGGCCGCAGCAGACATAAAGACTAAATTACCAGAACTTATTCCCCAACCATCTCCAACATAACCCGAATATGATCCGGCTCCAAAATTAGATGATGTAAATGTATTTTCCAAAACACCATTAAGATACATCCTATTAGTAGACCCAGCTCTAGAAAGAGCAATATGATTCCATGTATTCAATTGTACAACAGTCGTGCCGTCTGTGTAAGTACAGTTCACACCGTCACCATACACACTTTGAATGCGACCGGTAGCGCTTATATTAAGACATACACCACTTCTACTTGCATTACCAACTGCCCATATTCCTCTACTGTTATTAGAGCCGGTAAAATATACCCAAAGTTCTACTGTAAAATCACCTACTGATAAATTAAAAGTCTGGTTTGGAGACCCATAAAGGTAATCCCCGGTACCATCAAAATACATACTAGCGTTACCATACTTCTTAACCGCAGTGCTTAACTGTGCATTACTCACCGTCTCTAATACATTTGTAGAATGTTGGTCTATTATACCACCGTTATTGAAATTCAACAATAGACTTGCAGGATAAGCTGTAGAGTAGTTTGTCAATGGTGTTGTAGGTGGTACAAAGTTACTGGTGTATATTGCCGTACCATTAGTTATTCTTAGGTCGTCTATGTAACCATTCATTGGCCAAGTGCTGATGTTTTGAACACCAATGTATAAAACTTTAGATACAGAACCAATTGAATTGGAGTTGGTATAACTACCAACGCTCGTACCATTTACATATAAAGTTATTGTTGACCCATTTCGAACAGCGGCAATGTGATACCAAGTGCTAGTTGTTATTGTTGCGGAATAAAAAGAAGTTCCCACAGAAGTCAAAAATCTAATCGTGTTTCCGTTAGAAATTTGAATTAGCCATTCGTCTGTAGTTCCTGTAGTGTATGTACCGGCCATTACATAATAACTAGAAGCCAGTGAGTTTAAATAAATCCATCCTTCAACAGTAAAGTTTCCTGTCCCAAAATTAAATGATGGTGAGTATGGTATATTTAAATAATCCCCAGTACCATCAAAGTATGCACTACCACCATGCAAACTTGGGGTATAACTTGTTGCACTCTGTGCGGTGTATCCGAATGGGTTGAATATTCTTGGCACAACATTGCCGGCAGCAGTTATTGTAAATGCATTAGTACTATTATCAATCATTCTAGTTGATTGACAGGTTAATAAACTTGTATTTGCTATCGCTGTTAATGGAGTTGTACTTGGTGTGAATGCCGTTGTGTATACTGCGGTACCTTTGACTACACGAAAATTACTCATGTATCCGTTGATTGTGAAATCACCAATTGCTCCGCCACCTGGTGCTTTGCCTGTTGCACCTATGCCTAATTGATTTGTAGTGTTAAAGTTGACTGAACTGGTTGCAGTCCCACGTGACACTCCATCACGATATAATGTTACTGTTGTTCCGCTTCGTACCAATGCATAGTGATACCACGTCCCGATACTTGCTCCGGTAGATTCTGTGATGACTACTGATCCACTCAGATAAACTATGAGTGCTCCGTTACCGTTACCTGTTTGAAGCAAGATATCACCTGCGGCGGTGTAACCTTTAGTGAAAGGTGACTGATATCCCGTAATAGAATTATAATTAATCCAAAATTCGACAGTGAAATCACCAGATCCTAATTGTAAGACAACATTGTCCGGTACAGTTAAATAATCCCCAGTACCATCAAAGTAGTTACTATAACTTATTGGCACTGCTTCACTTATACCACCGAATGGACCAAAGGCTTGAACTGAAACATCACCTGCTTTAGTAAGTGTAAGATTATTAGTTGATTTATCAATAAATCTATTTGATTGGCAAGTTAATAAACTTGTACCAGATATTGCAGTTAACGGTGATGTGGGTGGGGTAAATGCTGTTGTATAAAGTGCAGTACCATTAATTATACGATGGTTGGAAATATAACCTATAAATCCACCTCTATTATTAGTACCACCTGATTGAGATGCATACATACCAATAACCCATCTTACAGCCGTGAATGCTGTACTATCCGTAAAACTAGCGCCTTGAACACCATTTACAAAAATCTTTATAGTAGAACCACTGCGTGAATAAGCAATATGATTCCACACACCAACATTAGCTGGAATAGTTGAAGCGGTTGATACATTTGTTCCCGCATTATAGAAACTAGGATATGATCCAGTACTGTTCATGGAAAGTGCAAGTCGATTATTTTCTGTAGCGTTTGATTGGTCTCTTGTGTCCACCAAACAAGTGGCGCCAATTACATCTCCGCCAGTCCAACTTGTATTAGTACCATATATCCACATTTCAACTGTGAAATCACCAGTCATATTTACCGATGCACCCGAACCTGCATTAATATAGTCGCCTGTACCATCAAAGTAATTACTCCAACCTGTCACACTATAAGGACTAAATGTGCCTTGACTTGTGTTACCATTACGTGTGATAATATTGTTGAAATTACTGTTGTCTATAATACCTTGATTAGTTGCGCCACCGTTGTATTGTAGTGTTAGTAAACTTGTGTTTGCTATTGCTGTTAGTGGTGATGTAGGTGGTGTAAAGGTTGTTGTGTATACTGCGGTACCTTTAACTACTCTCAAATCAGAAATATAACCATTCATTGGATAACCATATCCATTTAATAAACCAATGTACGGTGTATTGTTTGTTATATTAGTAGATTGAGTTCCGCTAACAGCCAATATTCCATTAAAAAATAATCTTACAGTTGTACCGGATCTTGTTACAGCAAAATGAACCCATTGATTATTTCCTGGAGGAGATGCATACGTTATATCACCTCCCATGCGTACATAAAAACCAGAAGCACTATCTTGGAATATAGAAAATTGTCCGTTTCCGCCACCTGAACCAGAATCATATAAAGTAAATCTTCCATTTCCGGCAGTTGAATAATACCATCCTTCAACAGTAAAATCACCTGTTCCAAAAGCAAATGCACTATTGCTTGCTATACTTAAATAATCCCCAGTACCATCAAAGTATGTGCTACCATAAGTGCTGTAACTAGCGTTTGCAGTGAATGGTATGTTGGGTGATATTGTTGTATCACCTACTTTAGTGATTGCAAAATTGTTAGTTGAGTTATCAATAAATCTATTACTTTGGCATGTTAATAAACTTGTGTTTGCTATCGCTGTTAATGGTGTTGTGCTTGGAGTGAATGCAGCGGTGTAGACTGCGGTGCCGACTACAATTCGTAAGTTGCTAACTTGTGCATTAACATTAAAACTGCCACCCATACCACCAATGTTGCCAGCAATTTGTTGTAATGATGCGCCTGCAAAAGTGTTAGTAGCGTTCAGTGCACCATTCACATACATATTGAATACATCTCCGTTTCTTACTAAAGCAAGATGCGTCCAAGTATTAGGAAGTATGCCATTGGTCGTTCCAACGTAGTCGGTACCATTATAATGTAGCCAAATTCTAGAAGAGGAACTTTGGTCTAGACCAAACATAAATCGTCCGCTCGTGCCACCTGAATACTGAGCATAAACTGCACGTTGGGCTGAGCCTGCATTGGTCAAGCTATAAATCCAAAATTCAATAGTGAAATTACCAGTAGCCGGCACTATAGCAGACGATAGCGATAGATAATCCCCGGTACCATCAAAGTAATTACTATAATACCCATCGCCTTGATATGGATTAAACAACACAGGTTTTGTATCACCATTAATATTTGATCCAAAACTATTTGTACTTGCATCAGCAATGAATGAATTAGAAGTTGTTTCACCGTTCAATAACAAGGTGGTATATTTAAAGTAAGTATCGTTAGCAACACTAACTACCCATGTAAAGTTTCTTGTAGCAGTTCTATTTGTCGTTGCAGCTGTTGCTGTAATCAAACTATTAGTTGTTCCAGGAACAGTTGGTGTTCCATTAACTACCGCACCAGTAATAGTAACTCCGGTTGGTAAAGTATTCGCACTATATGTGATTGATTTACCTGCCGCAGAAGCTGCACTCAATGTAACATTTGACATTGCTGTATCTGCAAACAAAGAGGTACTTGTACCGTCAGCAGGTGAACTCCAAGTGACTACATCCGGATTAACAATGAAACTAATATTTTTAGTGGCTGTTCTGAAAGTGTTTGCTGAATTAGCAGTAACTTGTGTAAACGTATTAGCAACTACAGTCGGTGTTCCAGAAATTGTATTACCACTTATCGTCAAACCTGTTGGTAAAGTATTCGCTGTATATGTAATAGATTTACCTGCTGCACTAGAAGCGGCTAGTGTGACTGGTGTTATTGTAGCATATTCATACACAGAAGTGCTGGAATTATCCGCAGGAGAACTCCAACTTACAACATCTGGACTTATGGTAATACTAAATGCTCTATCTGTGTCCTGATTCTGTCCATCAGTAGCACGAATTGTGAAGTTATAAGTTGTGGAACTAGCTGTTGCTTGTGATGTTCCAGATAATAAACCAGTTGAAGAATTCAATGAACTTCCTGGTGGTAATGTACCTGAATATAAACTATAACTGATTGTTGGATCACCAGTTGCAGTCAAACTGTTACTGATTGCAGCAGTTTCGTAACTTGTTCCTAAAGTACCAGCCGCAGTTGTCCATGTTGGTGTTCCACTATAACTAATACCAGGAATAGAAATGGCTGTACCACCATCAGAATTAATAACATATAGTGTGTAAGTACCAGCATTTTGTGCTGGTGAAGTGAATGTTATAGTTGTATTACTGACTACTGTTACAACACCAGCATATGTAGCATTGATAAGAATCGAAGCACCTGAACTAAATCCTGTTCCAGTTAATGTAATTGTTTGTCCACCACCTGTATTAGCCGCAGTATCATTTCCTGGATAAGTTATACTTGTAACTTTTGGAGTTGTAGATATAATACTAGTTGTATTTACAATTGTACTTACAACATCAGTAAAAGCATTTGCTTTTAAATTCGTTAAATTTGTCGTTGCCATTATAGTTCTATTACCTTCCAGCCGTATGTACTGTTACTGTATACCAAACCAAAACTACTTTGGTTTACGTTCACTAATAAATCGTTAGCAATACCTTGAATCTTATGACCATTTCTTGCTACTGTTAAATTATTTGCACTAAATGTTCCCGCCAAATCATTGATACGAATAGTATCACCTAGTGTTGCACTTGTTGGTAGTGTCATTGTTATAGGAGCAGTTGTTGTATCAACAAAATAACCTTGTCTCGCTGCCATTGTACTGTTTGTATTTACAATAGACCATGTAATTGAAGATGTATTAGCTGCTGCAAATGCTGAGTTAGCATACGATGCTGCTGAGTTAGCCGTACCAAATGCAGCATTCGCCTGATTTCTGACCCATGAATCGGAAGCATTATTGGCTGCTAAGAAGGCAGCGTTAGCATATAATCCTGCTGAGTTAGCTGCATCAAAAGCAAAACTTGGATCACCACCTAATGACAATTCACGGACTTGAATATCAACATCAGTAGCTGGAGTTGTATTGAATGTTAGAGTTGTACCTGATACTGTATAATCTGTACCTGGTCTTTGTAGAATACCGTTTTCTGCCACGAATATTGTGTTGGCGGTCATACCAGAAGTTACGGTAAAACTTGATGTTGTATTATTACCTGTATAACTTCTGTATGTTATATTTCCTGCACCACCAGCATTACTACCACCAGTTGTTACTAGAGTTGTAACTTCAATAATAGCAGTATTGGGTGGAATCGAATCAAATGTTAATGTAGAACCAGTTAAACTGTATGTTGATTTAGGTTGTAAGACACCTTGTACAGCAACAAAGGTTACATTCTTATTAGCCGGTATCGTTGACAATACGAAACTACTGTTGGCACCATCAGCGGTAAACGCATCAACATAACCGGTAGTTGTAAGTGTATTTGCCTTATTGAATGCTGCATTGGCTTGAGCAAAAGCACCGTTAGCATACACACCAGATGATGCTGATCCTGAACCAGAATTGGCTACTGCGAATGCTGCATTGGCTTGTATGAAGGCCGCATTTGCTTGACCTCTAACCCAAGAATCTGAAGAATTGTTGGCTGCTAAGAACGCAGCATTAGCATAGAGTGCTGCTGAGTTTGCCGTACCAAATGCCGAGTTTGCTTGTATGAAGGCAGCAACAACTGTTGCACTAGATCCTGCTGCATTAGCTGCTGCGTAAGCGGCATTTGCTTGACTGAAAGCGCCATTAGCATACAGAGAAGCACCAGCTGCATTGCTTACAGCAGTATTAGCAACACCAAATGCTGAATTGGCATATGAACCAGCTGTTACTGCTTTGCTATCAGCCGTTGCTGCATTGGTAGTAGCCGTATTTGCTTGAATATATCCTGAGTTGGCATATGAACCAGCAGAAACTGCTTTACTATCAGCAGTATTGGCTGCCGTGAATGCCGAGTTGGCATAATTGCCAGCCGTAACTGCCTTAGAGTCTGATATATTAGCTGCAGTAAAGGCAGAGTTGGCATAAACACCAGCAGAATTAGCAGTTGCAAATGCTGAATTTGCTTGTGTAAAAATTCTAGTTTGATTTGTTTCAACATCAATACCATTAATTGAAACAGCATACGATGTTAAATTGGCAGTCAATGTGCCTGTGTTAGCAGCAGTCAATGACCCCGGAGATAATACGTTTGCGGTTGGGTCAGTAGTTAAATTTTGAAATAAGAAATAATTTGCACCAGCTTGTCTAACAAGACCGGTATACTTTACACCACCACCAGGATTATATGCACCGTAAATACCAATATCAACTGTATCACCAATAGTATTATTATTAGCAAGACGAATTAACGAGTCTTGTGTGGCGATTGTTTGTGTATTAACATAAGTCGTATTACCTTGAACTGTTAAGTTACCAGTAATAATCAAATCTGCGGTAATTGTACCACCAGTATTTGCATTGATACTATTATTAGCACGAGCATATGCAGAGTTAGCATATGTACCAGCAGAAACAGCTTTAGAATCAGCCGTATTAGCTGCTGTAAAGGCTGAGTTAGCATAAGAACCTGCTGTTACTGCCTTTGAATCTGCCGTATTAGCTGCTGTGAATGCTGAATTAGCATAACTACCTGATGTTACTGCTTTAGAATCAGCAGTTGCTGCATTAGTGGTGGCAGTATTTGCCTGAGTGTATGCTGAGTTAGCATAAGAACCTGCTGTTACTGCCTTTGAATCTGCCGTATTAGCTGCTGTAAAGGCTGAGTTAGCATAAGAACCTGCTGTTACTGCCTTTGAATCTGCCGTATTGGCTGCCGTGAATGCTGAGTTAGCATATAATCCTGCTGTTACTGCCTTGCTGTCTGCTGTATTAGCTGATGTAAAGGCTGAGTTAGCATATGATCCGGCATTTACTGCCTTTGAATCTGCCGTATTGGCTGCTAAGAAGGCTGAGTTGGCGTATATACCTGTCGTTACCGCCTTATTGTCAGCTATATTGGCTGCTATAAATGCTGAGTTAGCATAACTGCCAGCACTTATTGCTTTACTATCTGCCGTATTTGCTGCTAAGAAAGATGAGTTAGCATACGAACCTGCTGTTACTGCCTTGGAATCAGCAGTATTTGCGGCCAAGAAAGATGAATTAGCATAACTACCAGCTGTTACTGCTTTACTATCTGCTGTGTTGGCTGCTAAGAAGGCTGAGTTAGCGTAACTTGCCGCAGAATTGGCAGTACCAAAAGAAGAATTTGATTGTATGAAAGAACCATTAGCATAAATGCCAGCTGAGTTTGCCTTTTCATATGAAGCATTGGCCTGGACAAATGCACTATTAGCATACAAGGCAGCCGAATTTGCAGTACTAAATGCTGGTGCAACTTGTGGTGCTACATTATTAGCTGATGCAAATGCTGCATTAGCCTGTTCAAAGGCTCCATTAGCATATAATGATGCTGAATTGGCCTGACCATATGATGAATTAGATTTAATGAATGCTGAGTTAGCGTATGATTCTGCTGATGAAGCAGCTATATTACTATAGTTCGTACCATCATTAGTGAACTGCCAGTATTTCTTAGATTCACTCCATATCAAAGCTGTGTTTGTTTGATTGCCACGATTAACTTCAATACCAGAATCTTGTGTTGGTGTACCAGTTACATTAGAATTTAATGTAATGATATTATCTTTTACTAATAAGTTTACTGTATTAGCATAGAATGTTGTACCTGTAACAGTTAGATTACCAGCAACGAGTGTGTCACCTGATATTGTACCGCCAGATGAATTAAATTTAGAATTTGCCGTAGAGAAAGCAGCATTAGCATATGACGAAGCAGAGTTTGCTTGGCCATATGAAGCATTGGCTTGATTGAAAGAACCGTTAGCATAGATACTTGCTGAATTAGCTACATCAAATGCTGAATTAGCCGTATTGAACGCTGAGTTGGCATAACTGCCGGCTGTTACTGCTTTACTATCAGCAGTATTGGCTGCTGTGAAAGCTGAGTTGGCATATAATCCTGCTGTTATCGCTTTTGACTCTGCCGTATTGGCTGCCGTTAAAGCGGAATTAGCATATGAACCAGAAGTAACTGCTTTACTATCAGCAGTATTGGCTGCCGTGAATGCTGAGTTGGCATATGATGCAGCAGAATTTGATTGACCATAAGAAGCATTTGCTTGTGTAAAGGCACCGTTAGCATAGATACCTGCCGAATTGGCAGTATTAAAAGCCGGTGCAATTTGTGGTGCCACATTATTGGCTGCTTCAAAAGCCGCATTGGCTTTGGTGAAAGCACCAGTAGCGATACTTAAAGTAGCTGCACCTTGTGCTGCCGTTGATACCTGGAAACCACCAGGAGTATTTCCATCATGTACAACAATGCTATAATTGTCCGTGTTGACGGTAATTTCGGCCACAGCACCCGTGAAGGCACTTGTCTGTGTCGTATTACCTCTTCTAAATTGTAACTGTGTAGACATGAATGGTTAATCCGTATATTATTTAATATTTATGCTAGTGTTCCACAATCAACTGTTCGATTCTCTATAGGTTCACTAATGAAACCTAAATCAAGGAAAGGAAAACCAAGATAATTATTAATTGTGGTTCCACCAGCACCACCGGTATTTGCATAGGCATATGCAGCATTGGCCTGATTGAAGGCCGCTTGTGCGGCAACTGCTGCTGAATTGGCTTTTTGGAAAGAACTGTTGGCGGTAGTTCCAACTATCCGTATTTCTTTATTTCCTTGGTCACCAATGTATGCGAATTTCATACTATGTTAATTCCAATAAACTTAAAATAACATCAGCTGATGAAGCATTACTTGTTGAAACTTTAAGTACATCGTTGGCTGTCATTACTAATTTTTGTTCACCACCAATAGTAATCAAAGAATTACCTGGATCAATTGGTGCCATTTTAACCATGTAATAGTCTGTACCACCAGAGTTTAGAATTACATTTGCCGTTATTGTTGTGTTCAGTAGATTAGCAATCGTCATACCAATGATTGTAGTTGATACACCAACAGCAGTAGTATAGATGGTCTGTGGTGATGTTCCTACTGCCGCCTTTACTTGATTTTTAAATGTATTTGCCATTTGAATTTCCTATTATCTTCTATTTATTACATCAACTAAATGCGATAGTAAATGCAACAATATCGGAGTTCACATCGAGAGCTGTTGTTCCCGTATTTGCTTTGGCAAAGGCTGCATTAGCCTGAATAAACGCTGCGGTAGCAAAGGATAGTGTTGTATTTTGAGACGCATACGCAGCATTGGCATGTGCATATGCTCTCGCATCTGTAACAGAATCAACAGCATTGATTGTGATTGTTTTTGTGGTGGTATTAGTACTGATGGTTATATTATTACCAGCAGCAATAGACAGAGTGTCTGAAATGCCTCCCGCAAGTATTAGGGAGTTGTTTGAGTTGATTGTATCAAACGAGAATTGGTTACTAATATATGAACTACCACCAAGACTGTTTTTATAATACAGTTTTCCATCGGCGTAGTTGAGAGCAACCTCACCAAATGCAAGACCTGATGGTGTGTTTCCTGTTACGCCTGATTTTTTTAACTGTATTGCTGTGTTTGACATTTACTTAAAACGTTCCACCATCCTTGAGTACACTTTCAGTATCAACTAAACTTATTATGTTCGTTGATACTACTTCTTTATTAAGCTGTTCTTCAATTTTTCTGCGTTTGGCAGGAGGTAGTTGTAAGTATTCAATTTTTTCAACCAATTCTGCAATCTTATTGTTTAGATTGCTTTTCTCGGTTTCATGTGACTGTATTAGTTGTTTAACATAATTTTCATTCTGTTCAGTAATACCATTAATTTTTCCATTATTTTCGGCCTTGGTAGAGTTGATTACATTCTCAAGTTCTACTCGAACTCGGTTAGTTTCTTCTCTGGCTCTAATCAATTCACCTTTAAAAGTTTCAACGTGTATTGCTTGATTCTTAACACTATCATAATCACGAAACTTGTTGTTCAATTCTTCATATTCTTGTCTATGTTTTGTAACAAGACTTTCAGATTCAACCAACTTATTCCTTAACTCTTCTATGACATTATTTTCATTTGTAGAATTGGTTTGTTTTAATTGTTGAACTGTTTCTTTTAGTTCATCATTTAACTTTACCAACTCAACAATCTGTTCAGTCTGTTCTTTTACAACCTCATCAGTTATTTTAGCATTCGCTTGCATTGAGACATTTCGAACAACACAATCAGTCATTGTACTGGTCAATATCTCAACATAATGATTTAAATACTTATCATTTCCCATTTCAAACTCCTATTATATAGAAAATACATTTACATTATATAGTCAGCTTAGAATTGACCTCCATCCAAAGAGGATGTCCATACAGGAACACCTGCATTAGTTGTTGTAAGAATCTGGTTAGACCATGCTTGGTCAGCCGTACCTGCTGCAGCAGTAACTGCCATAGCATTTGTACCATCACCGTATACGATACCTTTTGAGGTAAATGTAGAAGCACCAGTACCGCCTTGTGTAACAGTCAATCCAGAAATATCTGAAGCAGTAGCTGCACTTACACGACCGTATGCATCAACCGTCAATGCTGTGATTGTCTTAGAAGCACCTAGTGTACCAGTTAATGCGTAAGTAACATTAGCAATTGTTTGAATTGCACCAGAACCATTACCAATCAACATTCTACCAGAAGAGAATGTGTTTACACCAGTACCGCCTTGTGTAACAGTCAATCCAGAAATGTCTTCTGCTGTTGCTGCACTTACACGGCCATAATCATCAACTGTTAACGATGTGATTGTTTTAGCTTGACCTAATGTACCAGTCAATCCATAAGTAACATTTGCAAGTTCTACTAGAGCACCTGTGCCATTACCAATAACAACTTTTCCAGCAGCAAAAGTAGATTTACCTGTACCGCCTTGGCCAACTGTTAGACCAGAAATTTGATTGAACGTAGCAGCAGTGAATCTACCATACGCATCTACTGTTACAGATGTGATAGTATTATTTTGTGTGCCTGTTGTTGGACCACTTTCCGTTTTAACAAAGTTTGTATTTGCAAGTAATTTTAATGAGCTTGTACCATCACCAACAAGTATAGAACCAGAGGTGAATGTAGTTGCACCAGTACCGCCACTAGGAACAGTTAATGCATCAGTTAATGACAATGATTTGATGTTTGTCGAACCGGCAACTGTTAATGTACCAACTTGTAATACTGTTGTGTTTGCCCATGCAGCAACTAAGTTTGACCTCAAGTTTGCTTGACGGAAGGTTCCAGATGAAACGTTAATTACGTTACTTGTTGGATCGCCTGTATAATTATCAAACAGATAGTATGCACCATCACCAGCATGACGAATCAAACCAGCAGAACGAGCCGTACCATCATTATATGAACCAACGAAACCAATATCGACTGCATCACCTGAATTGTTTGCTGCAAGACCAATCAATGAATCTTCAACTGTCATTGTTGTTACATCATATTTTGTAACATCACCCAAGACAGAAAGATTACCGCTGATGGTAATATTACCATCAATCGTTTGATTCAATGATGCAGTATTTGCACGAACAACTGTATTGTCTACATCAATAGAAACTTGATTGTTTGTTACGGTTGATGTAAGACCTGCACCACCAGTGATTGTCAATGTATCGGTAGCGAGTGAAACAGTATCGGTACCAGTGTCACCAGCAATACCCAAAGATGTTGAGATAGTTGCCGAGTTGGCAATGGTCATAACACGACCGTTTGCAGACACTTGGATGATAGGTATTACTGTTGTACCACCATAGACACCAGCAGTTAGACCGTCAATCGTATTAAGTGAAGCACTTAATGTTGCATTTGCAGTACCATTAAACAACTGTGCAGAAGCAGTAATGTCACCACCAGTAACATTAATATATCTATCTGTTTGGAATTGCGTTGCTGAGTTTGCGTTGCCTGAGAAAGAAGTATTACTTAATACACCACCATCAGAGAAACTAATACTTCTGACGTTTGCGTGGCCTAAGAAAACGTTACCAGCTGCGTCACGTTTAACTATGGTGCTTACGGTATTTGAACTGGTAGCTGCATCAATTTGTGAGGTGTAGTATTGACCACCAACATTGACAACACCATTACCGTCAGGTGAACCAATAAAAATAGTATTCGATGCGTATGAGTACGCTAACTCACCAGCTTGTAGGCTTACTGGTCTGCCTAACGTAGTGGAACGTTTGATTAAGATTGAGGTATTTGCCATTATTATTATCCTTGTTATTGGTTTGGATTTAATCCTATTATCTATTTATGAAAAACTGCCACCGTCAATTGTGCTAATTGAGTTCGCTAAGTAACCCGGACCAGCAATTCCCACAACATTATTGGAAACATTACCAATAAACAATGTTTGTGAAACAAAAGAATACGCTAATTCACCATCTAATAAAGTTTCTGGTGCTGTATTTGCATACGACCTTAATATTTGTATGTGTGTATTAGCCATTTAAAAGAATCCGGAATCAGCACCTGTGAAAGCCAAATAGGTAATAGACCTTGATACAGTTGCGTCTAATGCTCCAACAGGAATTTCACCACCTACCGTTTGTACAGGTGAAAATCCACCTTGTGGTGTTATCAAAATTGCTACAGGATTTGGATATCTATCTGTAGGTGCAGCAGCAATGGCCAATGAACCTGTGTTGGCATCAGTTTTAAGTATAGTTCCACCCAAATCAATTGTGTTTGAACCAATATATAAACTTCGGAACCTCTGTGTTGGTGATCCTAAATCATATTCTAGATGTTGTGATGGTAACAAATTACCTGTTACTGGAGTTGAAGTACCAAGAGGCCTGACATTAAAAGTTTCAGTTTGTGCATTATACACAATTACATCACCAGTATTTGCACCCGTTATTCCTAGGTCGTTCAGACTCCTTAAAGTCTTTGTACCATAAGAAATTGTTTGTACTGTTTCTGGTCTTGCAGATGTACCTATTTTTACTCGGACAGATGCTGGTTGTCTGACTGTTACTGTTGGCATGTTCTACCTTAAAATACGGTAACTCTAGGTGATACGTTTACAATACCTTCCAAAACTCTGGATACTGTATTCGAAGAATCCTTAACAGCAACATCATATACATATCTACCCGCAGCAATATTTGCTGTTTGTTTATATGTTAAACTTAAAATTATTATACCTTGTGATGGATTATTAAGGTCAACTGTGAGTTCTGTCGTGGAATTAGTTGAATAATAAGACTTCTTCATAGATGACTTAACCTGACAATTCACCAAGCTATAAGGTGAACCATCGGCGTTGTCAAGTGTCACGGATGTGTTGAACTCCGAACCTTGTTCTAAAAATAATTCTTGGTAACCTGCTGGCATAGTAGTCTTCTTATTATTATACTTATATTTAGTCTAGGAGTGGATTCACTTTTTGGAATCCCGAAACTGTCGGAGAAAATTCTTGAGCCGGAACGCAAAAATTCGAAATTTTAAAATGGCACCTTATAATTTGTAATTGATATAGTTGTATCTGCCACAGTATAAGTTGTAGGTGATGCACTTATTGTATCTGAGAGTGTAACCAAGCCTGGTGTATTTGCTGACATTACAGGTGATGAGTTTGCATAATAATCCCAAGTCTTATTTGATACATCTTGAGCTAAGTAATCCATCGTCAAATATGTTGCTGGTATATACGAACCCAACTTTGAACCATCTGTTGGTAGTTTAACGTGTATCATCCATTTTCTGGAAGTATCAGTTGTTGCAGCAGTTGCATAAACAGTAAGTGGAATGATTAATTTATTATTTTCTATCCAACACGGCGTCAAGCCGCTTTTTGTTGTGGTTCCGCCATCATTATTATCCCATATACCAACACCTGTTGTGTTTGGCCAAGTTGTACTAAATTTTAAATAATTGCCCCAAATAAGATTTCCGGAACTATCAAATTTGTTAATCCATAGATATGGTTTTGCATAACCATCAGGTGTAATACTAATTCTGTAAATATTACCTTGTTTGTCGTTAATCAAACTTACGTCATAAGTGTTTTGCGCTGAAGTATCGTTGCTTATTGATGTTTTATAAAAAGATACGTTTCCTGCCGCATCTAATTTTAAAAATCCTTTATATCTATTATTAAGGGTATTATAACTGCTAGTGGTGCTATCATTAGAATAATAATTATATCCCATCAAACCGGTGTAGTATGAAACACCAGATTCATCTAAAAAACCAGAATAAAACTGCATTGGTTTTACAAATTTCAAATAAACAAGATTACCATTACTGTCCAATGAAAAAAGCATAGTTGATTGTTTCCAGTACTTATTTCCTGGAGATCCATTCCTCGCCAAATATCCATAAAAATTACCACACCACACTGTTTGGCCTAAAGAATTTCCAAAAAAACCAATCGGAATATATTCATTGGATGCACCATCACTATCAAAAAAACCCACCGGTAATGATTTTGCCCATATTAAATTACAATTATAATCGAGTTTATAAATGATTGGAGAACCATACAAATCATATCTAGTTAAATATATAGCTTTTGATGAATCAATATGACATCCTCGAAATCCGTACCCACGACCATCAGTATTTGTGAAATTTCTAGCCAGAGCAACCGATCCATCAGAAGAATTTATTTTAGAAATATAACCTTTTGATGATGCATCTGCCGATGAAGATCCACCAAAAATCAAATAATCATTATCAATGGCTTTGATGAATACATAACTATTTTGTATTTGATTACTTTGAGTACCCTGATACAAAATTTTTGTCCAGGCGACAGTACCATCAGATTTTGTTTTTTGTAAAGAATATTTCCAAAAAGAATTATCGGTTTGAATTTCTCTACATTCATAAAGTGTGTAAACATTACCTGCGGAATCAATACAACAGTCGTTTAATCTATTAACATTACCTGTTTGCCAGAATGTTGATTTTATCAAAGCTGCTGAGCTTTGATTGCTCATAACCGCTGTTGATGACATTAGACTGTTCCTGTCACAACCGCTGCATCACTTGCGTAGAATAAGAATGTACAAACACCTCTACCGCCAAGTGCCAAAGATGTAGATGCTGTTGTTATACCAGCACGATATACTGTAATTGCCGAACAAGTAATTGTTATGGAAGATGCAGAATTGTTGTAAATAGTGATATTATCACCAGCAACGAATGTTGATACTGGAACAGTAACACCTGCTGTTGTGCTTACCATTTTACCAACATCAGCTGAAGTTAATGTGTAAACACCACTTTGTGTGTTTACTGGTAAAGCTCTTACACCACCTTTAGAATCTGTGAGTGATGACGCTGTGATTGGATTTGATGAAACAATAGCAGTATTCGCTAAAACTACGTTTGCGAAGTTGCCTAAAGTACGTGCGATAGTCATTTAATTATCCTTAAGGAGTGCCAAAGCCAGTTATATCACCTTTGGCAATCATGTTACCAGATGAATCAACTGAGAAAACGGCCACACTATTATATGAGAAAACCAATTTATTAGATGTGTTTGCCACAGACCATAGTCCAGTTGAAAGTGATCCAGCAGAAGTGGCTGAAGTAGCTGCACTAACTGTTAAAGCGGATGGAGCTGTCCATGTTGGTTTACCTGAACCAGCACTTGTTAACAAATAACCAGTTGTACCAACGTCTGTATTTGATGTAGTATTTGCTGCTGACTGATATAATATTTGACCAGCCGAACCACCTTGTCCACCAGTATATGATGGAGAAAGATTATTAACTAATGTAACGGTATAAGCAATAACTTCAACTATTTCACCTCCGATACATGCCACACCTAAAGTAATAGATGTTCCGTTTGATGCAGTATAATCAGAAGTTCCAAGTAAAACACCATTGACAAAGACTTGTAAATAACCTACTGTGTAATTTGCAGAAAAAACTGTTTGTGTCGAAGTTGCGGTAAATGTTGTTCTCACAAAAGATGTAGCACCAATACCTGCTGAACCACCAGTAATCAATGTGGTTGAAATACCAACAATTCTACCATATTGGTCAACTTGAATGATTGGTGTCTGTGTACCTGAACCATAAGATATTGCTGGATTAACAGATTGTGTTGGTAAACCAATTTGTACAACACCTGTTGCGGTATTTGCGTTGATTTGACCTGAGTTTGCATATACAGCAGTTTGTGTGATGATAAGATTGGCTGCAGAAGTTAATCTACCTTGTGGATCAACGGTAATAACAGGAACCTGAATTGAACCACCATATGTGCCGGCCGTAACCGCCGTATTAGCTAACGTGGATGAACTAACTTTTGTTGTCATTTATTATTTCCTTTTAGAGCATCAACTTCAGCTTTGAGTTCTTTAATAGCAGCAAATGCTAAAGCACATAATTTTTCATAATCAACTGCTAATGTTCCATCTGGTTTCTGGCGAACAGCAACAGGGAATACTTGTTGAACATCCTGAGCAATAACACCAAAATCTGATTTTTGTACAAAGTAACCATCTGCGCCACCATGTTTTGATACGTAATCATCTGTCCAATCAAATAATTTACCACCAATACAGCCAACTTTAGATAATGCATCCGGAATATCTTGTATGTTCTCTTTCAATCTCTTATCTGAACTGTAAAAAGCAGTAATGTTGTCAGAAGCACGGATTTGACCAGTTGTCGTTGGTGCTGCAGTACCAACACCAAGTGTACCAAGTTGTGGTTGCATTGTTGTACCAAGCCTTGCTGCAGCCAAAGTACCAGAACCAATGTTACCAGCATTTGTTGTATCTGTCGTAGCTGATGATGCTAAACCAGAAACAGCACTAGAAGCAATTGCTATTGCTACGTTGGCCACACTTGTAATCCTACCGTAACCGTCAACAGCAAAAGTTGTTGCTGTACTTGCACCACCAAAAGTTCCTATATTTGTATTGGTATTTGCTAAACCAATCTGTACTGTTCCTGTTGCGACATTAGCGACTAATTGATTTGTGTTAGCATAAATTGACGTTCCTGCAGGAATACTAATACCAACTGTACCGATTGCAGTAATTCTACCGGCCGTATCTACTGTAAATTGTGGTATAGCTGTTGTAGTACCATATTGACCTGCAGAAATACCAGTTGTTGTCATCATTGCACTTGTAACAACACCAGTTGATGTAGTGTATACACCGTTAGTCACGGTTGCAGCATTTAAGGTAAATGTATTACTATTATTCAATAAAGATTTAACAAATGCTGTTGTAGCAAAAGTTGTGTCATTATTACCCACACTTGGTGTAAGACCAAAGACTCGGCCAGTAAATGAACCTCCAGTCAATGCAGCTTTTCTACTCTCAAGATCGTTGATTGCTAATTGAATTGTATTAGCAGAAGATGGAATGTCACCTTGGGGTGCAGTAAATGTAATATTATTTGCGTAATATGGATTTACATAATATCCATCAACTTCAACAAGAATCGAATCACCACTTGGTGGTGTTGTTGTAAATGCAATTGTGTTGGCACTTAAATCTAAAGCATATTCAGATTCAAATTGTCTAACACCGTTAATATAAGCACGAACTTGTGTACCGGTTGTTGCGGTTGGTATAACAAAAGAATTTCCTGTATAACCCGATTGTCCATTAGCTGTGTATGACAAACGAGTTGAGTTGATTGTAGTACCTGGTGTTACACCACCACCGCCGCCGCCACCAGAACTTGCGGACCAATAAAAGTTACCTGGACCACCTGTAGTTAATACATAACCTGCTGTTGCACCCGTTGGTAAAATATTGGTTAATGCTCCAGAAGATGATGTTGCACCTGTACCACCTTGATTTAACGGTAAAGCATTAGTTAAGATTAAACCATTAAATGTTGGTGTATTTGCTGTCTGTAAGTCTTGTGGTGAACTAATAGCAAAATTGTTTGCACTTGTAGCTACAATTTTTATACCATTATTACTTGAGAATGATATTACACCACCAGAATGTGTAACAGAACCTTGTGTACCAACAAAAGTATTGGCAAATGTATTTGCTAAATCATATGCTGAGTTTGCTTTGATGAAAGCAGCATTAGATTGTGTAAATGCACCGTTAGCATACAGAGAAGCACCAACTGCATTATTAACTGCTGTATTTGCCTGAGTATATGCTGAGTTGGCATAAGTGCCTGTCGTATTCTGTGATTCATAGGCAGAGTTGGATTTAATGAACGCTGCATTTGATTGAATGAAAGCACCGTTAGCATACAGAGAAGCACCAGCTGCATTATTAAATGCGGTATTTGCTTGTGTATATGCTGAGTTGGCATAAGTGCCTGTCGTATTCTGTGATTCATAGGCAGAGTTGGCTTTGTCAAATGCTGAGTTAGCATATGAACCCGTTTGATTAGCCAAATAGTTTTCTGTAATGACACGTGAATAGATGTTACCTGTTACATCTAGTGTTTCCCAATACAACAAAGGTTCATTCCAACGGAATGCAGCATTTGGACCAGAAGAACCACGAGCAACTGAAATATAACTAGAAATACCAGCAGAAACGCCAGTACTCAATTGGAAAGTATTAGCAGCGTAGATTGTACTACCAGTCAAAGTAAAGTTACCACTAATACTTAAACCACCAGAACCTACAGATAAACTGTTTGCAAAAAATGCTGCATCATTACCATCAAGTTTCGTTGATATTGTAAGTGTTGGTATCGAAGCACTAATATTCGCTGTGAAGGTATTGGATACAACAGAACCTTGTGAGGTGATTGAATTATTTGCTGTAATATCTTTTGTTGTTATTCTATTTGTGACAGAGACACTAGAAGTATTAACAGTTGTATTAGCCTGTAATGAAGAAGTGAATGTTGTGTTACCTACACTCACCCAATCTAATTTTTGTGTACCTGTGACTATATTGTTTGCGAGTGAATAAGAAGAATTTGAATTTGTGAAGGCCGAGTTAGCATATGAGGCTGCTGAATTTGCTTGGCCGTAAGCACCGTTTGCATATGAACCGGTTGTATTTTGAGAATTGAATGATGAATTAGCATGAAGGAAAGCACCATTGGCATATGTAGCCGCTGAGTTTGCTTGGCCGTAAGCACCGTTTGCATATGAACCTGTAGTATTTTGTGCTTCATAAGCAGAATTCGCTTTAACAAAAGCTGCCGTAAGCTGTGGTGCCACATTAATACCAGCAACAATTATACCATCATCAACGTTAATTGTTGTATTAAAATTACCTGTGCCGGAAACATATATGTCACCAACATTTGTCGTACCAATTAAATTACTTAAACCACCGACAGTTAAATTGTTTATTTGTGCAGAAGAATTTGCAATAAAATTATTTGAATATGTATTACCTGTGACACTAATTGTTCTTGTATTTACTGATGTATTGGATTGGATTGAATTTGTTAATATATTATATTGTATTGTTGTATTACCACCAATATATACACTATTGGAAACATATAACCCAGTACCTGGTCCTTGAGCAATTAAAAGACCATTGATGTTGGCTTGGCCAGAATTAGTTAAACCTAATGTTGTATTACCAAAATAAACTTGGCCATCAACCGATAAATTATTATCAATAGAAGCGGATGAACCTGAGCCTTGTACTCTGAGTTGTTTTTGTACGATGATATTACCGTTTGACTGCAGTGCGTTTTTTGTTGTTTCGCTGAGGAAAATTGTACCAGAATTTTTGGTGTAATCACCTGTTGCTAATGTATTGTTTTCTGCAATAAGAGCATCTGTCGCAACCATCCATTGACCAAATGTATTGGCATAACTTATAATCGTTACTGTATTTGCCATTTTAACCTTTTTCTAATAGTTTTACCATCAGTTTTTTAATATCTGATATGTCGTTTTTAATATTATTAATTTCTGATTCAACCTTATTTATTTGCTCTTTTTGAGACTCAGCAAATTTTCGTTTGGTTTTATAATCTTGTAAACCAGAAATGTCTCGATTAATCAAAGCCATACTTTCCGTATCACGAACTAAACTTGTTCCTGTAATTGGTATTAACATAATTATACTGAAGTATTAACGTTCGCAGGTAAAGCAATCACACGTAAATCATTTACAAATGGTGAATACGTATGGTCGGAACTAGTCAAAACAACTTTGACAGCAAATTGACTAAATGAGGTGTATATTTGTCCTGTTGTACTTGTATAAGTTACATAACCTTGGTCGACACCAGCATTTCCTGGAGCAAACACATATTCATAAGTATCACTTCTTGCTTGAGAAAATAATGAACCAGAGTTATTAATTTTGGTCATTAATTGCCATGAACTGTCATCAAACTTCTGTGTATCATTTCTGTTTAGAACCTTGTAATACACATGAATATCTGTATTTACTGGACGATATGCAGTTAGATAAACATTCAGGTCACCGGAGTCAAATGTTGGATCCAAAACAACTTTCTTGGTGACATATTTAGCGAGTACATTGCCACCATTCTTAGATGTTTCACCTGTAATGATTGCTGTTGCGCCTGTACCAGGAATATTATTAGCATCCGTAATTGTAATTGTAGGTGTCGTAATATAACCAGAACCAGCAGTTGTTATGTAAACAGATTGAATATTACCTGAAACAACATTTGCTGATGCATAAGCTTGTGAACCATTAGGATCTTTCGGTGGTGAAATTGTTACAGTAGTTGTGTATGCGTTATAACCTGTACCGGTGTTGGCTAATGTTATAACAGAATTAGACAATTCTGCATTATTAATATTCCATTGAATTGCAAATACTGATAAACCAGCATCAGAAATTACAGGACTAACATGGTCAGATGTTGTATTCAATACTGTATACAATGAGAATGATGTATTGGAGTTTGCAACCAAAATTCGCTCACCTTTACCATCAGTCAAATAAATGTCATCATTTGTTGGTGTGCCATATTTACCTGGATTTATGTATGTTGTTCCAGCTGCCGTACCATTAAGTAAAGTGGCATTATATGAATAAGTGATTGAAGTGGAAGACGGAGTAAAGTCTGTGGTTGTAACATTAAATGCGTCTACCAATACATCAGTTGAACTGATTGTTTCTGTTGTACCGGAAACACCATTAGCATTTTGATAGTATCTAATACTTTGGTCAATCAAAGTTCTTTGTGGCAATTTGTTTGGTACAATGTGTTGAATTGTTGGTGTAGCAGTTGTATTAAACACACAACGGTCTACAACAAACATTAAACTTTGATTTTGATCTGCTGTCCATGTCTGTGCATTTTGTGAAATGAATAGACCACCAACGTATGGTGCCGAACCAATCTTAGTAATGATTGACGGTGCTGGATCGGTTGGCAAGTTTTTAACTGAAGATGATAATGCTTTATCTCCATTAGAAGTTGACCACAACTCATATTGATTTGAATTAGATTTCAACATGAATGCATATAATACACCTGGTTGAATATAAACTGGTGCAGAGAATTTGAATTTTGTTGCAGCGGTACTATCCAAATATTGTGGAGATGATGATGTTTTTACCGATATTGGTGTCAAAGTTACAACAGAATGGTCGAGTGTATCACCATTTGGATATCCATTTTGTGTTCCAACAATTGATAATGTAATTGGTGAATTGTCGCCAGTTGGTTTATTAGAGAAGAAGAATGTTGCTGAGTCTAAGAACAATCCATTAGGAAAGTTATCCTTATCAACAATAAACGTTTGTGCAACAGGATCCCATCTATTTGTCCAAGATGTAACATTCGTTTGTACTAATTTTGGATCACCAGTTTTATAGAAGGTGTTCTTTGCACCAGCCGGAGAAGCACCAAAGTCTATCTGCTGCGCCTTAGTTTGCAAACCTTCGGCATAATAAACACCTTCAGCAAAAGTTGTTTCTGTACCTAAATTACCATTGACCCTATTATCAATTCGTAGTGTTCTTTGACCATTGTGGAAAGTGTTTTCTGGTAAGTTGAATACACCATAAGTTGAACCAGTTTCATCAGTACTGAATCCACCAATAGAATAGATATCATCAACCGATAATGTGATGCCTGTTGCTAAAGTAGCAACTCTTGTTGAACCTTGATAACCTGTAATAGTAGCAGAAGAACCGACACCAGTTCCATCACAAATGTAAATTGTATTTCCGTTATAATAATTATCGGAAGTTGAAGCTAAATTGCTTAATGTGATAGTTGTTGAATTGGAACTGCCATTAATTCTACCACCAAAATGTGATTGACTTGAAACAGTACCAGTTGCTGTCGTTGATGTGTACACACCAGAAGCATTAAAGAATCCGTTTTGTATCACACCATTTGTTGTGTAATTTTGTGTATATGGATCAGCAGCAACATACAATCTTGTTGTCGTTGCAGTTTTATTAAATAAACCTAAAATCCTAGCTGTTGGTGTAAATGTACCACTTGTGTAATAACCAATAATATCACCTTCTTTGAAAGTACCAGAAACACCTATCAATTCGATAATGTTTCCTTTACGAATATAATTATTTACATTTGTACCATCAAAATAGTAATTTACTGCTGCATTAATCAACATACCTTTTGCACGTGAAACAATCTGTTGTGGTCTGATATATGGCAAAACAGAAATATCTTGAATATATCCGTTATTCAATGAATATGTGTTACCAATCTTATCATATGAACCCATCACATTTGTTTGGTTCATGTAAACGGAAGTTGTTTGTGTATATGTTTCCCAATTTCTTCCACGATCCGTCAATTGAGTATTCACAACACTTGGTACACCAGTAATTGCTTTCCAATCTCCGTATTGTAATATGTTGTTTGTTGAACCTGCTTGGAACACCTGTAAATTTGGATCAGTAATTAACAATGATGGAGAATAAGTTGTATCAACCCAATTATCAATATTTGGTGACAACGAAATTGTACCATCAATTACTGAAAAAGAGAATGGATTTACATTAACTGTCCGTGAAGCAAATTTTTGTGTAATTACATTTGATGTTGTGTATGGCAATGTATAGTAATTAACATTACCATCTGTACTAATATTATAACCCAAAGAAATGGAAGAATCCATTTGATTCATGTTATATGCTGTAGCTAAAGATTTCAATTGAAAGTTTTTAACATTTTGTGAAGCAGTCATTAAGCGGTCACGGCGATTGATAGTCGCATAGTAGTCACCATTCAAAGTATCTGCCGTAGCAAAACTTGAGAAATCGTCAACAAGTATACCGTTCTTGAATCTGTTTAAACCATATGCATCGGAGATTTGTAATGAACTTGCTTTCTGTTCCAACAAATTTAAAGATGCATAGTATTGAATATTGTTAATTCTGCTTTCCAAACCAGCAATGTCTTGCATGGTATAACGCTTATGTTTAACTTTCTCAATGGACAGGTCAGAGAGTGTACCATTTGGTGATTCTGTTGGAATATAACCAGTATATGGTACGTGTGTTATATTAGCTATAACCAATGAACCATCTGGTTCAGATGGTATTAAAGGATTAACCGAAGGTGCACCTTCAATAATCTCAAATGTTCTATCTTTGGTTAATATTAATTTATCTTTTCTACCAAGATAATAAGAATAATCTGTTCTGAAAGTTGACAAGTCTGTTGGTATAAAGATACCATATCTGTTGACAACTGAATTATAATTAAACTGGAAAGTTGTAGTTGCATTTATTCTAGATGGTCTAAAATCTAAAGAATCACGCAAAGGATAAGTTGTTCCGTTTTTACTAACATACGAAAGTATATTCTTATATGATTCTGGTTTTTGTGAATTCAAATAAGAACTCAATGCAAAGTAACCATCGCCACCAGCATGTTGGTAATAATTTACAAATACAAGTAAATTTCCTTTTGGTTGTGGAGCACCAGGAATTAATGTTATTGAAGCATGGTCATAATAACTATCTCTCTGGCCGTTATCAAATGAGTAATTCTTTGTAACATCATATGATGGATTAGTTAACATTCCTAATGTTGGAATATAACCAGCACCTTTGGTGTCAATAATCTTAACAATATTTTTTACATCGGACAAATATAAAGTTTGTTTTAAACCTGGTGAAACTAAACCTGGATTTTGAATATAAATTTGGCCAGTGGAGGTTAGTGATGCATCATCAACAAAGTATTGACCATTAATATTTGTACCGTTGGTTTTAATTACGGATGTGTCAGCGGTGATTAAATTCTTATATTTTAAGAAATGACTTGTGTTATCAGCGTTTGATACAAAAACTTTTTCTAAAACAACTGCCGTAAAGGTACCACCAACTGCCGAAACAGGAATACTTAAAGTTGCGGTTGATAAATCATTACTAATTAATATTGTTCCACCCAAATATGAAAGTGGTACTACTTGGCCAACAGATAATGTACAAGGTGAGACAGCATTGGTAACAACAATCAAAAAGTTTTGTTTGATTACATCCGCACTTAAATAACCACCCGCACTACCAAAATGCTGGATAACACCAGAATATGAATCTGAATATGTAATTTGTACTTGAGCAACTACACCACCAGAAGCATTGAATACAACGCCACGATTTAAATGTTGTGTGTTATAAGAAGCGTCTACCATTGATGCAACATATGGTGCACCGATGTTATAAATTAATTCCGGTGCACCTGGATTTTTTAGAATTGTTGCACCAGTTGAAACACCACCAATTCTACCAGAAGCATTATTGATATTTGCATAAGATTTGATGGAAGCTGGATAAGATGTTTTATCTGCATATACGATTGTATCAATATCTTTAATATCAAAATTAAAAGCAAACACGGATGTTGTATCTGGTATAACTGTCCAATTTTGATTGACCGTTGCAATTCTTGTGGCACCATCATAACTTGTGATTGTACGGAAATCACCGGAACTTGTTCCGTTTGTTATTGTAACGTTTACACCAACGTATGAAGTGTTTGATTGTGAGAATGTTCCAGGAAGTTTAATTGTATTGGCTGTTGCTGAAACTACGTTGGCTGTTGCCACAGCATTTTGTATATCATTTACAAAAGCTTTATAAACATATGTGTTCGCATCAGCATCACTTGTGTTATAATCATAAGCAAAGTTTCTGATGTAACCAGTTGCCACAACAGTAGAACTGTATGTAGCTGTATTTGTGGTTCTAACATTTGATGAAGTTACACAATGAAAGTCAACGGCCTGAGCGGTTGTTACATCAAAGAATGATCCAGCCGCACCTCCACGCACGGTATCAACATAGAAGTATGTTCCATAGTCTATATAAACCGGATTGTTGTTTTGAAATTTGGTTGTTCTAGCACGGTTTGATACTAAATCCACATTAGTTGGATTTTCCATTCGGTAACCATGAACATACGACAAACCTTTACCAACTGTCAAAGTATATTTGTCCAAATCGGTATTTGTTCTTGGTGTTAATTTATAATCATCAACAATATAATCACCATTTGTTTCATAATCACGTTTTGCAAAATAATCATCAATAACATTATATACAGAGCCATTTACCATTTTCGATACAACGCCGTCTTCGACACGTACCAATTCAATAAAATCGTTATCGTCACCTAAAGCGATATTTCGTATATCTAATTTCAGAGCAATCACATAACGGTCAGCACCTGGAGCTTGATAGTTTGTAGCGCCCGCAGCAGGATCCAATAATGAGTTATCATCTACATAATCATAAGTTGTTTCTGTGATTGTTAAACCAACTCGTTTTGTTGGTGTACTGTCATATGGATCTAAAACTACCGTAGACGGACTAATTTGTACAAAATTACCCAAGACATAGAAAACACCTTGAGAAATTGAAGCTACAGATGATTCGCCAGTAGCTGCTGATGTAATTGCTTGAGCAGCCAAAAGTCCATTTACAGCTTCGTATATAACATCTCCATTTTGAAATTGTTGACCTGATGTATACGCAAGAATTAATGTGTCTGGATCTGTTCCTGTCGCAGCCACATATGATATAACCCTTGCAACAACATTACCCGTTGTGTTTCTAACTAAAATACCATCAAATTGTGTAATATCAATAGCAGCATTGTTGTATGTTGGTTGTAATTTTACATAATAACAACCAAAATTTGTGGTAACTTCACCACCAGTTACAGGAGAGTTTTGTTTGAAGATGTTATCCGCAAATTTAGTTATTTGATCCTGTAAGATTGTTTGTGCTTGTGTTAATTCTCTGGCTTGAACCGCACGGCCAGGTTTGAACAAAATACGATGAAAGTTTTTTGTTTGGTCAAAATCATCATACCACGGATCAACGTTAAAATTCTTCGCCATTTTTTTCCTTTAGTAACCTATTACCATTCTAACTTGTTCTACACCATCAGAACTTCTTTGTATACCAGACCTATTTTCAATAAAAGACAAATAACCAGAGAATATAGAATAATCTGGTGTAGTATATGTCAACAAAGTTCTATTGGTTCTATCTGCGTTTCTTACTGGACCATTAGGAAGTGGAACTCCTGATGTATTTATTAGCCTCAGTACATTGGTTGCAACATCAAAACTCAAGATAGTCGCACGGAACGTTGCATTGTTTATATTATTATCTGGACCTTGGAATACAGTATCACCTGATGTATATGAACCAAATCCAGGTGCAACAATAAAATCTGTACTTGTTCTATAAATCAAACCATCAGTTGGCAATGTAGAGTTTAGGCCTATCGACTTGGCATATAATTGTGAAGTCCGTGATGATGGATTTGTTACTAATCCTAATTGATAAAAAGTAATATCTGTTGGTATGTCACCATTTTCTCCACCAGAAAATTCAGCTGTAAACATGACATGTGAACAACCTAATTCTGATATTGGATCAAAACCGTGGCCACCGACAGGAGATGTAGATGCAAATGCCGTTGCATTAGAACCAACAGCAGATGTAATCACAACATTAGCAGTTGTATAATCCGAACCTTGGTTTGTAATGATAACATCCGTGATGGATCCACCTACAACCTTTGCGGTACCAGCAGCACCATATCCGTCACCAATTATATTAACACTAATAGGATAGTTTACATCATCATATCCCGAACCACCAGTAAGTATGTTTATAGCTTCAATACTACCAGCACCAGCCGTTGTTATTAATGGACTCGGTGTGTTTGCTCCCAATGGAATAGGCATCCAAACTTTATCCATAAATTTAACTTTGTAACCGGCATCAATCGTAAACATAAATTTCCATTTATATCCGTCAGCACCAGTGAATATTTTGAAAGCGTTATATGTACCTGGTTCAAAGTAAGGTTGTACTGTTGATGGTCCGTTGTTATTATTCCACAAACATTTAAACACTTGGTCATATTTGTTTTTTACATAGAAATTATGTAAAAGATTTCCGTTTGTATCAACTTCAACCATGTCTACATCATCACTATAATGTTCATATACGACACCTGAAGTCCAGTCAATCCGTTTGATTACAGGTGAAATGTCACTTGCTGTGACCAATTTTGCCACAAACATATTTTTCAATACTTGTTTTTGGTATTTAATGTCACCTCTAGGTAATTCTGGTTCGTTATTTGCCCATGGAGTTACTTTAGACAAGAAACAATATGTTGAAGCCAAAGCAATTTCAGTACCAGTAAATACAACTTGTGGTGAATTGTAACTCAATTCAACCTGTGATACTCTGGCGCCAGTTGTGAGAATAATTTTGTTTGACATGATTTATTTATCTTAGATTTCTGTGTATTGTTGTCCAATTGGAGTGTAAATTTTAACATCAGCCCCGTTGGCTGTTAATGTTCTGTTTACCGATAGATATGAATTTGCGGTTGAAGCTAAGTTGGAAGTCAAATAAATTTTGCCTCGGCCAGTAAAATAATCCACATAATCTACTGTCATAGATGTGTTATTTGCAACTAGAATCTTATCACCAGAATACACAATATCCATCAATGGATATGCAGTATTACTATAATTTCCATTATTTAAAATATCATATTCACCAGTCAATGATGTAATATTTATCGTGTTCGAACCAGAATTTCCTGTTATTCTTGCGACATTAGCAAAAGTTAACCATACATTAGAAGAAAGTGTAATGGTATTTGATGTTGTATTTACTGAAGCAACAATTGCGTGTATATTTGCACCATGTAACGGAACTATTGAGATTTGTGAATTTCCAACGGTAATGAAATTGTAAAGATTTGCACCAGAAAGATTATTAATTTTAACAATATTATTACTCTTATTTGTAAAATCTGTTGTCATTGAAACGGTTGTTCCGGTGTTATTTGTATAATATCTCAATGTATGAGCGCCTGATACACCTTCTTGCGCTAGGGTATTGAATGCTGTATTTGATTTCAATGCATATCTACCAATCACATTAATACCACTTGGATGTAATAAGTTTAATAATACATCTCTATATTTTTCAATTTCTTTTTCGACCGTAATCTTATATGTGTAATTGTTATAAACATCATCCTGTAACAAATCAAAACCACTAGGTTGACCTTGTGTTGTTAGATATTGTCCTTGACTGATAACAAGTCCATTTAAGAAAGAGGATGTAGCCTTTGCGGTGCCGTCACCATAATTTTTGTAACCATCTATTGTATATGAATTATCATATCTTGTACCTGTCATATTTAAGAATACATTTGCGCCAGCTTGTCTATCAATATTCAATTTTTTGGTTTTATCAGGATTTGAATTATAGTTGAATACTCTCAGATTCCAAACAGATAATAGTGGATCTTGGTTTGATGCCAACTGTTCTATTGAGTCGACCATGGCCAAGTAAGTTGCAGTATTTGTATTTGCGCCTTGATAAATCACATTACCTTTTACTGGTAGATTTGAAGTTGATACATTCGAAACAGTGATATCTTGTACTTTTAATGAAATGACTGGTGCACTAATATAATCTTCACCGCCATCCGTTATACCAATTGATGTTATCGAACCTGCACGGTCAACAGTAGGTAAGAAAGTTGCGCCTGTACCTAATATTCCAGGAATATAAAGACTTGCATTTGCTGCTTGATTGTTGGCTGAGGCTACACTTAGAACCGGTAAAGTTGTTGATGTGTAACCCATACCACCTAACGGGAAGTCTGGTATAGTATTCAATACATATGTAATACCGGTGATATAACCATTTGCTGCAACAGATGTTACATTAGCGTATGCGCCACGGCCAGTTCCACCAGAAAATACAATTTTATCATTTACTCGATAACCATGTCCACCATCTGTTATTTGTATTGGACTTAATATCCCAAGGCCAGGTATACTAGCATCTGTGAATAAGTCAGTTTGGTAACCAGATTGTGCGGTGATTTCTGGTATATCTCTAATACCGCCGCCTCCGTTAGTTACAACAATTGACGATATTGGATATGTTGTGAACGATACAAACGAAAAAGCATTGGCTAAAGTTGTGTTTGCATTTGATGTTGCAACATTGGCGAAAAAATAATTACTATTACCAAGAATAATATCTTTCTTTAATGCAATTGTGTCTGAACCAAGAAAAGCAACATTCATTGTATATCTTGGATCTGGATTTAAAGAACCAACAATTGCATATGCACCAGGAGCATTTGTTATATTAATACGTGTATTCGGCTCAGCCGAGTAACCAAAACCACTTGTTACCACACCAATACTTCTGATAGAACCAGTGGTCGTTTCAGAAATTATAGCTGAAGCACCTAAACCATTTTCAGAATTCAAACCACCATATATAATGACAGGATCACCTGTAACATATAAAAGTCCTCTGTTTTTAGGATCAATTTTGATTTGGCTGATTTGACCTATAATTTTTGCTCTGAGTGGTTGACCATTAAACAATACAGTTTGATTTGAATTGTCAACCACCCTAACAAATTCACCTGATTGAAATAGACGTTCAATATTTGAAATAAAAACTTCTGTCTTTGTGCCAAGTGTAAACGCTTTTTCGACTGTAGCAATAGATTTTGTTGTTTCACCAAATAATCTATAATTATCTATATTTTGAAAATTGGTGTCATATGTAGCTAACTTCAAACTTTTGGCTACGTACCATGTACCGGCCGATGCTTTTAGTACAGCCTCTTTGGTGTAAAACAAATCAAAGTCGGAATCAAATAATATTTTAAAGAGGAATTGAAAAGACGCTGGTGTGCCTTTTGTTTGATATAACTGTCTGGCAATTTTTATTGCCTCTTTTTTATCAACTAAGGCATCTTGTGGAAAATAAGGTAAAAAATCATTCGTGAAATAACTCAAGAACTCATTAGTCGTTGTATCGACATCTTTATAACTTAAAAGATTCTTTGTTCTATTTGTTACTTTACCTTCTTCCTCCAACCATTCATAATATGCCTGAAGGAATAAACGAAAGTTTCCATAATCTGGATTATCTCTAACAAACTCAGGTAATTGTGAGTCTATTAAAAGAGATGTTTTTTGATTATTAACTATCATGTTTATTTGGCTGTAACATTCACGACAATAGCTGCAGGATCATAGGGATCAATTGTAATGATTCTATTATATGCAGAAGATATGATACTTGTTGTTGGTATAGCATTAATTGTTAATTGACCCAAATCGTCATTTATTTGATATGGTGCAAAAGCATCTAGTGTTATAACACCAGAAACATAATCAATTGTGCCAGCAGAACTATTCAAAATTGTTTTAACATTCTTTGTATCATTATAATATGTTCTAAGTGTACCATAACGGCCAATCAATGTTGCGGTTGCTGCGCCAAGGTTTCCTGTGGTATCATTTGCAGCAGGTGTAATTTCTACAAGAATACTTGTATATCCTGTTCCTGTTGTAAGAACATTTATCTGTTTAATTACACCGGCACCCGTTATTACTGCTTCTGCCGTAGCACCAGTACCGTCACCTAGAATTTTTACTGTTGGTGGATATTGGTAACCAAAACCAGGATTTATAACCGTTATAGATTCTAGGCCACCTGTGGATGTTGGTACTTCTTCAATATAAACAGATTCAAAAATGTTTGAATAATTTGTTGAATCAAAGTATTGAAATGATGGTTTACTCGTTACACCACTTTGAAACATACCACGTTTTAGTGGAGTACCATAATAAAATTTATATGTAGAAGCGCCAGATAAATTAGGATAAAACTTCTTTTGTAAGACCAATGAAATTTCATTAGTAATAATTGAATTATTGACCGAAGCAATAGCGCTTGAAAAGTCTGTTGCAGAAAATGTTGAATTAAAAGTATTCAAACTTTGGTCGGATAAACTTGTTATTACTGCCCGTATTGCACTTTCTAATTGACCGGCCGTTAGATTTGTTTTCTTCGAATCATACAAAACATTTGCTGTTAATTGAAGATATGTGTAATCCGGATCAACAATCGTTGGTTCAACTGTCATAACAGAAATTGGTTTAATAACATCATCAACCAATCTTTGTTTTTGAGTTGCAGTTAATGTATATGCACCAGCTGGTTTAATAGCAATAAAAACTTGGCCGTATACAGGCGGAACATTTTCTTGGCCACCCCAAACGTTGACTGCACCAATTGGATAACCAGCATCATTTTGGTTAATAGCGTTAATATAATCTTCTTTAGTAACAGCACGCTTTTGTGCAGCATAAGCTTTTGGTGCATGAAACTTAATTGATTCTATAGATTCACGTAGTTTACCGGAAGTGGTTGATGTAACAGGACTAATTTGTGTATTTGAATATCCATTTACCGCTTCCAATAAGACAAAACTATTTGCACCAGCTGCTGCGGTTCCATTGGTGACAATATATGAAATAATTACTTTATTACCATCAGTTAATTTTTTACCTAAAATCCCATCACCAAAGTAAATTTCATAATTACCAGTCAAACCTTCTTGTATAAAATAAACAAGTGAATTATTATCTAGAGTTAAATAATTTTCACCAGAATTATAAATTTCATACGCTGTATTTACGGATGATTGTTGAACCAATATCTGTATGGTTGTAGTATCAATAGCTGAATCAGGTAATGTAAATTTTGATTTTGGATTATTTGAGTTGTTAACTATAAATGATACGGTGGTTGCAATACCTTGTTTTATATTAATATTCGAAAACGTTGCTGTGTTATTAGCAACTTGTACTGTTTGAGATGTTGGGGTAACAAAATTATAGTTTGTACCATCAATTGCTTCAGACATGAATGCTGTGTACTTGGGAAGTGTTAGAGTTGGATTGGTTACTTCATTTACAGTTAAATTAATTGATGCTTCTGGTGCTCTTGCTGATTTTGGTATGTAATTTAATAATTTGGCTTGAGAAACAACCGAACTTCTTTGAATTGCAGAATCCAAAAACATTTCATTGGCGACCATATTTAAATAATATGCATTATATTGTGTATTGTATGCAAGAACATCCAAAAGAACAGACAAGGCTGAACCTTCATAGTTATAATCTTTTAATGTATCTTGTGATTGTAGGTACGTTTTCAGATTGTTTTTAATTGTATTAAAATCCAAATCCGTCATTTGAATGTTTGAGTTAGCACCAGCCATTTATCTGTTTCTCTCTAAAAGAATTGTTATAGTTGTTGGCATCGTTGTATTTTCTGTATAAAAAGATATATTTACTGCATATGCATTTAAATCTGGTTTAGGAGTTACCGTTACACTTTGTAATCTGGCTCTCGGTTCATATGTATCAATCATATTTGTTATCATATTTTGCATAGATACTGAAAGTACAGGAGACATATTATCAAACAATAGACCAGATAATTTTGAACCTAACTCTGGATTGAATAAACGGTCATAGTTTTTTGTATTCAATAGGTTCCTAATGGAACGAGAAACTGCCTGAGAATCATAACTCAAGGCTACATCACCCGTCACAGGTTTCTTTGTGAAAGTGAAATCTATGTCTGAATAAACTTTATTTATGGTTGCCATGTTTTATTTATGAGTTTATCCTGGACTTTAATTTATCAGTACCTATGTAATTATTGATTAAATATGTCTCGGATTGACCAGGATTAGCAAACTGCTTGACTGAATTGTAATCATCCACGATAGACCTGGAGTTATTGTAGAAGTTAACGTCACCAATTCTACGTGAATCCATAATGTTTTTAATTGAGTTTATACCATTTATGATTGTTGTTACTTGAATTGTAGTCAGGTTACTTGTATAAGTTGTTCCAAACTCATCACTGGTTACAACAATACTATTCTTGATAGTCGTAGGATATGACTGAATTGTTGTATTCATCGTACTCAAGGTGTCTCTGATAGTCAAACTGGTAAAATTACCCATCAAAGGCGCATTGTTTTGTACTCCATCCGATTGAAATGTGATGAACATTATAACTTTTGCGGTGGCCATAGCTGTATTATAGTGTGGTTGTGTTGGTTCATCTGTATTTGAACTCACACCCGATATTCTATTAGTATGTAAGAAAAAACTATTACAAGACTCGGATAAATTGGTTACAGCCACATTTATTGCTGTTTGAGCCGTGCTCAAATTTGGTATAGCGAGAATTGTATTTGCTGTATACCAAATGTTTTGTGTGATACTTGCGACTGGATTTGAAAAATAACCACCAATAATGTTATCGGATACGTCATCTGTCTGCCATGAGTTTAATAAAGCCGGCATTTGACTCATTGTCAAAACCACATTTGCCGACAAATCTGTTACAACACTTGCTGTGTTTGCGGAATCGTATCCTAATCTACCAAAAATACTCATATTATATCCTTAGACCATTGGAGTTAATGGAGGTGTTGTCGGACCAAACCTTGCAATATGTATGTGAGAATCATATATTGATGTATTCACAACGTCTGTCATTAATCCTGCCGACATATAACCAAACTTACCAGTCGGCGCATTAACAGAAATACCAGCATTTATTAATGTTGCTGAATTTATACTACCAATACAAAGTATTTGACCCGTCACGGCAACTGGATATCCTATTGATAAACCACCTAATATAGAAACAAAACCAGCGGGACCAGCACTAATACCACCAAAAGCATCAATACGACCAGTAGAATATATTTTGTCAGCAACAACCTCACCATCAACATTTAAATCAGCATTTAAGTTCACTACATCACCCGCACTAAGTGTTAATGAACCTACTAATCCCGAACCGGCATCAATTCTCATGTTGCCTTGTGAAGTGATGTTAGATAAACCTTCTACAACCTGTGTGTAATTACCTTTTACATGCTGTTCTAAATTACCATCAATTTGTTCAACCTTATCACCCTTAACATAAACATATGCATCACCCTCAATAGTTATGTTACATATTCCTTTGATTAATACATTCTTATTTTTAACAACGATTTCATAACCATCACCAAACACCTTGTGTACATAATCACCATTTGGATGCATCTCAAAGAATGTATTTGAACGATGTTGTAAACGAACTCTTTCTCTTGTGTTTGTATCATCCAATTCAAACATATGTCCAGACCTTGTCTGTGTGACATTATTGAATGGATAAACCGGTTTGTAATCGGTGTTTGCTGCTGATTCCGGTTCGTTCCAACCTTTATAGAAACTTGGTATTTCACTCATGCCCATTGTACCTTATTCGGATCAAAATTTGATGACTCAGCCGTTGCAATCACGGTGTTTGCATCATATGTATCATTGATGTGTTGTTGTAATACTACTGTGTGGTCTAAACTAGGATCCGTAAACAAACCTTTTAATGAATCTGGTAATGGATAAGCAGAAGATGCAGCATTCAATGTTGATACCATACTATCCGCTGAACCAGTCAAACTAGAAGCAATGTTTTGTATTGAATTACCAACAGCACCTGGTATTGATAAAATTTGTGAAGTGAAGTTTTTGATACCACCTAAAAAGTTTGTAATACAATCTTGTACCATCGCCAAGAAACGAGCAGGCAAATTCTTTAAGTAATCAATAATTTTCTGTATGTCTTGTATTAAATAATATACAGCCGAAACAATCTCAACCACTTTAGCAATCTTAATTGTAATTTCATTAATCATTCTAACAATTTTCTTTACATACGAATATGCACCAGCTAAGACGCCACTAGGATCCAAATTTAATGTGAATAGAATACCTTTTATTGTCAACCTAAATGTATCATTCAATTGTGAAATAAATGCTGATATTAACATGGCTGCTTTATTCTTACCGCTTTTCATGGCATTTTGAATAGCACTTACAGGATTAATTAAACCTAATGAACTAACACCAAGGTTGAAATTGAATGCATATCTAAAATCACAGGCATGACCCAATGAAGCATTTGTTAGTGATATACCTGTATTAGCAAGAATACCCATTGCAGTAGGTGCAATAGTCGGCATACCAATTGCATTGGCAATAACACCAGCAGGTAATTTTGGTGTAGCAATCTCTTCTTGCGTTTCCGCAGCGGCTGGATTTAATCTTTGTGGTGAGAAACCTTTAGATATATCTGGTGGATTTGCTTGAATTCCAGGTAAAACTGCTGTGTAATATGGAACTTGGCCAGAACCATCATCAGCAAAATAACCAGTTACATAATCTCCTGGTGTTGGTACAGAAAAAGAACCTGAACTATTTGTTGCAGAAGCCGGCGCAGCCCATGGTAAATCTTTGGTTGGTAATAACTGTAAATTTTCTGTATGCCAACCAAATATTCTAATTTTACAACGGCCATATTTTAATGGATCTTCAATGTTTTCAACAACACCTACCCACCAAACGTAACCATCTTTACCTAAAAAACTACTCATTTATTGCCGCCTGTAAATCTGCTGTTTTATTGATAGCTGATAATTCTGTTTCATAACTTTCTTTCGCTAATTCCATAACTGTTTGATATACACCTTGTGATTGAATAATATGACGAACTGCATTAACCAAATATTTGCCAGAAAATCTTGTGTCTAATCTTTTCTTATCACCATCTATCGCCAATGAGTATATATTAAAGGTCACGGTCATGCCGGCCTTCAAGTTAGGATCACCAGGAACGACCACCTTTACTAATGTGTAATTGGCTAGAGCAATCTGTGCTGTTCTATTTGGTATGTAATTCTCCACAAATACATCATTTGCAACAGAACCAGGTTTATCTTTAATATAACCAACTTTATATTGTTCTGAATTACCAATTACAACCTTGACCACACTCTGTGGACTTTGATTATCTGTCTTACCCAATCTATTTACATAACCATTTAATAAACCACTACCATTGGCGGGTTTAGATGTTGTTTTATATTTGTTATAATCGAAATCAGTAATCTTATATGACCTTGTTGCCGGATCTACAGATATTAATCTGTTGGCAAATGTACCAGAACTAATTTCATTCAGAGCATCATAGGATTTTATAAATTCATATTGTAATACTGATGAAGCTTTTTGTTCTAATGTTGAATCTGTATTATTTTGTTGATAATTATATGTTCTATAAGGTGTTTGATTCAGTAAGCTTCGTATTGATTTAAAATTAAAACCATCTTTATTTTCGTAGAACAACATATCAGCACCAGCCAAAGCCTGTGATTCCGGCCTTGCATATGTTGACAACCAACTTATGGCTTCCAAAGGTTTAATTCTAGGTATAACAAAGCTATAAATTCCACGGGTATTTTCAATATATAAATCTTTTTTAACTTTCAATTCTTCTCTAAGTATTGCAGTTACTGTTTTGTGTATTTCTTCTCCTGAACCTTTGTTTGAGTATGATTTTGTAACTTTGTTTTGTTCAGATAAAAGTAATTCTTCAGAACAAAAATGTAAAGTAAATACTTCTGAGTTCAAATTCTCAATAGCTTTTCTGTCACCTAGTTTATACACTCGAAATTTTCGGGAGGTATTTGTGTCGGAACCTTTTACTCTACCAAAATCAACATCCAAAAATTCACCACCAGTTATTTGCCATCTTTCAATTAGACCTTGACCGTCACGAATCGATACCGAACCAGATACAACAAAACTATAAATGTCTTCAAAATAAGAAAATTCAATAATCATTTTCTTTAAATCAATTTCTTGGCCTGAAGCGGTGATAAGTGTCAGCTTATCAACACTCGCACTCTCTGGACCATAAGCAACGCCTTCTGGTGTATCTGTATTATCTGCCATGTTATTTCATTAATTTATAAAACTGTGATTCAAAATTGTTCATATAATTTTTATTCAATAATTTAATATTACGTTTAGACTCATTCAATTCTTGTTCATAATCATAAAATGATACACCACGTTTTGATGTTGTTACTGATACACTACCTGTTCGTAAAGTAACTGTCTTTGTATTTTCATTTACAAGATTATATGCTGATTGGTCAACAACTACTATGTTTTTGGTAGTTGTTTTAGTTACAACATCAAACTGTGTGATAATTTTTTCATAATGATGCACATCTGAATATGGATTTATTGTTGTATACTTATCTACAATATATTTGTTAAAAACGCCAGAATTCAAAGGCCAATTCCATTGTGGATCTAATACTTGATTTGAAACTAACACTATCCAATAACGATAAGGATCATCATAATATTTGTGTGCAATAATTTCTGGTGTATCGCCTTCTTGTATATCATATGTATAAAACATCAATGGATTATCCAAATAGTTATCAATAAGACTTGCTCGAGCCAATAAATTTGTTAAAACTATTGTGTTATTGTTGTAATCTGAAGTTACAATTTTTGGTAAAGTATTAAAGTATTTCATTTTAATAACCGTTCTCAATTTTTGTTCTATCTACCAATGTCATTTCTTTGAAACTTAAAGTTATAGTTGTTTGTACTGGTTTACCACCTCGGTGTGCTGACCAACCATTTGGTGCATAATTTACTTCAACTGATTCTAACACACTATCCATCAATTTATTAATATTATAATTTGGTGCACCATCTGAGAAAAAACTGACTCCAAAAATACCAGGTGGCTTAAAAAAGAAACCACCAATTTCATTCACAACAGTAGGTGCAGCAAACATTCTAAATGTTTTAATTATTTCTTTTACAATATTGGCTTCTTGTGCTGAACGTGGTGTAAAAACAAATGACATCGAGTATGCTCTAAAATCTATACCTTCAAACAACATTTGCGATTGTGGATTAAATGCATAACCAAATTTATTCATGGCTAATTTGACCGCATCATTATCCATAATACTGGTAATACCTCTCGCTAAACCACCAACAACCGGTACTGCACCAGCCGCTTTCATTAGGTCTGTTTTGTCCCAAGTTGCTGAGTATGTGAAGTCCAAAGTATCTGGCATGTAAAGATACATTGTTTTTACAAGTTCTTTTCTTGTTTGTAAAAATTCACTAACGGTTTGTTTACCAACCACACTTTCAACTACTTGGTTTAATGCACCATCTAAACCTTTTTCGACCAATGAATTCGATAATTCAATTGCTTGTCCAACAACTTGTTTTGCCTCATTAGCTAAATTTTGAACTGTACCACCCACACCTGCATTATACACAGAAGTTGCAGCGGCCGATAATTTATTAGCTTGAGTAGTTAAAAAAGTAGATACGTCCTTAATATCAGTTGAAAGTGTGTTATAAACATCAAACTGTACCATATGTCCTTTACCAGAAGAACCCAAATCTGCTGGATATGCTAATCTATCATAATTATACTTTGATTTGAATAATGCACTTAATGGTCCAGTAGCAAGAGAATCGGATAAACTAGGACCAATCGGAGTATTATCTGAAGAATATTCTGTACCAGTAGATTCACTATTGTAATATGAACTTTGATTTGTATTGACAACAGTTTGATATGTTCCGTCTGACTTTTGTTCTTGTAGTTCGAATGCCATTGTTCTATCTTTAAAAAAGTTATATATACTATTTATGGCGTATTCTGGAACATTTAGACCTAATAATCCTCACAAATATGTTGGGGACCACACAAAAATCATATATCGCTCTTCTTGGGAATGTAGAGTGATGAACTGGCTCGACAAAAATCCAGACATATTATCATGGGCTTCAGAAGAGGTAATCATTCCATACAGGTCTCCAGTAGATGGTAGAATGCACAGATACTTTCCAGATTTCGTAGTTAAATCCCGTGGAAAAGATGGTTCAACCAAAACAATGATGATTGAAGTTAAACCAAAAAAACAAACACAAGAACCAGAAAAAAAGAAACGAGTAACTAAACAATATATTAATGAAGTGGTTACATGGGGTGTTAATCAAGCTAAGTGGAAGGCAGCAACAGAATATTGCCTTGACCGTGGATGGAAATTCATGTTGATGACAGAAGACCACCTAGGCCTCTAACTAAATAGTCCATGACAATAAGACCATCAATACTCACCACATTATCTGAACAAAAAGCAGAACTCAGCTATCAAACGAATAGTCGAGAATCTTATAAATGGTTAATGCAAAAGATTTCTACGTTACGAAATCCAGCAGCAATGTCCAATCTTATGACAAAAGAGACAAACCGTTATATAAGACCAAACGATAGACAAAAGTTTTTGATGGGTGGTTTATACTTTTTTGTATATGATCCAAAAGGTAAGGCAGAATTACCATATTATGACAGATTTCCTTTGGTTATACCACTCAAACGAACATCTGATGGTTTTATAGGACTTAATTTACATTACTTACCACTTAGATATCGTATTAATTTTCTCAAAAAATTATTGCCATATGCTATGTATAATGATGAGGACGAGATTAAGAGACTCCGAATAACGTATCCGATGTTGGATGCGTCATCCAAACTAAAAGAATTCAGACCTTGTATCAAACAGTATCTTTACAGCCATGTTAAGTCCAGGATTCTTTCCGTTGAACATAATGAATGGGATATTGCTGTATTCTTACCAATACAACAATTTAAGAAAGCCAAGCCACAAGATGTGTGGAAAGAATCAGTACAAGAAATAAGGAACTCATAAATGGTAGGTTCAATTAATGACTTCAAAGCAAGTTTTACAACCGATTTAGCAAGGCCAAGCAGATTCGATGTTCTTATTCCTGTTCCAGTTATTCTATTTGGTACACCATTGGTTACAAGTAGAAGCTTGATGTACAGGTGTGAGAATGCTGTTTTACCTGGCCGTACATTTGAAATGCACGAACAAAAGACTTATGGTCCAATTGAAAAATATCCACACCTAACATCATATACAGATATCGACCTTACATTCTTGGTTGACGATGATATGAAGCAAAAGTATATGTTTGATGCTTGGTTTGATTTTATCAATCCATATCTAAACAACAACTACGCATACAAGGATGAATATTCCACAACTATTACAATCAATCAGTATGATGTTTCAAACAAAATGTCATACTCTGTTGATTTGTTTGAGGCTTTTCCTGTTTCTGTAAACCAATTAGATTTGGATTGGAATAATGACGGTATACATAAATTATCCGTTACCTTTGCCTATACCTATTGGAGAAACAATTCTATATTTTGATTAAATTAAGGAGTTATTATGGCTTTACCAAAAATTGATGTGCCAACATATGATATCACATTACCAGTTTCCAAAAAACAAATTCGTTATCGACCGTTTCTTGTAAAAGAACAAAGAAACTTATTGATGGCTATGGAGTCAGATGATTCTTCAGCCGCACATTCTGCTATTCGTGACATTCTTTATAATTGTACCTTGACTGAAGGTGTAGATATTGAGAAGTTACCTATAGTTGACGTTGAATTCTATTTCATCAACCTTAGAGCAAAATCTGTTGGTGAAGTTGTTGATTCAAAGTACCGTTGTAACAATGTTGTGAATGAAAAAGAATGTAACAACCTAATGGAGTCAAATCTGAATTTGCTAAATGTCAAGGTTGAAATCGATGAAAAAATTTCACCGGAGATTCAACTCACCGACAAATTAATGATTAAGATGAAATACCCTGAGTTTGGTATTGTCAAAGATTCTATCAATATGGAAAGTGATACTGATATTACCTTTAATATGCTGGCACAAAGTATTGAATACATCTATGATGGTGAACAGTTCTATTATGGACATGAGACACCAATTGCTGAGATGGTACAGTTTGTTGAAGGTATGAACCAAGAACAATTTATGAAGATTGAAGAATTCTTTAATAACTTACCAAAGTTAAAAGAAAAAGTCGAAATGACTTGTACCAAGTGTGGTTTCCATCATGTGATTAATGTGGAGGGACTCGAAAGTTTTTTCGGATAACCTTTCGCCATGACGATTTAAAGAATTATTATAAAACTAATTTTTCTTTGATGCAACACCATAAGTACAGTTTGACAGAACTAGATAATATGATGCCATGGGAGAGGGACATATATGTTGCAATGCTGATACAGTATATTGAGGAAGAGAACCAGAAGATAAAAGAAAAACTAAGAAAGTAAAATGGCAAAACCTTCGGACGATACAAAGAAAAAAGCCAGCTCGATGTTTAGTCGTGTCGGTAAATCTGCTCTTGGTGGTGCCAAGAAGGTGGCTTCGTCTGTCGGAAAATTATTCACCAAGAAACCAGAAAACGTCATACCACATCCTTCAGGTCCAACCGAGACATTGGGTGAAATCTTCAAGATGATGAAACTTATGGATGAGGATCGTAAAGCCACACAAGAAATGGCAAGTTCTTATATTGAAGAACAGAAACACGAAAAAGATAGACGCAATAATGAAATCATCAAGGCGTTAACTGCTCGTAAGCCACCAAAACCACCAAAAGTAAAAAAAGAAAAGAAGGTTGAAGAAAAGAAACCTGAAGAAAAGAAACCTGAAGAAAAGAAACCTGAAGAAAAGAAACCTGAAGAAAAGAAACCATCAGAGAAAAAAGAGCCAGAGAAAAAGGTAGAAGAAAAGAAACCACCTGAAAAGAAACCACCAGAGAAAAAGGTAGAAGAAAAGAAGCCACCTGAAAAGAAACCACCAGAGAAAAAGGTAGAAGAAAAGAAATCTGAACAATCTGCTGAAAAAGTTAAAAAAGAAGAAACAAAAAAGTCACAAGAGGTAACAAAGACTACTGCAAAAAAAGAAGAAACTCCATCAGTTTTACCGAGTGCAGCTAAAGTTGCTGGTACAGCAGTTGTTACTGGTACAGCAGCATCTGCAATTGGTGCTGCGGAAGGTGGTGGAAATTATGATATTACATTTGGTGATAAAGTAGATAAAAAAGGAAATGTTATTGCTGGCAAAAATATGAGTCCAGAAAAACGTTTTGGTAAAAAATTAACTGATTTAACTTTAGAAGAAGTTGATATGTTAGGTAAAGAGAGAAATAAAATCTCACCATCAACTAGTGCTATGGGTAAATATCAATTTATGAACTCAACATTGTTTGGTCAATTTAAAAAAGATAAAACTGGAAAAGATTATTTTGCGCCTGGCTTAGTACAACAATCTAAACTTGATCTCAAAACCACAAAATTTACTCCAGAAGTACAAGAAAAATTCTTTAATATGTTGCATGAACAAGACCTTGCTACACTAAGACGATTGGGTGTTCCAACAACTCCTGGTTATGAATACATGGCACATTATATTGGCGCAGGTGGTGCTAAAGCAATCTATGACAGAAAAGATTCCGATATGACGGTTCAACAGGCATTACTTGATGCTAAATTGCCTAATCCTGTACACGGTGAAACGAATAAAGAATTGGCAACAATAAAAGCTTCAGGTTTCGAAGGTATATTAGCTGGTAGATTAAATAAACACGGTTTAAAGTCACCACATGCATCACAAGATAATGGAGAAAAATTAAATCAATCATCTAAAGAAAATGCTGACGGTAAAAAAGAACTTAATGCTCAACAACAAAAGGTAGAAAACCAACAGAATCTAAGTGTTATAAATCAGAATACAAATAAACCAGAAGAAGGCACAACTTCAAAACCAAATGAAACAAATGCATTAATCTCTAAGGGTCAAAATAAATGAATGATAAACTAAATTACCAACAAGCCAAAAGATTAAGAGAACAATCTCTTTCTTCCGTTTTTGCTGACCAACTCATTATGGGTGAAGGTTATGGTTCTGCCATTGGTAAAACTATATCATTAAAGACAAAGGCGAAGATAACTGGTATCAAACAGAAATTTGATCCACTCAATATTGCTAAAATACTTACTGGTGGTTCCCGCTTAGGTCCTGCTATTCTTGGTAAAATGTTGGGTCGTTCCAGAAAAGATATTGAGTTCTTTGCTGGTCGTGCACGACCTGTAACAAGCCGGCAGAAAAGAATTGGTTCATTACCAGGTAGTGGTGAAGATACTACAGGAATGTCAGTAGTTCTGGATGATATATTAACATTCTTACACAAGAGCCATGAAGATGATATGATTCTTAGAGAGAAAGAAAACAATCTCCGAGAAGGTGAAAAACATGAAGATGAAAGACGGCACAAAAAACTATTAAAGACCTTGGAAAAAGTTGGCTTTGGTAATGGAACTGCTAGTAAAGTTAAATCAGGACCAGGATTATTTGATGGTATTTTTGATAGTATCAAACAAATGATTCAAGATATGATTGATACATCCATGCGGGTTTTTGAATGGGTGAAAGATTTAAAACCACTACTAAAACTTATGAGTAGTAATCTGTTAGGTCTATTATTAAGTCCTGCATTTCTTGCCGTTTCTGGATTTGCTGCTTTATGGTTCTTGTTAGATAGTGCAGCAAAGAACACATCAAATATGAAAGCTTTGGATCCAACTGAAGCTGCCAACATTTTAAAAAATGGAAGTCAAAAAGATATTGATGCTGCTGGTGGCCGTGAAAAATTGGAATCCATTATCAAAGAAGGACCAGCCAAAGCACAAGAGATTTTAGATAGAGGTGATAAAAAAGAAATCTTGGCTGCTGGTGGTGAAGAAAAATTAAAAGCCACCATTGCAACAGGTCAAGTTGCTGTACCAGAAGCACGAAACGCTATGAGTGATATGGCAGCAAGTGTTACACCAAAAGCAATATTTGCCGGCCAAGGCCTTGCTAAAGCCAGTAAAGAAGCTAAATGGGATGAACAATTTGGTGCCTATTATGATCCAACAACAGGTAAAAGAAAAGATTTATCGGCACCTGCATCACCAGCAAATACAGAAAAAACATCACCACCTAAGTTAATTGGTCCGGCTTCAACAGCAGAACCAGTTACAGCAGCACCAACATCAGCTGCTGTAACTGCCAAAACAAATGAGAATATGAAATTGAATTTACAGGCAGTTACAAATTCAACTGATTCAACAATAACAAATAATAGTGTTGTGAATAAAACTCAAACACAACAAAAGAAAATTGTTATGCCTTCTGTCCGTAATATGGAAGAAACTTTCCAACGGACAATATACAATTCAACGAGAGTTGTTTAACCAATAAAAAACCCCGCCGAAGCGGGGTTGCACTTGCATGGGAATTTTTAATTTTCAGCCAACTTAGAGAAGTAAGCCAAATCTTCATCTGTCTCATCTTCTGAGATATCTGCTGTTACTGCCTTCTTAGGTGCAGCCTTCAGAGTTTCCACAGTAGTTTTAGGTACATCAGTAGCACCCAACACTTTGTCCAAACGAGCCTTCAAGTCATCATATGATTTGAATTCTTTATCAGCAGTCAACGCTGTAAGCGAATGCTGTGATTTCCAAATCTTTTCCAATTCATCATCATCTTCCAACAATGGTGTAGAGGACATGAATTCTGACTTATCATAATTCTGATAACCAGCAACTTTAGTAATCTTCAACTTGAAGTTGGCACCTTTCCATAAATCAAATGGATTGATTGGTGTTTCATCTTCAAACTGTGGGTTCATTGCCTCAGTAACCTTTTCGAAAATCTTGGCACCAAACTTGAACAATTTAACTTGTCCTTCGTTTTCTGGATGCTTAGGATCACTTACGATATACACGTTAGCAATGTATGAGAGTTTACGCTTTTGTTTACGTACAACTTCTTTGTTGGCTTCGACACCAGAGTTCCACAACTTGTTGTTGTGTTCACATACTGGACATTGTTGACCTTTAGTAGTCAAACAATTATCGATTAACCAACCACCTGGACCTTGAAATCCATGACCAAAGATTTTAGCCCAAGGAAGACCATCATCACCATCAACTGCTGCAGCAGGTAGAAAACGAATAACGGCAAGGCCATTACCTGCTTTATCTACTTCTGGTCGCCAATAGTTGTCTTTGTCGGATTTACCACCTTCTGATGAGCTTGAGATTTGCTCGATGGCTTTAGTAAGTTTGTCCAGATTGCCTGAACTCTTTTTTAGTTTTGAAAAATCTGTCATGATTTTTACCTTTCTAGTATAAACGGAATATAACGGAGTATTAACGGATTGTCCACATTATTCATAATATGGTTTATTTAGGCGTGTTCTTTCAAACACTCCTTCAGTATTGTGGTAAACTTTGGCTTATCATAATCAATAAATGGTGTATACTTTATAAATTTTAATCTCATAGAAGGCCATACGATTGTGTCAGCAATCTTTTTGTCCCACATAGGAAAGAAATTCATAATGTCATTCAATATAACCAAGGTTTCTACCGCAACACTACTATACATTACTTCTTTCAGCAACGATGGATATTGTCCATCTTCAACCATCAACATTTGATTTGGTGATTGTGCATCATTAAGTAGGTGTATTATATCTTGTTCGAAGCGATATGTCAAGCTCTGATTTCTTTTTTGCCACTTCTTATAAGTTTCTTCACCATCTAGGTTATTAATGTCACCGATCCAGTTGACATCTTTTTCTAGGAGGTTTGACACATAGAAGTTCTTTAATTCTTCCAGTCGGTACTTACGAGATAATTTATAGAAAGAATATTTGTCCTTTCTGTTGGCAAAATTATCGGCAGTAACATTGGACTTTCCGTGGTAACGAATATAATCGTAAGAATCAGTAGTAAAATGAAGTTTAAGCGCATTGAACATGGCAAAGGCCGAGAAGCCAGAGCCTTCCTCAAAGTTGAAAATCATATGGGTAGTTTGGCACTCTTTTTCAATAGATTGAGTTCTTGTGCTTCTTCTCTTAGTTTGGCTTTTAAGGCAGAAGAAACCAATGTGGATGCCACATCAATCTCTATGCCCGTTTGTTCACAGTATACAACGATAGCGTCCATGATTGTAAGATTTGATTCTTCAGCCATTTCTGCTATCTTCATACTAAATTCACTTATTTCATTTTTTGTCGGCATTTTAACTTCTTGTATAGAATAGATGGTTTCCAATTTTAGCAACATACTTCAGTTTCCATGCCGGATTTACCGATGTATTATGATAGTACATTGAATTTGTTTTGTGTATTATATCATGTAATACGCCTTCTGTCAAGGCCTTTCTGGCAACAATCATACACTCTTCCCATGCATATTTGTTTCTGATAGGACCGACACGTTCACCAACCCAACTGAATTGGTATGTTTGATTTACTTTTTGATAAACAACTTCACAAACTGATTTTGGAAATTGTTTTGAATTAGCACGGTTCATAGTTACCTGTGCTACCGCTAATTTACCTTCAAAGGATTCACTTGCGGCTTCATAATATAGATTCTTAGCCATGCATAGAATTTGTTGACCTAGTTCACCTGATACTTCTTGTACCTCTGTTACTGGTTGTTGATGACCAACTACCGGTGTTAAAGCAAATAATGTAATTAGAATGAATTTCTTCATTAATTCTCCTTGTGTGTGTTAGGGGCCGAAGCCCCAACCCTCAAGTAGTTTTTCTACTGACCTTTACTTCAGGTGCAGTAATAATATTAGACACAAAACCATTCAAGGTTTGAGCCTTGTTGATAATGTCTGATTCTGAGGGGATTGTTGGCAATCCTGGATGTTCAGGTGGTGTCTCACCTTTATTCCTTGCCGTTTCACATTGCATATGCCAAGTCTCTTGTATTCGATTGGTTTCTGCGTGATATACATCATATAACATATCTCTAGCCATTTTTAAAAGTTCGAGACGGATTTCAAAGGGTGTCATGTTTGACATAGTTTTCTCCTGTGTTGTGATAAGTGTGTTAGTGGATTATTTGAATGGGTCCCACCGAACCCATATACTTATTTAGTAGATTAGAAACCTACTGTGTATGCTACAGCAACAACTTTCTGATTGCTGTCACCTTGAACACGGTCATACTTCACTGCAACAGCATCGTTCTTATTCAAAGCATAAGACACAGCATAACGCATTGTATGTGTTTGGTCACCGTTTGTAGTAGCAAAAGCAGAACGCCAGCGATACCCAACCTTAGCAGTCAAACCAGCACCGATTGGTGCAGTAAAACCTGGTTCTACTGAATAGTAGTTGAAGTCGGCTGTATTGCTATATTTTTGACCAATAGCAGTACGAGCATACAATCCAACTGGACCTGATACTGTTGCGCCTGCTTCTAAACGAGTGCTCAAAACATTTGTGCCTTCAGTTTGCGCATTTGCGAAAGATACATCACCAGCGAAATTGCCGAAGTCTTTCTTAACACCCAAAACATATTGTTGTTGTGCAGCTGCACCAGCGTTGTTGATACGTTGACCTTCAACAGTAACGGTATCACCAGCATATGCTGATACACTTAATGCAACCAAAGTTGCGATTGCTAATTTCTTCATTAAAACTCCTATTGTTATTGAAAATGTTGATAGGTATTCTGTTACGAGGAACCTATCGAACCCTAGTCAGCGTTTAGGCTGCCAATGCGAACTGTGAGTCGTTTGCGTTTACTTTGATTTAGTTTTTACACCTACTCTGGTGAGTTGTCCACTTCTATACTTGTTACCCTGTCGAAACTATGCAGCCCCATCAGAAACACACCCCATTAGAGCCCGTAAAACGGTTTCTTTCATCTAAGACATGTGCTTCTGGTGGAGCTGGGGGGATTCGCACCCCCGTCCAGAATACTTTTCTAGTTGCTTCATACAACAATTCAGTCACCCATCTTATTATAGTACCATATTAACCATCCTATGGTTATTAGGCAAATTATTAATATGATGGGTTCGAAGTAGTCCATTATACTATATTTATTTTAGTTTGGCAATAGGCTTATATGTTGGCCTTTACCGCCAAGCTATTTATACCAGAATTTGTAATGCCAACAGTTGAATCTGAAACAGAATATGCTAATGATGTATTAATAGAAACTAATGTAGGATCCTGTGGTTGGTTTGCATTACCACTTGTACAATCTAAAGATGCAGCTTGTATAGCTGGGCCTGTACCTATTGTATATGCTGTATCTGTATTAAAATTAACAGTATAATTACCGATTGTTATCGTACCTTTTCTTGTGTTGTCTATAGGTACTTTACTTATAATATAAGACCTTCTCGTTGGAGAAAAGTTATAGTCATTTAATCTAACAGCAGTGTATACTTGATTGTAACTATCAATACAAGAACAATAATCCGGTGAAGGCATACCGTTTCCGAGAGAACTCATGTTAGCATTGTTTATAGTAGATGTGACTGTGTTAATAAATTGATATTGTAATGAACCATCAGAATTAAATACCAATATTTTTGGTCCCAATCTCGATTCATAATTAGTTCTAACTTCTCTAGTTTGTATAAACCGATTATCTTTTGTCGCCAAAAGATTTGTTGCTAAATCTACACCACCATTTGCTGCAGTTTGAGTAATAGTTTTTGTATAGGTATAAGAACTACCCGTTAAAGCTGAACCAATTTTACCAACCTTTCCATCAATACCTATATAAAAATTACTTTCATCAGAACTTAATTGCATCCGTGTGGATCCATTACCATAATTACAAAATATTGTATTTCTTGTTATTGCAGTTGTTGAAAATTTTGTAATACATTCAAAATAATCTTGATATCGTGCATCTTTAGGTATAATTAATGATTTTACATATCCATTGTTCGAAGAATCAAAAAATATATCTTGTGGACTAAATGTTGCATCAAAATGTAAACTTGGATTAACAGAATTCCAGGAAACAGTAGTGTCTGTTGGAGCTTTAACTCTTTGCGCAAAGTTATTTAATATTGTTCCATCAGATGGATTTATTCTTATTATTGACATCCAACTATCATTACCCCAAGCATAGTTATCATATGTCCGGCCGTTAGTTTGTTCTGTCGTTATTACAGGATTTCCTGAATTGTCTATAGCCACTCTTGGTGAAAAACCTTCAATTCTTTGCAAACCATTCGAGTAAGTTCCGCTTGCGTTGTAACTATTTGTGGATGCTGTTGCAGTTGTGGTATAATATTGTTTTTTCCAAACCAAAGTTCCACTGGAGTTTAATTTAACCAAAATAATATTACCTCTAGCTCTAGTTGCCCACTCATAAGTTACGACATATACATTACCTGATGAATCAATATCTAGATTTTTTGGTGAAAAATTACTTGTTGCTGTTGCTGGACTTATCGTCCTAGTCCACACAATAGAGGCACCATCTGTATTGAGTTTATATACACAAGCGGTGACATTCCCACCAGTAGTTTCATATGTTCTATCTAACAAATATAAACACCCATCAGGACCAACTTTCATATGTGAAATATACGACCATTCTGTGGTTCCATTACTTGCAGTTTGTAGAGTTAAATGCCAATTTCTAGATTTATTTCTAAATGAACCTAGATTGGTCGGTACACCAACTGTACCAGCAAGTTGTCTAGCCGCCGTATTACTAAAACTAAAATTTGTACTAGAATAAGATAATTCAGTAGCAATATCAGAAAATTTTATACTACCTGATGCCTGTAATGCCATTTATTTTTCCTTATTGATTAACCAACAGTGCCGTTTCTTGTACCGGCTGTAGCGTATGTAATTGATCCACCAGATAAAATTCTAGAAGCATAACCGGCACCGCCGCCGTCATTAAAGTTTCCACCAGATCCTTTGGAACCAGCGGCCGCTAAGTTACCACCTCTACCGCCAGCGTTACCACTACTTCCACCATTGCCGCCTGTAGTTGCAGTTGCAGCTTGGCCATAACCAGGAACACCAGCATAAGAATACCCACCGCCGCCATTTGGAGCGCCACCGCCACCGCCGCTAGCAGGTGAAGATGTACCGAGTCCTCCGCCGCCGCCACCGCCGCCGCCGTTTATTGTTCCATTGTTGTAGATTGTGACAGCCATTCCTGTGCCTTGTACTCGAATACCATCACCACCATTGTTACCTGGATAACCATCATTAAAGTTATATCCACCAGTACCACCGTTGCCTCCGCCGCCGCCGATTGTGCCGTTATTTGTTAATGTAACTCCATACGGAAAACTAGTTGCACCTAACTGTGTGCTAAAAAAGTACAAACCTGATCCACCAGGACCACCATTAGCGTCACCACCGAGACCATAAACAGTTACACCAGAATTAACAACAACTGCTAATGATTGATAATTTGGATTATAAGTAGAACTTGCTGCAGATGCAGCAACATTGTATCCTGTTTGATTTGAAGCAATCGTTATGTTTAGACTTGCTGTTTTACCACGAAATCCAGCAAAATCTGCTTGACCCGAAGCATTACCCGCAGACATGTAATGGGTTCTAGTATCAGTAAAACTAATAGATGCTGTTGAACTTCTACCAAATTCGGTGTTAATGTCTGCAAAAGAAACTGCTCCTGATGCTGATATAGCCATTTAATTTTCCCTATAAAACTTTATGTACTCCAATAAAGTATTTAGGTGGTCTGCCGTTTTCTCAATAAAAACCAGTGGTTCCTCATTATCTACAGCCATAATAATGACGATTTGGTCGATACCACTTCCAATCAGTTCTTCATACATGCAGGCATATGCCACACATTGTGCAAAGTAATTGTCAATATCTTCTTTTTTCTTGATTCTTTTGGATGTTTTAAAGTCAATTACAGACAAAACACCATCAAATTCACCAATACAGTCAACACGGCCTGCCATTCCAAGATTGACAGACCAAAGTGTACATTCTTGGTAATGAATGTTATTGATTCGATTTAATATGGGTTTAAGTGGTAGAAACATTGCCTTTGCATCAGGCATAATGTCACCAAGTGCTTCATTGTTTAAATATCGTTCACATAGTGTGTGAACATTTGTACCACGGCTTGATGCTTTCCGTGATATCTTGTTTGCCTCTTCTTCACCAACTCTCTGCCGCCATTTAAGAATGGCCTCTTTACCTTTTGCACCAATTACTGTGGTGACTGATGGTAATCTTGTGCCATCTGGTAGAGTGTAGTATCTCTTACCATCAGGAAAGGTGGTTGCTTGTAGGTCTTGTAAATCTTTAGGGGGACAATAGTGAAACATAATATACTCATGGTTAAAATTTTTATTTAGTAGTCCATACCACGATACAAACTGTCTCTATATCGTTCCATCTCTTTCAAATTCTTAGCATACTCCGCTAATTCTTGTTCCAAACGTTTCTTCTTCATCTGTTCGTAGTAGATACGAACACTGCGTGGCATCATTCTTTTTTTGCTCATTCATACTTCCTTTTTGTTTGTTGGACTTTTTCTTGGAAGTATTAGGTTTCACGGAGGCTTTCTTAACATGCACGCTCCTTGTTGATGGTGGTAAAAATAATGCTGGAATCTGTGCCATTACCACTCTCTTGACATTTTGGTTTTATGGCCAGTCTTAATCGTATTTCCAGGTATGGTTTCCTTCATACGATTGATGACATACTTTTCAAATGTGGAGTCTGCCTTACCAGTTCCTGGTGTGTCCATACGCATACCATCACCAAAACCAGGAAGACCTGTTGGTGAGTGATATCTCTCTAGGTGTGAATTGTTGGCAACGAAATCGTCATACTCCGATAGGCGCATAGTATGTTCTTCGATTTGTTCGGTTTGTTTATTGTAAAAATCGTATATCATGTCAATATTTATCCTTGAAACCATTGTGGAACTGGTCGTTTCTTCCAGTCTGCCAGATGTGTTTTGTTTTTGTTATAGTAGTTACGATAGGATGCCAATGAATTGCCTGGTACTTTTACATCTTCAGGCATGGCTGGTGTTGGACCTGTAAAGGGGCCAATTGGTATGTTTCTAGGAAATTCATTCTTCAACAATTGCATAAGTCCAACACGTTCTACTTTGTGTATTTTTTCATATCGATATGTATATTCCCAACATAACATCTCAAGCAGTTCAGCCAACCACATATAATTTTGGTGTGTCTTTCTTACCCATATTGCCGATGGGTGATTGATATGAGTAGCAGAGTAAAGAGCGGACTCACGGTAATCGGCAAGTACATATGCTTTTTGTTTACGACCAGAAGCACTGAGGCGGTCGATAAGAGTCCCGTCAAGAACACGATGAGCAGTTGAGAGTAATTGTGCATATTCGAGAATCATCTTTACGCAATGTTTGTTATTGTGCATCTCAGCACAAATCTGTGGATCGGGATCAAGATAGAAGATATTCATAGGAACAGGTGTTTAAAGAAAGCAAACAATAAGCCAAAAATTAATGCTGGTGCTATTATACCCCAAATAAAGATGATTGGCAACCATAGAGGTAAAAGAAGGATACGAATTATCCACTTTTTCACACCAATAACATCCTTATCAAACCAATAAAATCAATCGTAACTAATAACATATAATTGGCTAGCATGCCAAAAGACTTACGAGAAAAAGCAGCCCAAGCGTACAAGGCACAACCAGTAATCCAAATAGGATAAAGTAAAAGAAGAGGGGGATTAGGTACAGTAAGAGCCATAGTAATAGAACAACCAATACTAATAGCCCAAGCAAGACACTCAACCATAAAACGATATGTATTAGAGCGCCAGTCATCTCTTATCCACTCAAAGCTTGGTTTCAGAGAATCCATCATCTTCATCTACAAATTCTAAAACACCATTGAAGTAATAACCACAACCACGCAGAAAGGTTTGAAATTCTTCAATTACTTCAGGTAAAAAGTGTGCATCAGTTTGCACAATTGTAGTTCGACTGGCACCTACACCAGTTTCTTGTATACATTTAAATTCAAATTTTGTCATAGTTTAGGTATGTCGTATTCTGGTGTTGTAGACTTCTTGCCTTTTGCTTCTGCCGTTACTTTAGGAAATCTAGCAGCAATATCTTCAGCACTTACAGGTTGAATAGCAAATTGTTTAAACTGTTCATATGTGTCAGTTACTTTCATTGCAGTTTTACCGCCAACGGCAGCAGCATCAGGAAAGAACAAAGCACAACCGCCTGCGGCTAATGGTGCAATCTCAATTACAGATTCCAAATTAATAATAACTGGACAATTTTTATCAATAGAATTGACTTCAATAAACAAACTCATACTAACTCCTTATTTTTTATCACAATCAGGCACCCGTACAAGATATACGGTTACATCATCGTTAGGTCGTACAAAAAAACATTCACCTTTGATTGACCAGGTCAGGTGATTTTGGATACCATCTTTAAAATCTTTTAGTACCGGATTTACTTTTGGTGGCATTGGAAAAAATAATACAACAACGACAATCACCACTATTATAGGTATCATCCACCAAGGAAATCCCTCAAATATATTAATAATATTTTTCCACATAATTAACCTCTTGTTACAACATCATAAAAAATATAAGCCACGAAACTAATGAATGCTGCCATGCCAGAATAGAATAACATAGCAGTAACTCTTTCACCATAGTATTCTTTTTCTAGTGCAATCATATCACGCTGTGCTCTCACCATCTCTGGTGCCTCACGTTCACCACCTAGCATCATAACAGTTTTCTTAGATTCTTCCAATCGTCTGCTTGCTGAAATGTAATGTATAATACTAATCATTAATGTACCGCTTCAATAGCCTTTGGTTTAAATGCTGGTATTTTTTCCAGCAATTTTCTAAAGTCATCACCAGAACCTGTAACATCATTGGCCAATACCAATCTAGCCGTCATAACTGAACTCAATGTTAATGGATCCAATCCGTATTTGTTAATCATCATCAAAATAAAAGTATCTACTTCAAATGCTATATCTTCAATTTTATTGTCTGTCATATCAATCCCACAATGCCTCAAAGTATTTACCAAACAAACGGAATCCATTTGTGATTCGTTTTTGTACCTCTGCTATGCCATCATAATCACATTTGTATGTGTGGTTAGGTCCTTCTTCAAATGTATACAAAGTTGGTTTGCCTTCTGCATCCCATTCACATGGTACACTTTTCATATTAGAAACACCTGAATAAAACTTTTCTTGCCATCCATCATTAACTTTGGATTCAAAAGCAAAAATCATTTCATTCATAACCCATTCCCAACGAGCAAAGTGCTGGCCATCCACATCATATTCATCTTTAGCTGGTGAAGTCCAAGATTGTAATTCCATTGGAACATCTTCATCATCAACATGAGGTGCACCGTGTTTCTCAGCATTCAGCTGTTTCAACATAGGAAGAATGATATCAGCCAATGTGTGATCCATTGACCAAGTATCATAACGGTCAATCTTTACATAATCAATTTTTGGATAAATGAAATCCATGACAGCCTGATATGCCTTACTGAAAGGCAACAAACGGTCTGCCCATTTTTCAATGATAGGTTCATCATAATCAATCTCACGCCAAAAGAATACTTTCTCCAGTATAATATACGGAGAAATCCAATGATGGCGGTAATTCGACTTATAAACTTTCATTTTTAAACCTTTAACATTTCTTCTATTGTAATATTGGCCAATGGCATATATGTTGAAACATCATCTAATACAGTTTTTGCAACGTCACCTTCACGGCGTTGCATAATCTTTACACCAAAATCACAGTTGTTTGCTTTCTTAAATGCATTCACCATTTCTAATACAGAATGTCCCTTACCATGTCCTAGGTTTTCAATCAAAGAATTAGATGTTGGTGTATCAACAGCAAACTTAATTGCTAGACATACTTCAGTAACATGGAGATAATCTCTGATAGCAGAACCATCAGGCAACATATCATAATCAATACCATACAGATGAAATAAACCAGTCTCTTTGGCTTTCATTAGATTATACATTAGACCATCCACATTGGTTGGTTCATAACCATTAGTACCAATCACATTATAGAATCGGAATATTGTGCATTTCTTGTTATTCAATTTACAATACTGGCGAACTAATTGTTCAGATACAAATTTTGACATACCATATGGACTGGCAGGATCTGTGGCAGCACCAGTAGAAGCAAAGATGAAATGTTTATAGTCAACTCTCTCCAACATATTCAAAGTACCAATAACATTGTTACGGTAATATTCCATTGGTGCCTGCATTGACATACCAACATTGACCAATCCAGCCAAATGAATGACTGTATCGTATTCACCATTAATTTCAGAGTTTTCTAAAATGTTTTGGCCAATGAATTCATGGCACAATTGTTTGCGCCACATTTTATCAACACCAGTTAAATGGTAGTCATCTTCATATACAGCCAACAAGGCCGCCAGATGGCGACCAATGTAACCAGAACTACCCGTTATTAGAATTTTCTTCATCTTTAGTATATTCTATTTTGTTAATATAAACTCGTTGTTGTTCTTTCGACCACTTTGAAAGATAATCATTATCTCTCAAAAACAACTCATGGTATTGTTCTAATGAAATCTCACGGGAATCAAAGATGTGTGTGCCAAGGTGTTCCTGTGAAAACTCTTTGAATTCAGTTTCACTTTCACGGCATACAACCTCATCAAGTGCATGAGATTCTTCTTTAGCTTCTACAACATAACGCATGCGAAATGAAGAGACAACATCAACAACAAATAATTTCTTTTCCATATTACACCTCAAAAAAACATAACTCAAATTGATCCGCACGGTCTTCATACGCATCATAACCTCTTGGATTACATAGAATACGAGTACCACCAATCATGTAATCAAACACTTCATGTGTGTGTCCGTGTGTCCATACTTTAATCTGTGGATGATCCAGAATAAATTCCGACAACTCAGAACTGTAAGCACCGTTTACCATAACATCTTTTTGATATTTTGGTTTGGTACTTAGTTTACTCGGAGCATGATGACCAATGACAACATATTTATTGCTGGCATTAGACTCAACAGTTGCCTTGATTGTATCCAACATTAGTTTGTGTTCAACAACCGATGCTTCTGGTGACCACTTACTTGGCAATTTTTGTTTACCTGTATATGGTTCATTGTTTTCATTAAACATCCAGATTTCTGTTTCTGTATTGGTACGGCTATCTTTGATGATACGATAATCATTCATGTAACCTTTGATACCAAACAATGTTTGTGGGTCTTCCTTATTCATATCGGTCCACAATGTACCTGCAATAAAGGTAACATCTTCAATGACCATGGTCTGGCGTTCCATGATAAAAACATTTTCCAGATAACTCAGGCGTTCACGGATGATATCTAAAGCTGTAGCAAAGTCACCATGATAGTATTCATGGTTACCCATAATGTAGATAACATTAGGGAAACGCTCAGAACATTCTTGAAAGAATTTATGATACATTTCAGACTTATTACGACCGTTCACCATAATACCATTAGCATCACCAAGTTCATTCAAATCGACAGCAACAAGAATATCACCGGACAGGATTAACACTTCGGCATTCTCTGTATTTTGTAGAGAGATGGGGCCAAATTCAAGGTGTAGGTCAGAGCAGAGAGCGATTTTCATAGTAGTATTATATCACAAACGGGTATATATGGCAAGTGGTTTGTTGTTTTTATACAACGATTACTTTTTATCTAATTTAGGTTCTTGTTTGGCTGGTTCTTCCAACATAACAGGTTCAAATGATGCACGATGGTTAATCATCATCATAACACCTTGCCATATTCCATACAAAGGAAATGAAATGATTGCCAATAGTCCAACAGTAATCAAACCAAACAAGAATACAGTTTTAGTAAACAATACAAATACAATCTCAAGCATTAGATTCCAGAATCCTCTAGTGCCAATTGTGCCTTCTTCAGCAACAGCAGGCGTATCACTACGCACGTGCTTCACAAATTCTTGTTCCTGAACTAATGATTGCTTGATAAAGATATCAACCAACCCACGATATAACTTTAACATCATAATTTACCTTTATAACTTATTAGTGATATTTAACATGACGGACTTGTTTATAACTTACATCCGTAAACTTAGGTTCGTCAGCCAATTCCTTTTCAGCTATTTGGCGTTCAATCCATAATTTTGTGCATTCAGAATCGGTATACTCTGCTACGAGTTTACAATCTTCCATGAATGCCAATTTATCTTCATCAACAACTTCAGTCTTAACTGGTTGATTTGATGCTGTTGTAATTGGTGGAATGAATAACATTGCTACTGTAATCATAACAGCACCTGGCACAATAATATGCCAATACATACCGAGAATGACTGCAACAATAACAAACAAAACACCAAGTAAAAGCATTGTGTGTGTTACACCAATACTATCTAAAGCGGACATAGCTGGACTCATAATTACCTCACATATGGATTGCAATGAACATTGATTGGTATTGAAACCAAACCAAAAGATGTTTTCTGTGATAGATATTCAACTTCTGGTTTCATTTTGCCATTTATACACTCACGAGCTGCATGCACAACTTCTTGGCGTTCCATGGCTTTAGGACCATCATAACCTTTAAGGTTATTAGAACCACAGGCAGTCAATACAACCAATGGTAAAATTAAATATACTACTCTCATAATCATCTCTTAGTAAATTGTTTCAAAAGTTTTTTGGCATCATCCAGAAATGGAACAGTATCAATAAAATCATAGTGTTGCTGAAGCACTTCTGCTTTTGCAATACGAATCAATTTAAGTGCATAATCTAAATCTTCAGATGATGCCTGTTCCATCCATTCCTCAAATTCTTTCTCATCTCCATGTAGGAAGAATTCAAGGTTGTCACGGTCAAAATCATTCATTTGGTACTTACATTATTCTTGAATAAAAAACCAGTCAATAGGTTAATACCCCATGCCTGCATCCATTCAATTTGATTAATGCCTGTAACAGCACCAACTAAGCAACTATTCCAAAGAATCATTACTGGCCAACTTAACAAGAAGCTAAGTAGAATAACAATGCCGAGTAAACCTACAATTGGTGCAATCTTTTCCATATTATGCCGTTACTGTTTCTGTAGGAGCAACAGTTGTTTCATTGGTAGAAACAGTTTGCTTGCCAACATAACGGCCGTTAGCATCAAACTCGGTGTGGTTAACCAATTGATATGCTTTGACCTTACGACCTTCTTTGAGAACTTTCACAATACCACCGTCTTTACGGATATTGTAAATGTTTGTTGAGAGGCGATACAGAACCGATTCTTGGTCTGTGCCAGCAAATACAGATTTGATTTCATCTGGAGATACTGGTTTGCCTGAAAGCAAGGTTACTGTGATTTTCTCATGGCGATTTGGTTTGCCTTTACGAACTGTGTTTGACATATAATGTCCTTTCAAAATTTAATAATAAGATACCAACATATGGATTATAACACAAATATGGCATGTTGGCAACCATACCTGTGTAGGATTTTAGAACGGGTCATCCGTTGTTGCTGGTGCTTGTTGTGGTGCTTCCACTTTACCATCCACTTTAGAATACAAATCCAAGAATGCTGTCTTGGTCTCAGTATCAAAGCGAGACACACAAAGCTCAATCGCCTTCATCTTATCACCAAACAGTTTGAATGCCTGTGCAATGTGTACCAAACGGCGTGTAGAGATAATCTCATCAACAGCACCTTGCTCGAATGATTTACGAACCACATCAGCCCATTGGCATAAATTCTCAACAAACTCAGCATCGGCAATCAATGGTGTAAGAATCTTTTTCTCTGTCTTGGCATCAGGATATTCCTGTTCAACAGTAATTGGGAATCTTTCTAAGAAAGCATCATCAAGGATTTGTGATAGATAACGACCTTCTTCTGAACCTTTGCCTTTAGTGTTTGCAGTTGCAACCACATTGAAGCCATTCTTTGGATGAACCAACTCGCCATTCTTCTTATTGAAATATGGTTTGCCTTCTAAGATACCTTGTAAACACATTAGTTTGTTTGAACCACGGTCAACTTCGTCAATCAATAGAACGGCACCACGCTTCATTGCAGTAATAACAGGACCATCACGGTTAACCACATTACCATTGACAAGAGTAGGACCGCCAAGTAAATCACTTTCGTCCGTTTCGATAGACACATTGACACGGATACATTCCCGCTTAAGCTCAGCACACACTTGCTCAACCATGAGGGTTTTCCCGTTACCAGATAGACCTGTGATAAAAACAGGATAAAATTGAGTAGACTTAATAATATTGCTAAGGTCTTTAAAAAAGCCAAATGGTACATAATCAGGATATTTTGTAGGTATTGAAACATCTGAATCATCAATCAACTTTGGTTGTTTGAAGGACAGGACTTGTGCAGATAAGGCCATTTCTAATTCAGGCTCATCTTGTTTAACTACTGGCTTGGTGCCAATATCAGGTAATTGGTATTGGCCACGACCTGAACGATATTCAGATTTGGTTACAAACCAAAATGGAAAGGACATATCTTCTTCACGTGCAACATGCTGAATGTTATCACGGGTCAATACTGAACCTACACCATACAAACGCTCTGCTGCTTTAACAAAAGCGACTTGATTTTTATTTAAACTCATAATATATCCTTAATTAGTATCAATCAACACACGGTCAAACTGTATCACACCATCTTCTTTACCTGTTACAAAATCAACTGGGAAATTCATAACAGCACCAAAGGTTTTAATATCATCAAAGGTATCACCTCTACGGATATCTTCTAATCTAATACAACCAATACCACCAGAATCAACTGAATGGTCAGTCCACATATTTGATTCATATCGACCATCACCATATGCTGTATGATAACTAGCAAATCGGCGACCATCTTTCAATGTGAATTCACCTTCATTACATCCATGGTCACTTCTGCCTTCAAATAGTAAACCACACACTTCGTCCCATTCTTCATCGGTCATTACATAACATAAGTCACCGACATAGTATTTGCCTGCTGGCATCATAACAAAATTCCTTTCATTTGTATGTCAATTATAACATATCCTAGAGTGGTTGGCAAGTATCACTTTAGTTCTCAATTCCGAAATGTGTTTTGATAATTTTAATTTTACCATCTAACAGTTCCAATCCATCCACACCACCGAGATAACTTGGTGCCCATGCCTCATGGTGTTGCGTAGGTTTTACAACCTCAATACATTCCTTGATAACCAACTCGGTGAATTTTTCTACATCAAATTTACCATTAATCATAAATCGTTTGTTATCATACACTTGGTGCCATGCACCACATTGTAGAGCCAATTCTTTAATTCGCTCGTTCATTCTTCAACTCCGAAATGTTCTTTTGATTTCACTCCAACAGCCAAGCGCAGAATTATCTTTTTTCATAACATCTTCACAGATTTTCATACATTCCCATACAATTGAATCGGCGAACCGTTCCATAAACTTTGTCTGCTCTTCCCAAGAATCACTTTGAGTTGTTTTAGCAGCCTCTTCCCAAAGTTGTTTAATTTGTTCGTTCATTTCTCTTCTTCACTGCGTATAATGCTGCCGTCTTTGTGCAACTTCAAATTGAGATTGTAATGTTTATTAGCGTGGTCGATTTTATTCTTTCGACCTGCTTTGAAACCTTTAGCAAAGTGTTTTTTATACATACCACCGTGTTGGTTGTGCCAGTGGTTAATTGCTGTTGCTCGTTTCAGCGTGGCACCGTCAGCAAGGCTTACTCCCTTGACATGACCATCATCATGCGCCATCTTGGCAATTTCTGGATTGAATTCTTCATCTAATGAGGACTCCTCCACACCTTCCGATTTGATATAGTTTATAAATGTTTTCATAGCGTTCTCCCTTGTTTATATGTTATGTTAACACTTCTATATTTATTCCTCAACTCCAAAATGTTCTTTGATAATCTTACGATACTTAGTTTGAAACAACAGTTCTTCTGGTGTATACTGATTACCCAATTGCATACGCAGGCATTCATGCATACACTCCAACACAATCAACTCGGCGAACTTTTCGTGGTCAAAATTCATATAAGCAGTATGATTACTGCCTCTATCATCGAAGCCAGCCTGTTCAGCAAGTTCTTTAATTCGTTCATTCATCGTTTAACTCCATACATAAGTTGCATTGCATCCAATACACAATCATCAATTGGATTATGTTTAGTGATATCATTCTTTGAATTAAAACCTGGATAATCTACATCAGTATAACCACTGGTTGTATTGTATAGAAAATCCACAGCAGTTCTTACGTCACGCCATCTGGCATATGGCCATATTGGTTCTAATCCTAATTGTTCTTCAATGTCATCCATTACCAATTGGTCAAGATTACCTCGAGCCCATACCCAACACTTGGTATCATTCTTTGAATCTACCCAATTACGCATAGATTCGTAACCATCCATAAATGAACAATCCATAAAGTTTGGTAAGAATGATGCAACTCGGACATTACGGCATTGTTTATTCCACCAGTCCATAGTTGATTGATTCGCTTCACGGCGATATTCTTTCATCTGCTCAACTACATTAAATTTGGCAAAGAAAGCACCATCACGCAATTCTTGTGGTGATGGCTTAGTGTCAGGATCAAAATGAATGGCAGCCATCGATAGAATTACCGAATTGGATCTTTTACCTAGCGTTTCAACATCAAATATAAACATTATACAACCACATCAATATGTTTACCTAAATGTTTGGAGTATTGATACAATCCATATTCCACATTTCTTTTAACATTTAGGTATTTGTTTACCTCATCAATATCTTTCTTATAATTAAAATCATTTAGATGAGAACGATTAGTTTCAAAGTCTTGCTTCTTAACCTTATAGAATTCATTTACCTTTTCTTGGTGTAATCTGTGCAAATGTTCAGCCTTAACTTTTCTAAGGTTGTTCATAGCCGATGTATCAATCGGTGGTATCTGATTGGTGTTTGGTATTTTTATGTTCATAACAAATGATTCAATAACAACAATACCAACAACACAATTACCACATAGTGTATGATGGTTTTTCTTTTTTCTTCTTTAGCAAGTATTTTACTCAGCATTTATTAACCTTTATTGAATCCGAATAATTATCTGGTATCGGATAAAAATAGATAATTCATCAGCTACACCGATATTATAAATGAATACCATAATATTGGCAAGCACTTTTTTAGGTATAAAAGAACTTTACCACATGAGGTGTGCAGTAATCAGGTCCTGTACCTGAATCTAACCTGTAGGACTTGGCATTTTTAATTGCCTGCCAAATATCATCATC